GGGTGTTGATTCCCGTGCACCGGAGGGAATGTCAAATAATCAACTATGATAGTAGAAGAACAGGGAATGGGTTTTCGGACAGGGGTTCGACTCCCCTCTAGTCCATTACTACAACACCACAGAAATCCAGTGTTTATGCGGACTTAGAAGATTGAGGATTTTCAAAAAGTATCATTTTAGACCGTTTTAGGTCGTCATAGTACGAAAAAAGTGTCGTCAAAAGTGTCGTCAAAAATAAGGGTAGTATAATTATATTTTTATCTAAGTCAATAAACAGTCGGTGTTTAAAATATAAGTTCGAATCTTATATATTGAATTAAACAGAATGTAGATTTACTCCAAATTTGTCTACATTCTACATTTTAAGAAAAAGGAGGTGTATAATAAAATACATCTCCTTTAAATTTTTTTATAATAATTGTCCATTTAAATAATTATGAGGCGGTTTTTTTATTTCGGTTTTATATCTTAATTCCTTTGTGGCTTCCTCTTCAGATCCATATAGTCTATTAATAGGCACTCTGATTCCACCGCCTTCTTCAAATCGTACAGTAGCAAGATTACCAGTAACATGAGCGACAGTTACCTTTCTAACCTTCAAATTACTCTCAATAATATAAGCTTCAATTCCCTCTTTCATAATATACCTCCACAAATATCAACTGAAATAATTATACCATATTAAAATCGTAAAAAATAGGGAACACTTCTGATTAATATAACCAGGAATGTTCCCTAAAAAATTTTTTGTTTATGTCTATACGCCTATATAAAATCGCTTATATATGGCTCAAATTGACTTAAATATAAAATACACCGTCAATTTATCATATAATTATATAAAAGCCTTAATTTGGTCAAATACAAGCGATTTACCCCTTGTATATAGCTGTATTAAGAAATCGGTATTTCATGTGAAGTTTTTTGTAAAAAATTGGAGAATGCAATTAAAGATTCTCCTATTGAAAAGAAATATAAATATTACAATTAAACAGTAATAATATTAAATACGATGGTGTAATTACTAAAGCAGTCTCTGAAAGTTAACTAAATATAAGCGAACCTGTAATATAATCACCCTTTTGGAATTCGCTTGTTGCCCATGCGCCTTTCTCTCCATCTTTTGTATAATATCGAGCAAAAGCATAATGTTGACTTGCAGAGCTATATAATAATGTTGTTCCATAGCCTATCAACTTTGCTCGAACTACACCTGTGGAATCGTATGGAGTATAATTGCTTTCCAATATTTTATTAAAGCTAGTAATACCCATATTTTCAAGAACTGTTGTCACATCATAATAGCCAGAAAAATTATTTAATGTAGAATCTGGTGTTTCAATTCGAGACGCAAAGTGTAATATTCCTATTTTAGTAGATTTATTATAATAACAATAATTATAGCCATAACCTTCAAGAGTACCATCTACACTTGCAATATTTTTGCAAAAACAGTTTTTTATTTCTATGTCTGTATTATTAGATTTCCAATTAGTCCAAAGTGTGTTATCAGTATAAGTAGAACGAATGTAAATTGCAGTGTCATTTCCGGGAAGAAGTATCTGTGTACATCTTTTTGTGTTAACCGCAATCACTATAAGATAACTATTTGTTACTTTGGTATTTGGAGCATTGCCCCATGTTTCTGCGTTTAGAAGATAATATATTCCAGATGTAGTTATGGTATTTAAGTCTGTGTTTGGTTCTAAATTTTTTGCTTTTTTTACCAAAGTGGAAAATTCTATATTGTTGTTTAGTTGTTGAACTGGTGTTGATGCTGCGACAGCTTGATCTAGTGTGATTTGCTTTAAATCATCACCTGAATTAACGAATAATTTATCACTACCAGACATAGTGCTTATCTGAGTAGCATCTGTTATTTTTTTATTTGCCATATTTTTTTTATTTCCTTTCTTTAAAAAAATAAAAGAGCTGATTTCTCAGCCCTTAATTAACCGACTAATATATAACCGTTTCTATCAACAAGAATATTATTGCTTGCATCAATAAGTTTTGAACCAATTATATAATCATCAAATATCAATGTATCAGAATTTCTTAATATATTATTACCATTCGCAGACATAGTAACTTGTGTAATTGCAGAGGTGTTCTCATCGACTGAATTTTTAATTGTATTAAGACTGTTACTTATCGTAGTGTCTGTTTCCACCATTTTACCCAATTTGGTATCAAGCGTTTGTTTATCTTCATCAAAATAAATGAGAGAAGATTTAATGGTTTTATTACCCTCATTAATACTTGTTACAACAGAATCTATATTAAGCTTATCACCTGAGATACCATTATAAGTTGTATCTTTCTTCTTAACCATTTTGTCCACAATTAAACCATCTGCAATAGCATTAGCAGTAATACCTGAACCATTCATAATAGCAGTTCCATTACTATCATTAATAATAATAGAATGTCCACCAGATTTGTCTGTGCCTATCTGAACATATACATTACCGTTTTTGTCTTTAAATTGCATTGTAGAACCGTTCATAAGAACATAACCACAATCATCAGAACCTATTGTAAAATTACTTGTAAATAAATCATTAAGAGTAGCATGACCAGCAATAAGAGTTTTAACAAACTCGGTATTAACTGTAGAATTAATAGAATTAGATGTATAAGAATTAAGAGAAGTAATAAAAGCAGAATTTGCATACAACTCATTAATTTTTACAATGTCTATCTCTGCAAACTTAGCAGAAAAATTATCTGTACTGATATATTTTGAATTAATTGTATCTACCTTAATCGCAACAGTATCAAGACCTGTAACAATTTGTGTTTTTTCACCCTTATCATCTTCAGTCGTATACTCAACAAGCACATCTTTAAGTGTAAGTTTATTTCCTCCTGCTGAATAAATAATCTTATCACCAGCTAAAGAAAATGAACCTGAGTCAAGATCAATATGAGTCCCTGTCTTATTTGTAGAAGAATAATTAGCTGAATATATGTGTCCTGCAATTATTATTCCAGATATCATACTCTTAGCAATTATTCCATAAGATGAAAACTCTTGTCCGTCTAATGTATATTTTATCTCACCAATCGCTGTAGAAGCTGTAAGCCAGTTATCTTCGGTGAATACAATCATATTATGAATAATCTTAAGTTGTTTAGGTTCATACGCAGACTCTATATCATTTAATGCTCTAGCAGATATACCATTTTTATTAATAATAATATCTTCTGTATCAGCATTTTTTATTGCGGTTATAGCCGTATTAAAACCATTAGTAAGAAGAGAAGCAATAGAATTCTGTGCTTGTTCACCTTTCTTTGCTTGAGTACTTACATAACTATAATTAGTAGCCATCTGTTGAGCTTTACTGATGATACTTTTTGTATCATTTTGACCATTTAAAGTTTGTGTAACATCAGAAAATTCAACATTAATATTTTCTATACCACTATTATTTACTTCATAAGATACAAGTCTTAATCTATATATATTATTATCGACTTTGACTCTTATCCAATTACCTAATTGGAACTTATCAATAATTTCAGAAAATTCTTTCATCTGCAACAAATTATACAAAGTCGAAGATATACTGTGTTGTCTTTCACTTGACTTGAATAATTCTAATTTAGCCGTATTCAACAATTCCTCGGCTTTATTTAACAGTTCTTCATTGGTCAATCCATCGGATATATAATTATCATTAGTATAAGTATCTTCTCTAATATATGATATAAATTCATTATATAATTCCTTACCAAGATACTTTTCAAAATTAAGTTTATCTTGAATTATGTTTCGCTGATTAACATATGAATCATACTTACCATTCCATTCGGTTATTGTTGCATTACGAGTATCAATTTCGTCCTGACATGCCTGAAGCATGTTATAATACTTTAAATAGAACTTCTCATATAAATCTGCACCTTGTTTTGCTTGATCAGCTTCAATAAGTATGTTCATACATCCTTCAATAGCAGAATAAAATGATGTAAGTCTATTCAAACAGTAATAAGTTAATGCATTCTTAAATTGTGATAAGTCTTCAATAGATAATACATTGAATAGATTACCTTCACCATCTTTATCATTACTTACGATGTTTTTCTTAATTTTTTGATCAAGATATTCTTCATATAAGTCGTATACCTTAATTTCCATATGATTAGTGTATACAATATCTTTTTCGTTGCTATAATTGGTAACTTTAAATCGACCATACCAAGTACCATAATGATTATTCTGTTCATCTATACCAACATAGGTAAATGTATTTGTGTTATCTGTATCAACTTCAACCTTGACATATCCTGATTTAACAAACACCCTTGCTAACATCTTCAGTGCCGTGTTCACTGTGGCAACAGAAGTAGAAGTAGTTACTTTTTGTAATCCTAGTGGACTTAATTTAGCAGAGGTAAGTTTTGCTGCTTCGGTAGATGCCGTAACTTCTTCATGCTCAACTGTCGGCATCATAGATGAAGTATAATACAATATTTTATCCATAGCATTATAGATATCAATATTGATTGATTTATAAGTACTTTTATAAAAGTCACATAATTCATCATAATCAGATAATTTCTCTACAAGTTCAGAAGACATATCATCTTTTTGTTCGTCCGTTATTCTATATATAATATCTGAACCATTAGGATTGACATTATGAATAGCAGCGTTGATATCATCGTCTCCACCCACAACTTTAAAACAGTTCTTTACAGAATTAATATCTGTTGTAAATTCAATAGAATCTGTTAAGTTGTCCTTATCAATATAAATAAAAGTATCTTCGCCAAAATATGAAAGATTAGTATTTCCACATTCGGGGCAAGTATCATTAAATTCTCCACGGTATCCGCATTCAGGATTTAAACAATTTGTATATAAATCATATACATTAATTGTTCTTGAGGTAGAATCGAATTGAAATAAACATCCAAATTGCTCAGAGCAATCACCAATTAAGAAATCATATATACTTGTTCCATCAATAGAAAAACTTCTTTGTAGATCGACAAGAGTATCATCAACATGTCCAATCTTATAATTTGGAGCAAACGACAATATTCTATCTAACAAAGAAGCTTTTTTATCAGTAAGGCTATAAAATTTTGTAATTGTATAATCATCTCTAGTAATATCATTCTCTGTATTGATTTCCGTATTATGAATATATTTCTGACTCAATTCCGCTTCGCATAAAGAAGTAGCAGATATTACCTTTGTTATATCATCAGATGTATCATTAATAGTAACAGATATTTGATAATATTGATTTAGCTCTTTAACATAAGCTAATTTTAGATCGGTTATCTTATCCCATAAAGGTTCAATTATATTGTCAAGATTCTTATGTACAGTAAAAGACAATTCATTTGCTGCATTAAGAGAATTCTTGTAAGATATACTATCAGAATCTATATTAACTATTTGTCCAAGTAGCTTTAAATTCCTTGAAGCTAAGATTATTGTTAAATCTTTAGAATATGGTGGTATATCAGAAGAACCGTTGTATATTTCGGTCAAAATAGAATCAAAAGAAAAATATGCTGTATATATATTATCTTCATTGTCCGTAATCAAATTTCCTGAAAAATTTGTAAGACTATTTTCATCCATAACAAAAACTTTATATACCACATTACCACATTCATCTGATATAATTGTTATTGTTTGTCCAAATGCGTCCCATTTAACCTCTCGACCTTCATGATATTTTTTCCATACATAATGATAAGTAGAAGTATCATTTATAATATTATCATTATCATCATATAATTGAACTGCTAAAGTAGCAGTCTGTCCAAATAACAATGTATTACCGCAAGATGATAGAATTTTAATTTGCATTAATATACACCTACCTTTCTTGGCAGTTCGTAACTAATTGTTACTGTACATGGGGCTGAAACCGAGAAATTATTAGTAGCGATTTCATAAGATGTGTATATTTTTGGAAATTCATAATTAAAATCATTAGGAAGAGATGTATGAGAGAGTGAAGAAGTGATGATTTTATTTTCACCATTGATAGATATTGTTTCGTTTTCTGAACAATTTTTGATCGAAGTGACGGAATTATCAATCATATTCATTAAAGATAAATCACTAGCTTGTTTTAAAGTTATATTTATATTAGGATAAATTGGTTTAAAATCATCAGAAATACTATTTAAAGAAAATGTTAATTTGTTGTTCGTCAAATCAAAAGATTGAGTTACATATTTATAAGCAAAAGGAGAATTAGCTGTAAATGTCAATTCAGCACCTACAATTCGACCTCCATATATTAATGCTTGTACATTGAAATATCCATAAAAATATAACTCTTCATTTTCATATTCATATTTAGGGGTAAGTTTTAAATATTTTCCTCTATTAAGCCATCGTTCTAATAATCGAAATTCTTCATGAGTAATATATATATTATCAGAAGGACATTTCTTACATATTTGGATTGGCTCAGATGTCGTATATACATCTTCATATTTTGTTGAAAGTAATTTATTTTTTGAAGAAGAATTAAGTCTTATGGTTGTAAATGTAGCATTACTTCCGAATGAAATAGATGATAAATCAGGTGAATCGAAACTACATGGCATATAACCAAAGTTCGATAATTTTTGATCAGCATATGTAAAATCAATTAAAGACATTTTTAAAATTCCTCCTTTCTTTTTTATTATTTTTTTATTCGAATTTGATAGGTGAGTAAGTGAACTAAGCAACAATATTGGTATTCAAATATATGAAGATGTTTTTAGTACTATCGAAAAAATTCTGCGATTATTAAATTTAGTGGAATGGTACAAAGTAGAATAGTGGTGGCAGTTTTATTACCAACAATTTGATAAAAATTTAAAATTTCTATTATCATAAATTATTGACTTTGGCAATTTTTACTTCACTAGAATCAGTTGAAAATGTAATGACTGGTACATTGTTTGTAAGCCATGTCTTAATGAAAAAGCATGTTCCTGCGGCGTTAATTAAATCGGTTTTAGTATAATTATTATAACCAAATATAATCATGTAAATATCACCGAATTTATTATCCCAGTCTGATACTAATGTTGCGAAATTTGTTTTTGAAAAATCAACATAATGACTTAAAAACATTATTCTCAACATGCCATTACTATCCAAATTGTTGATTAATATAATTTATATCTTGGTTTTTCTTCATTAAAAAACCAATATCTTAAATAATCGTCTAATATAATTCCCACTAATGATAATACACACCAAATTAATGTAAATGGTAAACATATTTGACCTAATATATTAAAAGGCATATGAGAATAATCCCATATGCCCAAATGTAACCAAAGATTCAATATTACACCTGTGATAAATTCATAGAATGTTATTAAACATCCTCCAATTAGACATTGAATCCATATTGGTGTGTCCCAACTCAATATTTCATTAATAAGTCCAATAGATATAAATGATATTCCACCTAAAACACCCATAGTCCAATGAGAATATCCTCTATATATTACCTCAATAAAAATATAAAAACTTGCACCAACTAAAAACAAAAATAGATGCTTACTGAGTAATCTTAAACGTTTCTGCATTTAACACCTCTATAATTTTCTGCGAATGTTCCATAATATTATTAAGATTCTTGAGATATTCACCCGTAAGTTCCTGACCATATGCAATATTATTGACACTATCAATATCTTTAAGTGTATTAACATAAGCCTTAAGCTGATTAAGATATGTTGTATTTTGAGTTACATTCATTTCTTCCGTAATATAAATAGCATAAATATCAGCAGGAGAGTATAGGTGACAAAGTTCTCCATCCGCATGATAAGGTACATCCATACCTGTTGTTTTAGCCATCTGTACGAGGTTTGAAATATTATTCTGATCAGAATAATTGTATGCATAATGTTTTCCATTATAATAAACGCCGTTAAGAATTATATTTTCACAAGTTTCTGTTAATTCAGATATTTTAACATTTTTAGCTTGAATTAATTTATCAATTTCTTTCTGCTTTAAAATCATTTCCTTTTCTTCTTTAGATACATTTTCTATTTTATCGGATATGATTTTAAAATTATAACAACCATTGTCATCTACATAAACATTAGTATCATTATAATATTCATATTTCTTGCCTGAGCCTGAAATACATAATACTCTGTTGTCATCTTTTTTTTCAGTTATTTCTGTTCCTGTGACATAGTTATCCTTATTTGCTATATAATAAATATAGTAAATAATATTTTGATTTGTGTAATCTATATAATTTTCGCCTATATCATATATATATTTATATTCAGAACATTTTTGGGTAGGAATATTATCACCTTCATAATATATAGAAAAACCAGTTTGATTTTTTAAAGTAGATATATCTCCGTATATTCTAAAAATATATGGATTGATAATTTTATAACTATCTATTTTAATTAAAATTCTATTATTGTTATTGTATTTTATATACATAAGTTCTCCTTTCTATTTTTTACTCCCATCTCTGCTCGGCTGTTATCCACGAAGCTACATTTACATTATCTACATAAATCCTCAATACACTTCCATCCCAATCAATAGAAATAGGATTATTCATATATGTAACTGGATTTCCATATTTTTTTCTACTGTTATGCCATATTTTCAAATGGGAATTATCATTAACATATACTGTATTATTAAACCATGTTTCTGTACTAAATGTATTTTTTCTTCCTAATTTTACACAATCATATATATTTATATATCCTTTATAATCAACAACTCCATCTATTGTTTCCCGATCTTTACCTATATAAATATATGGCGAACCACTACTTGTTTTTTTTACACTTATACCATTACAATAGAACTGTGTACAAGCGACTTCCCCATTGGAATCTAGTGAAAATAAATAGTTATTTTTATCTTTTAAAGTTATAAGTCTACACATTAGAGCAGCAGTATCAGTAACAAATGCATTTAAATTGTTAATTGAAAATTGAAGATTAGACTCATCAAGTTCTGCATTTTTTGGAATAGCAACAATTCCGTTATTATTAATAATAAATCCAGCAAATTTTCCACTTGTTGCAGTTATCGTACCCGTTTCATCCCATTTTAAATACTTACTATCAAATGTACCATCAGAAAGATTCAAAAATGAACCTGAAGTATTTTCAATATAATTTCTTGATTTGATGGAATCAGTAGATAATTGTGAAGCAGTAATACTATTAGTAGCAATTTTTCCACCGTTAATCGCAGTTTGGTCTTCATTAAGAAAACTTGTAAAAATAGCATTTCCTTTAAGATTAATATTTTTTGAAATTAATGTATATGTAGTATCAGTAAGAACCATATCAGACTCAGAAGAACCTGACTTAACTAACCATGAGATTTTATCAGCATTCTGTTTAACTTCTGTAATCTTGGTATTCAAAGCACCTGTAGCGGTATTAATATCATTCTGCCATACTTTACTTGATATACTGTTAGATAATTGAGTTACAATTGTTCCCATTTCAATCAAATCATATTTAACATCAAGTGGGGAAGGAGTCCATGCAGAAGATATAGTTCCTGCTTCCATTTTCCAATTATATAAATAAAATTCACCAGGGTAAAAATATAATTCCAAAATATTACTTGTTGGAATTATAATCATTTTAATTTCTTGCCAAGAAGTAGTAACATTTGCAGTCATATCTTGACATCTGATTGTTCCTGATCTATTTGACTTAATATATCCATGTATATTATATTGTTTACCTATTTCAGCAGTAGTGGTGAGTTGTAAGTATGTATCATATAAAGCATTAGAGAAATAGCCACAATCAACGGTACTACCTTTTGCACCCGTTACTTGAACTTTTTGTATCTTCATTGTTCACCATCCTTTCTGAATATTATTTTTAACCAATAATTTTAATCATTTTTGTGTATTCTTTGAGAATATCATCATATTCTCTTTCACATTTCTTTATATATAAAGGCTTTATTTTATCAAATTCAGCCAAATTTTCATCCATTTTCTTATTTTTAGCCAATAGCTCATTACAAAGCTTTTCTTCTGTCTCTTTTGCAATTTTATATGATTTTATTAAATTTTTAAGCTCGGAAACCGCATGATTACTGGGTTCAGAACCACATGAAAGAGTGATTTCAAGTTGTGTTCTTTTTTTTCTTTCTTCCTCTAGTTCCTTCTCAAGTAAGGCACAGTGATTTTTATAATATTCAAGCTCTTTACTTGTAAAGTTTTTATTTTTAATCAATTTATTTGACATTATATTCCTCCAATTAAAATGGACGCACTGGCTATGACACCAATGCGTCCATAATATTATTTCATGTATCTACGAGTGGATAATGAATTTCGACCTAAGAGCTGATTAGAATTAATCTCTCCAAGGATTTTCTGTATCTTTGAGTTTCCTGCCAGTTCGTTAGTAAGCTGTCGTGTAAAGTCTTCTGGATTATCTGTGACAACCTTATCAACATTAACATTAATGCCACCAATATCAACTGATTTGTTTGTTGAAACTGGGGTAATATTAGGCAACTTAGCACCTAAGTTATCCATATACATGTTTGGTGTAGTGATACCCTTAGAAAGATTCCAAAGTTTTTCAACTTGGTCTTTGTTAAATACTGTATCACCTGAATCAAACTGACGAAGTACTCCATATTTAGTAACAAGTACCTCTGAGCCTGGATTATCTTCACCATAAATATGAAGCCCTTTTGTTGCTGATTTAGTACCTTTACGATATCCTCCGATACCTCTTGATTTCATCCATTCGAGCATTGCGACATTATCATCATAACTACCCGTGTAGTCATTACCGAGTCCCATTTGTTCAAAATACATAGCTCTAGCACCAAAGGAAGAATCATAGTCAAGACTTTTCAACCTGTCTACTATACTAGCATTTACATTCAATTGATCTTTTGGGAAATAGTCAGGAGAGTATATCCAATCAACGCCATCTCCACCACTAGAAGAATCACTATCTCCACCGCCAATATCATCCCAATCATAATCAGGTTCACTGTAATCATCTGATGAAGATGAGTTAGATTCAGCAGCTTCTTGTTGTCTTCTCTGTTCTTCTAACTCAGCTTGTCTTTGTGCAGCTTCTTCATTAGCAAGACTAAGCATTTCCTGAACTTTGCTCTCAATACCACTAACAACATTATTAAGTGTTGTCATTGTATTATCAAATTTTGTTCCGAAATCATTAAATACAGAAGTAATATTATTATTAATGTTATTTGTATTTGTTTCCCAAATACTCTTCATACCATCGCTAAGATTTATACCAAATTCATTAGCAGTATTAGTGATAGTATCTTTAATTTCTCCGCTATGAGTATTACTATCATCAATAATCTGCTGAATAAGACCATCAAGGTTATCTAAACGAGTATTTATCCATTCTTCAGCTTGTGTCGCTAAGTCATCCAGCATCTTAGTCTGATCTTCAATGTACTGTTCATACTCTGTTTCTTCCAACTGGTCTTGTGCATCTTTAAGTTCTGAACTTATGGATTGTTTCTTAGACTGACCACTTTCAGAATTATCCCCCTGTAAAGCTAATAATCGTTTCTGTAACTGAGCAACTGTATTAGCTTGTTCAGCAACTGTCTTTTGGTAATCATGTAATGACTTCTCAGCGGATAAACTTTCTTTTTGTTTATCAATAACTTTCTGTAAAGCATCTAATAAGTCATTGTAACCATCGTTGACCAGATCCTTAATAGCATCTTTTTCAGAAATACTTGATTTGATAGCTTCTTGCTGTTTATCAATAAGGTCTTGTTTTCTATCTAACAATTCCTTATCATAAGGATTATTGACAAGTTCCTCATCAATTTTAAGAATTTCATCTTTATATTTTTGAGCCTGATTTAGATATAATTGATACTTCTGAACAAGTAACGCCTGTGCAGCCTTACCTTCAGCAGTAGTATTACCATTGTCGTCAGTAATACCTTTATCTTTTAATAATTCAACAAGAAATTCAGTTTCACTAATAAGATTCTCTACATCATCTCTTGTTCTATCAAATGCATCCCACTTAATCTGCCTGATAGCGTTATCATACTCAATAAGAGCCTTCTCAGCATCAAGAATAGAAGATGTAACAGAGTCAATAGAACTCTGCATGTCATACCAATCTTCGCTGTATTTCTCTATTTTACCAGAACCAACAGCGGAATTTAAGGCATTCATTAAAGCATTTCTTTCCTGTTTAAGTCTGTCAAGATTATCCTGTTCAACCTTTTTCATACCTTCGTTAATGGAAGTAGAAGAGAACCAACCCTTAGTGGTGATAATATCCATTTCCTTCTGAAGCTGGTCTGAATAATCTTTGAAATATGAAATCTTCTTTTCAAATTCAGAAGCTACATTATCAAACCTACTCTTAGCAAGCCCTTTTAATTCAATATTAAGTTCCTGAACAGCAGTTTTAGCATCCTGTGCTTTATCATAGAAATCCTGACAATCAGATATAGCATTCTTCAAGTCATCATCATAAATAACATCAATGCTTATAGAACCATCTGCAATCTGATTCTTATAATAGTCATCAAGACCATAAGAATTAAATGCATTCATATAGTATTCGTAAGCATCTGACTGTGCATTTATCTCATCTGCAAGTGTACTCATAGAATCTGATAATGCGTTATTACGATTGAGCCATGTAGTTGTTGTATCTGATACAACATTCTTTAGACGTGAATATGCTGTAGAAATCTTATTGATTAAGCGTTCAATCCAGTCCACATCTTGTTCTGTTTGTGAAGAGGATGAATCGTTGGAAGATGATGAATCGTCACCTGAAAAACCTTGCCATGATAAATCAATACCATTAAAAGCAGACTCAAATGATATATTCTGTAAAGCATTGTAATCATCAACCATTTTCTGCATTTCAGCAATGGCATTTGTCTCTTCATCTGCACCATTATCATACAAATATAAACCTAAATCCATATCATCATCCATAGAAGTAGCTTTTGAAGTTAATGACATTAACCCTGTTGCTGTATCTATAGTAGTCTGATAGAATTTACCCCACATACCAGAAAGATATTTAATAAGCTGATCATCAATCTTCTGTTTAGCCTGTGCGAGATTTTTATAGTTACTGAAATCTTCGCCATACGCTTCAGATAAGCCTGCAAAGAAATCATTATTTGTGTTTACAAGGTTAGAATAGAATGTACCATCATACTTAGACTTCTCAACAAGTGAGTAAATATAAGCATTTTTATCATCCTCATACACACCCTGTAACTGATCAAACAACTCTTCCTGTGAAATAATACCAAGCATATACTGACCTAAAGCGTCTTTTGCTTCTGGATACTGCTTGATAATTTTCTGCATTGAATCGACACCGATACGACCTGTTTCAGACATTTCCTTCTGAATAGAAGATAGCAAATCTGCTTCTGACTGAAGGTCTGCTAATGTTGCTGTCTTAGTCTTATCATCTGATTCTTCAAGAAGAGAAGTAGGATCAAATGTTTTGACAGGTAAATCTACCGAACTTTTGTTAGCTTCTTCTTGAGCGGCTTTAATAACTTCTTTAAGACTTTCAACTGTAGTATTCTCATCGAAAGTCACATTAGCAAGAATGTTTAAATCATCATCAGATAAGGTTGAAAGATAATTGTCAATATTTTTCATATCATCCGAACTTAAGTTTTTAGCTTCTTTTGATATTTTAGAAGATAAATCCTCTCGTTTACCTTTATCAGATAGACTATCCCAGTCATTATTCAGTCTTGCCAACGCATCAGATAATTCCTGCGAAGCTTCTGTAACTTTTTTATAGGTGTCAGAAGTTGAATCTAAGCCTTCAACCTGTTCTTTTGCTTCCTCTTGGATGTCCAATGCAGTTTTTTTTGCATCATCACGAGTTTTTTCAAGTTGTGCCTTCTTTTTCTCATACTCTTTAGTTTCTTTATTGGAAGGGTTTGATTTATTATTATATTCTTCATTTAATGTATCTAACCTAGATTGATTTAATAGCATTCTTTCTTTAGCTAGATTCATTATATCAAGCTTTGTAAGTTTTTTTTCAAATCCATCTTCGTCTACAACCGAATAATCCTTATATTCTTTAGATAAGGAAGGTGTTATTTTCTTATTAAAATATTTATTAGCAGTATCTTCTAATTCTTTTTGCTTTAAATCATGACGAGCTTTTTCAATATTATACATATTTTCCAGCTCAGTTTTCTGATTTTTGAGATTTTCTAACTCTTGTTCGTCTGTAAAACTTAAAGAATCTTGATTGTTAATTTCAGTTATTTTCTGATTTATTTCATCAAGCTGAGTTTTATAATCTTTTAAAGTTGATTCAGAATCAGAAACATCTTGTTTTAAGTTGGATATTTTATCTTTTAATTCATCAAAACTTGTCGTACAAGCGTCAACGATTTTTACGGTAGCATAAATTGCACCTATAGCAGCCGTTATAGCAAGTAATACAGGATGAGCGGCAACGAGCGATTTTAACGATGCTCCCAATCCTTTAATAGCCGTACCAAATCCAACAGTGGCAGTAGTAGCAGTACCTTCAGCAACAGCTACGGCATTAGTAGCAGTTGCGTTGGCAAGTTCAGCCGTAGTGGTTTCAAGAATATTACCTGTAAGACCTTTTGAGGATAAAATCAATTCTATTTGCTCTTTATTTAATGTACTTTGCGAAATCGCCATTTTTGCAGCTTCAATGGAACAGTCAGCAAAAGTTTCTTTTAACAATCTGTTTACCTGTGCCATTCTAGGCATACCAACAGTACCAATATTGTCTATTTCTTTTAAAGCTTCTTCAAGTTTTGATATAACGCTAACAGACTCTCCAACAGTCTTTAATTGCGTATTTATGAGTTGTCTGATATAATAAAAACAAAAAAAAGGGGGGTTATTATGAATTACGAAGAAGCAAAATATTATTTTGATAATCAAATTGAAAGCACGGAAGCAACAAAAATGTTGGTGATAATTGCTCAAAATCAAACATTAAAAGGAATAAAGTTTATTCAAGAATTAACAAATTGTTCAGATGACGATGCTCAACAACTATGGTGTGAATTAAGTAAACAATATGGAACTAAAGAAAACAATCCTGCGATTCCCGACCTTACCCCACAGCAAATCGCCCAAGCTAACGCCCAAGCACAAGATTGGTTAAATAAAGTTCATTGTCCATATTGTAATTCAACAAATTGTAAGAAAATATCAGGAGTATCAAAAGCAACATCAGTAGCGATGTTCGGTATATTCTCACAAAAGGTAAAAAAACAATGGCACTGTAATAATTGTAAGAGTGATTTTTAAGTAAGAACTAATGTTCCGAATGGTAAAATATTCCTTAATGTAGTATGATAGTAATATCAAATTACAGAGGAGGATACTATGTATACATTTAAAATTAAAAACAAAGATGGTAAAGTGCAAGAATACAACCATATCAATAAGGTCTATTATGGTCATAAAGGCGTATTAGAATACAATCTTGAAAATGAAGAAATATTTAATCATCATTATTCAGTTGGATATGATTTACATTTATATTCTGACACTAATGCATTTACCATCTCTAAGTCAGAAATTTCAATTATTGAAGTTATAAAAGAAAACTAATAATTATTCTCCCAGCTCAATTTCTATCTCTGTATTGAGTTCGGGAGAATTATTCTCCAAGTTCTTTATATACTCAACAATTGGTTTCAGTTCTCGTATTTCATTTATTTTAATCTTTATAGATAATTTCATATTGATTCACCTCACATATAATAATTTGATAAAATAACAAGTGTATAATTAAGATATTTTAAAGCAGAGGGGGGTGAGTTTATGTATAATGATATGTCTCCAACAGAACTATGTTGGCAAACAGGCGACTATACAGATGAATGTCATTGTGAATTCTGTGAACATAGTGACGAATGCAGTGGAAGTGAAGATAAAGACTTATAAAATAGTAGAAGAGTAATGTATAAAAGAGCAGGAGATTAGTCCTGTTCTTTTATATTTATAAATAAAATAAGGCAGATGTTGTACACCACCTGCCCCATTTTTATATGAAATATTTTACTTAGAAAGCGAAAAAACATTCCATATCTGGAATGTTTTTCTACCAAAACATCATGGTGGACGACACCCAAGAGTCGCCTTACATCCTCATGCACCGTATAGATGAATTACTTGGTAAGGTAAATATATCATATAGCATATTATATGTCAAGTATATTCTATATTATTCATCTAAAGTTAATTTTGTGTCATGATTAGTTGAAAAATCAAAAATTCTTCCACCACAAACATGACTTAAAAGATTTTTAACATTCACGATACTTTCTTTATCATGCTTTTCTATATTTCTATAAAATGTATTTGAAATGAAATCTATAAGTTGTAATAATGAATGATTTTTAGAATCTGCATATTTTACATCAAAATGATTACATAATGGATTAAAGACAGTAAAATGCTGTTCCAAATATTCATCTAATGTATATTTAGCATCTGTTGCAATATTTTGTTCATCTAAAATAATGTGCATATCTCGTGTATCATTTGCATATTTACTAGATGTCCTATATAAGTTATCAAAAAATAACTGTAAAATATAATTAAATGTTCGTGCATGATTTTCTATAAACTTATCAGTAGTATATGTATTGTCTAAAACAATGATTCCTAATTCAAATTCGCCATTACATTTTTTTAAAATGAGATCATATATGTGTTTCTTTTTCTTCTCACTTACTTCAGAACCTTTTATTTCTCCATTTTTTAATAATATTTCAGAATATTTCTTTTTCTTAATTAAACTAGAAATTCCACGTCTAAATTGTGTCTTTAGTTTCTTCGAATTTCTTGTGAATAATACGGCTATAATAAAATATTTATTATGAGATATATTGGTTTTGGTAATACTGCCAGATTCATCAATAAAAACTGATAAATCAAATTTTTCTTTGTCCATGATACATACTCCTCACCAATCATTAGTATTTTTCTTATTATATACCAATATTTGACATATATCTACAAGAACATTTGTTTAGTATTTTCGTACTTGACAAGACATTCAATTGAATGTAAAATACACTCAAATGAATGTAAGAGGAGGGAATATGAAAACAGAATTTTTTAAATTATTAACAACATCTAACATACTAAAAGAAAGAAGAATTAACCTTAGATTAACTCAGCAAGAAATTGCTGAGAAAGCAGGAATTCTACCTCAACAATATCAAAAATTTGAAAGTGGAGAGCGTAAAATAGAATCAGCCACTTTTCAAACTGCTTGTAAGGTAATTGAAGCGTTAGATATGGATATTGCTAAATTCTATCATGGAGAATATTCATTAAGTGATGATAAAATAACGCTTAATATTGAAAAGAACAATATGTAATGATTAACATTTAATAATATTATTGATTAGATACCATACAAAGGAGTTACATATGCTAAAAATTCATTACTGTCCTAATTGCCACCGAATTACCTACACACATTATATTAAATGCATATGTAGAACATGTGACATTGAGTGTCAAAATCTTGATATAGAATTTGAAAGATTCTTCTCAATGACGGAATCCGAAAGAGAAGAGTATATTAACTCACAATTACAAAATTAGAACTATTGTTCTGGATTGTATTGAATTAAATACAATAGTAAAATATAGACATTGGAGAAACAACATAGATGTGTGCCATAACACTCTATAACCGAAGGTTGTCCCAATGTCTATTTTTATGGCAATCGGAAAAATGAATCTGCCCTTTCTGGGCGCATATTTCCCTAATTTATATTTCTATTCTATAGAGAAGGGAGGCGAGACATGTTAAACTTTTTAACAAGTATTATCGGAAGTGGTAAGTATAATTTACGTTCCATTTTAGGAAAAGTCATTGTCGCAAACATGATTTGTAAACATACTGAACTTTCTGATAGTAAAGTAAAAGACATCACTAATATGATGTTATAATATCTTTCTCTTTATATGCCATTTCATTTTTCTCCTTTTAATTTTTTTGGTAGGGCTGTCTCACGACAGTCCTATTTTATTATTCTCTGTTTATAAGTTATTTTTTGGAATTTTCTAGTTGAGTGAAACACACACTCAAGTACATTACTAAATTCTGAAATCGCAATGTACACTATGCATTATAAGCGAATGTCATACTTAAGGCGATGACTCACTTAGAGGATGGGTATGTCGTTGGGGATTGCTCTCTTATATAGTTATTCTCTATATATGACCTTTCATTTCTATATATGGTCAACATTATAAAATATAGAGTACCGTCCTGCTCGTTGCCCGTTGTTAATGATACTTAGACACCTATCAAGTCTCCTTGATATTCTCATATATCCACATATACAATTTTTTCCGCTTTCGCAACCTCATCCAATATAACTATATGAATTACGGTTTGCTATGTGATCCGTGGGTAGTTTGTTAGGCTACCAAGCATTCAAGCATTTACTCCTCCATGTAATAGTTTATACTCCGCTAAAGTGTTTGCAGAGTTTTTATTAAGAATCCCATGTATCCATAGACTTGATTGTAACGCCATTATGTTATTCTCTTATCTATGATTGACCAACTAAAAACTGTTGGAGAGTTTTTGTGTAAGGTTTTAAAACCCAATCAAAATTCTTAATAAATTTTGTGACACCAAATATTCCACTACCAGTTATTGCAACCCCCAATAAACCAATATGTGAAGTGATGTCATCAATTAAGGATAATGCATCATTACCCAAATTTACGATATTTTTTATATCATCTGACTGAACCAAGTGATTAATAAATTCTGTCCAAGTGTTACTAAGTTTATTTAATGAGCCTGTAAGATTATTGGCTGATTTCTCGGCTTCTTCTAGTGCTGAACCATTAGCTGAATTACTGTTATATAAATTAAGCATCTTTTCATAAGATTTCCAATCGCTAAGTATAGCTGCTAAATCGTTAGCATGGTATTTCTTACCTATATCTGTTAAGATATTTGCTCTTTTCGTATCACCTTCAGGTAAGCTATTAAAAGCAACTGAAAGTTCCTTTAATAATTCAATAGGTGTTTTAAGTCTTTCTGCACCATCAACCATTTTGGTCATTGAAATACCAACAGCTTCAAACGCCTCTCGAACAGGTTTCGAGGTTGTATCTTGAAGAGTAATAAATAAACTCTTTAATGCTGTACCCGCTTCTGAACCACTTTCTCTTGTTTTAGAAACAACAGTAGCAATAAGAGCAGACAATTCATCAACTTTTACACCGTATTGTGCAGCAACAGAAGCCGATTCAGATGTTGCATCTGCCATATCTTGCATACTAATAGCTGCATTATTTGTTATATAGTTTTGTGAATCCAAAACTTTATTCAATTCTTCAACACTATTTTTATAATCGTATGCAGCGTTTGTAGCAATAAGATAATCATTTGCTGCATCGCTTGTCATATCACCTGCTGACTGAGCTAAAATAGATAGTTCTGACATTTCTTCTGCATTTTCAAAACCAGCACGGTACATCTCCTGTACACCAGTTAAATAATCGGTAGATTTTTTACCATATTTACTTGCTGTATCATAAGAAGCGACACCAAGTTTCTTTATCTGTTCAGTCGTCAAATCAGAAGTCTTACTGATTTCAGTAAGAATATCATCCATATCTTTCATTTTAGAAACAGCTTCTTTGACTTTATTAACACCTGTCATCAAACTTCCAGTTGCAATAGACCATCCACCAAATTTCTGCCAGGCAGTTTTCAACTTATCAATAGTAGTATTACCTAATAAACCACTATTGCGAGCAGAAATTTGTATGCCTTTCATTTTAGAGGTCAAATCATTGGATTCAGTTTTTGTCATCTGAACATCCAGATTCTTCATCTTGTCAATAAGTTCTTTGATTTCCTTACCATACTTCTTAGTAGCTTTAGTATTGTTGTCCAACCATTTCTGCCAAGATTCTGCTTTTGAAAGACGAGATATATCTGTTGCTAAACCGTTTGCAGTTACAGAAGTAGACTTAAAAGATGTTTGTAAGTTTGCGAATTGCGATTTAATCAATCTTAAGTCAGCAGCACTATTTACCGTTTGTAAATCATTTTTCAACTTATCAACACTTACATCGACACCATCAATTGTTTTCGAGAAATTTGAAAACTGAGGATTATTCTTTTCAAAATTATTAATTTGTTCTAACAGTGTGTTTGCTTGAGTCGAAAGTATCTTGATTGAAGACTCAGAAACATTCATTTTTACTAAGGCATTTAATTCATTTTTCGCATTAGATAGTGAAGTAAACACCTGTTCAACTTGGGCTTTAGTCATTGAAGCACCATTATCTGAACCAAATAATTTGGTTATATTAGAAACTTCATTTGTCAGTTTATCCGAAGCCGTTACACTTGAACTGTTAATTTCAGCTTGTAATGCCTTAAACTGCGACTGAGCTTTGCTTATGCCTTCAGTTAATTTGTCAGATTTAAAAGTAGAACGAACGTTTTCAGCATTTCGAAATTCAGATACTAATATTTTATACTGTGAAATTAATTCTTTAACGTTAATTTGTTCATCCGTAAAAGTGTCTCTTGAAGCGTTTCCCATAGTTGTTATAGCATTTTTAACTTCATTGTATTTACTTTCTAATTGTGTTAAATGACCACTTTCTGTTATAGGTCTGTCGGCATTTTTATCTATTGCAGAAGCATTTAGTTGATTTATTTGATTATTCAAATTGGCGGTTGCTGTTTTCTGTATCTTTGCAAAGTTATCAACTTTTACCTTAGATTCATCTAACGCCTTACTATATCTTGTAAGACCTTGAACCCAACCCATTAATGGAACATCATTACCCTTATCATCAACAGTAGTTCCAATTTGTGCCCACTTCATTGTCTTAGTAATAGCTTCGCCAGTTTCGGTATTATATCTGAATACTGCACCTGTTAATTTTTCTACATGTTCATATTCACCAGTTAATTCATTAACACTCTGTTTGGTATCAGTTGTATAATTAACAGAAACCATTTTATTCTTAGCTTGTTGAAGTTTTCTAATTTCTTTATTAACGGCATTATTAAATTCATCTGAATCTGTTTCATCAACTCTAAATGAAAGACCTATTTCTTTAGAGGTAACATTCCTTAATGAATTTTCAACTTCTCCTGAGATAATATTTCCTGCTTGCCTACCAACATTCTGTGCTGCCTGTCCTACATTATTATTCAATGCATTACCAAGATTAATATTAATTCCACTTAAAGCAGTATTAATCTGAGACACCATGTTATTAATAGCAGTTTGGTCTATAAATACATTTTGAAGATTTATCTGTACAGAATTCAATTGTTTCGTAAGATTGGTAATGGTATTGCTATCAAGTTTTGCTTGAATTTCAACACTACCAAGCTGTCTTTTTAAAGCTTCTATATCTTGATTAAGTTGCTGTTTTGATTTTGTGCCATCTAACCCAGCAATTAATCCTATTGAGAAATCATTCATTCCCATTATTATATTCTCCTTTCTGAATCTATTTTTTTGCATAAAAATAACGCTCACAGAAAGGAGCGTTAATAGAATAGAAGAGTAGGCTATGACACCTACAGTTCCAAATTATTTAATTGGTATTCCTACCTTTTTACAATTCTTTTTAAATAATGAAGTGATACCTGCTTCACGACCAAGTTCATTTAATGCCTCACTAAAGAAGAAATGTGTACCACCTACAATAATACCATGTTCCATATTGTCCATACTTTCCAAAACTTGAAGACCAGTAATTCCGTTATATGTATTTCCATGTTTAGGAGTTACAAATCCTCTCTTATACCGAAATGATAAATAATCATCATCCCATCCAACTGTAAAACTATATGTATTTCCTATAGTTTTAATATGTGAAGCCGTAAGAGACTCCATTAATTTATATGTTCTCTCATAAAAAGCAGGTTCAGTTGGATCAAGTGAAGAAAACACAGGTTCATTATAATAATCTTCAACTTTTTTAAAGACAACTTCAAATATTTCATCTCTTGTTAGTTCTAATGCTTTAATGAGATATTTATTTAGAGTCTTTTCCAAATCCTTGATATTATTTATCATTTAATTCATCATCCTTATGATTTTCAGCATGAATAATTTCAGCAAGCTTCTCTATAAAAGTGTCTCTAAGTTCTTCCATAGGAACATCCTTGACAGATAAATATAGATTTTTAACAGTGTCAACAATGTCTTTCTTTTCATTTAAAACATTTTCAACTGCTGTATAAAGCTCTAATTTAATTTTGTGTTCTTTTCTTTTCATTTTAAAATATGTAAACATAATAAATTTCCTTTCTTATATAGAAGTGTGATTATAGAAATCACCCGTTTTATCAATACTCATTCCACATACCAAAGATTTTACTTCTCGCTTCATTTCAGTATTACAAACGAGACAATAATGACCTTCTGATGTATAATCTTTCATAGCCATACTTATAATTTCTTTATGTCCACAATTGGGACAACAAAATGGATAGTTCATTAAGCCTCCTCAACGATTGGTATCAAATCAGCACAAGCATCAGTATCTAATCCCATACTAAACAATTCTTCTGCACTGAGAGACGTGAAATTAACATCTACATCAGAATCGCTCACCGCATTAATCTCCTTAATAAAATCTTTCCAATTTTCGTCTTCAGGACTAATCCTCTTCTGATTAGGAACAATTTCACCATTTTCATCAACAACATCCTTACCATATTTATTAACAAGAGAGTCCTTTGTCATTTCAAAGTCCTTTACAACTCCCTGAATCTCTGAATATAATCTGAGCAACTTAAACTTAAATGCAGCATTAATTACTGATTCGCCTTCGATCACATTCTTAATTCTTGCATTGACATTAATTATCTGATATACCTTTAATGTTTTGTTCATATTATGTTATTCTCCTTTACAATCTTGTATCGTTAAGAAAACTATTGACATCATAACGATAATTTACTTTTAATTTTTTCTTATTAATGAGAATAGGGTTGCAATATTTCAATAAATCATTTTCATTAAAACTTTTTTTAGAAAGAGAGTTTATTAATCCATCCCATTCATCTATCATAAGAAAATATGTATTACTTGTTTTTCTAAAATCTAAAATAAAACCACTACATACATTTTTATAAGTAGAAAACTTCTTTAACGATTCTACTTGATAATAGTGTATAATTCCTTTATCTTCCTTAGTTCGTTCAAATGAACAAGATCCTTCAAAAGTTTTTAATTCCAATGTCCAAAATGTATTCCTATTGCCACTAAAAATCATAAAGTCACATGGACTATGTTGACTGAATCTTAACTTTGAACTCATATCAAATGATTGAGCAGCATCAGGCGGTCTATAAATTAATACATCTTCTGGACATGAATTTTTGAAGTTCTGTTCAAAAACTTTACCTATATTTTTTGCTATAATAATCTTCCTTTCTTGATTAAGGGGTAGGAGAGTGGTCTAGCCACACACTCTCCATATAAAATAAAATGCCCTTACTACATGGCTAGATAGTAGTAAAGACATTTTGAATGTGTTATAATAAATAAACACTTACCAATCTTACCTCATAATTTTGAGAGAAAGTTCTTGGTGAAATACAAATCTATGAATGTCTGTATATATCCATATCTTGTACACGTCAATCAGTACAAACGCTTTCGTTTAGGCAAATGGGAGCATGTTTGTCAGCATTGGCGGTCTTATCCTAACCGATAATGATAATTAAGTTCATTCTGTAGCCGTGGATCAAACTCTCATATTTGACACGTCTATCGTGGGATTGGTAAGTGGTTTATTTTAAAGTGTGGCTTAAAAATTACTAAGAAACCACACTTTCTTTATTATTAGTATACTATCTAGGTATAACAAGGGACTGACCTGGATAAATAGTATATGGTTCTCCGATACCATTAGCTTCTGCAATAGAATACCAATCTACACCAAGCTTATCACCAATGGCTGAAAGACAATCTCCGCTTTCAACTTCATATGTATCATAAGAAGGTTCTTCATAAGTATCTTCTGGTGCAGAACTGCCATTAATAACAGAGTCATTTACCCAACCTCTGCCATTCTCGATGAGATATGGATTTCTCGCACCTTCAGCGATAGCTGTAATAGTTCCATCTGTATAAAGTGGGTTAAGTGGTTCTTCGGAAGTTGAAGAAGCAAAGAGTGCTGAATATGTGACATATTCGCCAACAGAATGAGCAAGATTTGTAGATTCTTCTACATCAGGTGATTCTGGTTCAGAAGTATTTTCATTATTATTTTCAATACAATCCTCATTAATCCAACCTGTACCATCGTTAATAAGATATGGATTTCTTGCAGATGTAATGATATTAGTAATTGTACCCTCTGTAATTGAAGGTATTAATCCATTTTCAGAAGTAGAAGATGCATAAATTATATGATATGACACATAATCTCCTACATGGTATTTTGTTTCAATATCATCTGGTTCAGAATTATCTTCAGTTGGTTCAGACGGAGTATCTGGTTCAACATTAGGTAATTCTCCATAATAATAATTCATATCAAATCTATGATGAAGTTCAGTTGTTGTCTCACCCGTTGGAACACCATTATCATCATATACAGGTGTTTCTGTATAATATGAAATTCCCTCAATATAACCATCTGATGTATATTGCCATAATGAACAATGCATTGAAGGCTCATCTATTCCCCAATGTGCAAGCCATCTATTGAAACCTTCAAAACTTGTAAGCCTGTCATCGTTAAGAATATTATTGAAGTAATTCCAGTTCGCATATACACCTGTCTTATATCCTGCATCCTTAACAATCTGCATGAATTCTACGCAAAAATCTGTGAGAAGTTCACCATTTTGCTCAGGTACAATACCATGATTTCTTTTATATCCATCAGCATCTTCCATATCAAACCATACACCAAGAACAGGATTAAATCCCTGAATCATTCTTAATATATGAGCTGCTTCACTTCTTGCTTCTTCTATATTAAGACAATAAGAATATATGTACACACCATAAGGTATACCGAATCTTTCACATTCACGCATATTTCTAATTGCCTGTTTATCATCCTGATTTTCGTAATCTGAACCAAAACCAATTCTAATGATTACACCATCAATACTTGACTTAATTGTATCCCAATCAAGCTGTCCATTGTTATCTGACACATCTATAATTCTATAAGCCATAAGTTCCTCCTTTATTTTTAGACAAAATAAAAGAACGAGTCAAAATTTAGCTCGTTCTTATTAAATGTTTCTATTTAATTGTTTGTTATTAAATTATTATTTGCATAGGGTATAATTCCCATTTTCCATTTGGAAATTTAGATATGTTATCACATACTATCTTATGTACCTCTTCCATATTTTTAACATTAGTATCAACGTGAATAACTTTACCACCTGTTACACACAATTCTTCACATATTAAATTATAATATGTCATCAAATATTCCTCCTCATCTCTTAATACAAAACAATTCATATATGTCTACATTAAGTGCATGAGAAAGAGCAATAGCATTATTTAGAAAAATATCCTTAGTTTCTCCATTTTCTATCTTATTAATAGCTGCAACTGATAAACCAGTTTTTCTTGATAATTCTTCTAATGTCATATGTCTTTCATTTCGATAATACCACAATTTGTTTTCCATATATGTATAATGCACATTACTCTGTTTTGTTATACATATTATATGTCAGCGAATTTCTACTGTGGTAGAAATTTAATCTTCTTTAATTGGCAATGACATAATCTCTGGATATAACTTATCATGGTAAATATCATCGCCTCCGGCAGCTTCATATATTTTACCAAGCTCAATAAATGTTTTTAACCCAGATTTATCAATAAATCCCTTCGTTACAAATTTTTCATGTAGTCCATATAATTGTCCTCTAAGAGTAGCAACTGTTTCTTCTTTATCCTTTAGTTCCCTTTTTACAAGATTGTCTTTAATATCATCAATACCTTTAGATATTTTCTGAATTTCTTGATACTGCCAATTGTCATGTTTTTCAAGTGTTTTTATTCTGTTTTCTAATGTTTCTTTATCTTGTTCAATCCCAGTCTTAATACGCCATTTCTTCTTAAAATAACCAAATATTTCTATAATTTCCTTTGCCGCAAATAACACAGCAAAGAATCCAAGTATTACTAATACATAATCTATATCAGCTAATCTTTCTATTGCTCCCATTCATATAGTCTCCTTATTCGTGCTTTACATCGTATAAAGCCGTACCTATGAGACTATCTAAGTATGAATCGAAATCACTATTAGCTTCCTTGAGTGACTTATACACAATAGTATTAAGAGCCTGAATAGCCTTTTCCTTTGCAACAGCCTTAACTTCTGCTTGCTTTTCGGGTGTCCAATCGGCAGTACCCTTAATATCTTTAACTTCTGTCTCATATACAGACTTAACAGCCTTTTTAACTTCTGCATAAAGAATATCAGCATATTTATCAAGCTTTTTATCTTTGAGATAAGAGTATAACTTAGTCAAGATAGGTACTAATACAATTGTCCATATTGCAGATAAAAGTTCTAACCAATTTATATTTTGAAAAACTTCCTTCATAATTTATTTCCTCCTTATTTTTATTTTCTCAATTGTCTTAATGTTTCTACACATCTCTTCAATGTTTCGCAAAACTTATTTAATTCAACAAATTCTTCTTTTCCATTAACTGTAATACGAATACAGCTATTTATATCTTCCTTATTTATTTTAATAGCCAATAAAGTAGAAGACGCTGTTAAATCTCCACTTGTACAAGCACTTCCATTTGACACCTGATATCCATTCATATCAAGTAATGTCATTAATGATTCACCTTCAACACCCTTGAAACATATATAAAGATTGTGTGGTAATCTATGCTTCAACCAAATATGAATCTGGAATATTATTACTTATGTAATTATAGATATAATCACGATTATTAGATGTAATAGAAGAGTAATCATAATTCTCGACTGCTTTACCAAGTGCAGCTATACCTATTACATTTTCAGTACCACCAAATAACCCTTGTTCTTGTGAACCATATATAAGTGGGTTAAGACGAATATTTGTTTTTTTATATAAGATACCCGTACCCTTTAAAGCTCCTAATTTATGTGCTGAAAATCCAACCATATCAACATCTAAGACTTTTACATCTAGGGGTATTTGACCGATAGATCCAGTACAATCAAGATAAACAACTCCATTATATTTATGAGTTATTTCTATTATTTTTTTGACATCTTGAATTGTCCCAATTTCTGAATTCGCACAATCCAGTGCAACTAACAATTTATAAGTATTACAATGATTTTTTAACCAAAGTTCAAAATCTTTTAAATTAAAAAATCCTTGTTTATCAACAGGAATTGGTTGACATTGATGAGGATGAATGCAACCTTCAATACATTTAATCATTGATTTATGTGCGATAGGAGAATACATCATAAAATAATTTATAATACCACTAAAATATCCCCTGATTACAAGATTATTAGAAGCTGAACCGCCCGATGTAAAAATAATATTTTCTGGATTTGAATTGATGAATTTAGCGACATTATTTCGTGCTGTGGTAATTATTTGTTTCGCATTAACACCAGATTGATACATTGACGATGGATTCTGATATGTGTCTAAAAGAGATATGACATAATCTTTAACTTCTGGTTTTAGTGGAGTTGTTGCTGCATTATCGAGATACATTCAATCACCACCCTTATTAGGTCTATTTTTCATCCATTCTTCATAGCATTTCTTAGTTTCTCCTTTATGAAAGAAACAACATAAATGCCCAGGATTTCTTTCACTTTCTTCTGTCCATTTTGGCTGAACATGCCACTTAGATGTATAGAATATTATCTGAGGTAATTGAGTAATAGGAATAATGTTTTCTCTTCCATAACATTCGTATACTTCATCTAAAGAGTTAAATATTTTGTTAATCTTAATCACCACCTAAATCGTAAAAAATAGGGATAGCAAAACAAATATTGTAGTCATGCTATCCCTATAGGTATAATGATTAAAATTAACTACAATATTTATTCTGATTTTTCTAATGGCTTTTCTTTTACTGTTTTCTGAACATTTCTCGTGGAAATTTTAGAATTGTTATATTCCTGTTCAGATACAGCAGAATATTTACCATTTTCATATTTTATGTACACAACTTTTGTTCCTTCGGGAACATCTAAGGTTATCTGAATTTCTTTACCTTTAAATTCAAAAACAACAATATTGAGGAACTTGTTGTGATATGTAATTTTACATTTCTGTATCATTGCTTAATTCCTCCAAAAAATAGAAGAGTGCTTAAAACACTCTTCTTAATGAATATATTATTCCTCAATAAGAGTAAGATCTAACATATTATCATCTTCATCTGCCATAAGATCGCATGTTATTGTTATACTTCCTGGATCACCATTATTAGAATATGAAAGACTCATATTAGACTGTGGAGCAACCTTATAAGCAGTAAACTTATATGGGAGAACGTTATCATCCTCTGTCTTCATAATAGTATCTCCATAAACAATAAAATTCTTAGGGAAACTTGTAGACTTGATGTTGATTCTTTCAACACCAGTAGATACTTCCTTAAGATAATATGCGATTACCTTATCTCCATCTGTAAGGGCAGAAGTAAGAGTAATAGCTGTTGAATCACCAGTAATTGCTAAAGATGTTCCACAATCATCATCTGCTTTATATACAACAACACTTCCTGCAACAGGTGCTTCTGATAATGTTACTGTAGCCCCTGAACCGGTAACAGCAAGTTCCTCTCTGACCATAAATTTAGCTGTCTTAGAAACTTCGCCACCTGTAATTAACTGCCATAATTTAACAGTCTGAATTTGAGTTTCAATAGTAAGAGTACCGCCTTTTTCACCACTAAAGCTAACCTTCTTAGGGTGTCCTTTACCGCCATATGCATATACATTTTCACCTGTAAGTTCAGTAGTAGTTACATTGGCGAAATCAAGGTTTAAGAAAGGCTTCTTAGTAGCATAGTCAACAAAAATAAGGTCGGCAACTTCTCTGTTAGCCATATTTGTATTACTATTTGCCATTTTATAATCCTCCTAATTTAATATTTTTATAAATAAAAAAGACTCTGCATCTCGCAAAGCCTTAATTGTCGATTCTTTTATACCATTCCGTATAATTAAATTGTTTCTTTTCATCTCCCCAAACTGAGACAGTAAATTTACTCATATCATATATGTTATTTCCTGCCATTCTTGTAAAAGCATCCCATAATTGATATACAGTTATATTCCAAATATTTGTCATATTTAGCGAAGCATGTTTATTTGCTATAACGGATACCAAGTTATCTAACTGTAATGCCTTATCTGACTTATTTTTCTTCTTATTTGCCTCTCTACCTTTTTTGAGCTTTTCTAATATTTCCAATGCTTTTTTGCTCTTAACTTTCGACTCATCAATTTCTTGTTCATCATTATTAATAGCATTAAGTTGTAATATGATACTGACTAGCTCTTTCCATATCTTTGTATGTATAAATGACTTTGGAATGATATTACCTTTATCATCTTTACTATCATAAATAATAAAAGCAGAAATCTCTTTGTTCCAAATAATATTTTCTACAATAAAAAAATCCAATACCTTAGTTAGATTGTTGATAATAGTTTCATCAACAATACATATGTCTATTAAGGTAACAGTATTTTTGTCTGTCTCGCTTAATGATTCATACCATGCACGAAGTTTTGGGTTAATTTCATCTATATACATTTGTGGGGTAAGAGATAAGATTCTTATATAAAAAAGATAAGTCTCATATGTAATATTCCACACTTCTGATAAAGTAGGAGATTTTATACTACATATAGATGTTTTGAATGGAAAAGGTGATATGAGATCAGAATAACTTAATTTCATCAATTATCCTTAATTTTAAAATCGGATATTGTATAAATCATCTGTTTGCCGTATGTTTTTGAGTTTGGGAAAAAATGTTCAACAGATGATAAGTGAAGCTTACCAATACCAAACTTATCTGAATACCTTAAAGACCTTTCAATCATATCACATAATATATCAACTCTAGTACCACGATATCCTTTCTTAGAATATTTCATAACACCTTTATGACAAAATACCCATATAGTTATCATCATGTCTTTAATTGTTCCAGTTGGTATTCTTGGAGTTTCAACTTCACAACAAATATAACTCAATGTTTGAGTTTGTGTTTCGTCTATATATAAGTAAGGAAAGATTTGCTTATACACAGTATCGTCAATCTCATCTTGTGTATATTTCTTATCGTATCCTTTACCTAATAAGACTTCCATTATTTCGCTATTGTCGAGAAATGTTTGAATAAGAACAGATTTACACAATCCAGTATCTTTTATAACAGTTTCTGCCATTAGTATCCCTCCTCAACAGTAATAGTTTTTTCAGCCATTATTTTATCTTCAAGATTTAAGATTTGTACAACAAATAATTCTTCTAAATAAGAATCATCATCAATAAATAAATGAATTGTAATTCCATCGACTGATTTCTTTATGTCAAAATCCGATACAACATTCCATTTAAAATCAGCATATTCTATCTGATTACCTTCTGAATCTTTAAATTCTACACTCCATACTCTTTCTTTCCCCAACTTTAAAGTGTCGCTACCTAATATAGAAGCAATAACATCTTTCTCTTGAGGTTCAGATGGAATATTAGGATTAGAAGCAGAAGAGTTGTAATTGCAAATCCTCAATTCTTGATTATCATATTTTTCATTGAATTCATCTTTATCAGCTATAAAATTCAGAATACTTCCGTGATATTCATCACCATAATCGTACAAGACATCATCATCACGAGTAAGCTTAAATACTTTTATAGGCTTATCTTTATATCTGTCGATAAAAACACGCTTGGTTTCCAACTCAATAGTTTCTTCGTCATAAGGAATTTTGATAGCATAATTGTTTGATGTAAGAAAAATAGTATTATTTCCATTCTCACCAACATCGTACTTTGATGCAGATGTTATATTGCACCAACGCTCAACAATGTCACCATTTTTATTCTGCCATCTAAGATTATATTGACAAAGACACATTGTAGCTTTTTCATATATTCCTTGCGTGCTAGGAAGACCATCTATAAGCCAATATCTATTTTCAAAAAATACATACATTCCTGCTTTAACAGTTCCAATACTGAATAAGCCAATGCGTTCCATTGACTTCAACATCGTATCAGCGGAGTTTCCCTGAATAATACAGCGAATTACTTGTGATTCAGACAAATCATGATTGTATAATGTTATGTTAGTAGCAATATCAGTTTCTAATGCTTCTGAAAAGGCATCATCTTTATAATCTTGAAAACCTTCATTTTCATACCCACCAATACTATTAGGTTTGGTAGAAGAGGAGAGTAAATACCATTCTTTTGACATGATAATCCTCCTTAAATAAAAGCAGTTGTTTTTTGATTTTCAACAAGATCTCTAGCATTTTCTTGCATTAAATTATATTCATCTTCTGTGTATTTCTTAGAATTATCAGAAGCACCAACAGATAAATCTTTTCCTACAATACTGATACGCTTATTAACTTTAGAAAGTTGTCTTTCCTGATAGTATTCCTTCATAAAAGCAGCAAGAGTTGACATTGTAATATCATCTATTTTTTTATCAAACGATAATATCTCTGAATCAAATATCAATTTATCTAATTCAAGAGAATATCGACTAACTGCTTTTCTAAGCCATATAATTTCCAATTCTAAAGGAATAACTTGTTTATCAGCAAAAGATGATTCAAAGAAATCTATAACTTCATTAGCAGTTGTTCTTTCTTCCATGATGTCACCTCTTATGGTTCAATACCTGTATATTTAACACAGAAATCTATCTTATGATAATCATTAAAATTAAGTTCCTTAATACACTCAATTAAATATGCTTTCTCTGCACGAGTTACAACCCTGTCTTCAATTTCCGCTTCAAAGTCTTTCTGTGATTTAATTGTAAAAATATCCTTTACAATATCTTTAGTTAAGAAAGCCTGAGTCTTATGTTCATCAGGTATATCAAAACTTAATTCTGAACGTGTAAAAGCATCATCTATGTACCAAGTTGCATGTGAACCTACAGAGTCAGTACCATTAAGTAGTCTGTTACCATTCTGTGCCTGAGCAATTACTTCTTCACGAGAGAGTAGTACTGTTCCCTTTGGTGGAACACTAATATCTCCACTTGTAGTTACTCTTGGAGCACCAGTTATCCAAGGTGCAATACTTCTCACATTTATCTTCTTGTCAAGACGAGTATCTTCCTCTATCGGCTTTTCAACAACTCTTTCAACAATCTTTTCAACTGTTTTTACATTTATATCTTCAGCCTTAATTGAATCATCGTCTTTTACTTCAATATTCTCTGTGTTATTTTCTGTTTTTTTCTTATATGTTGGCATTTGCCAATCCTCCTTATCGACTATATTTTATTTTTTTCAACTAATACTTATGTTTAACTTCATTATATAAAGCAATAATTTTATCCAATTTTTTAGATTTTGGGAAAACATAATATTTCACATTTGTAATGGGATGTATGCCTATACTTATATATGAAATATCAAAAGCTCTAATAAAATGAGACAATTTCTTTGAATAACAATAAAAATTATTGTTCATAATTTTCTCCATATAACTAAAATGCAGAGGTGACATTAAGTCACCCCCCCTACATGTTTAAAATATCTTATTTTAATGAATCAAGACTCTGATCATGAATGAGTCCTATTTCATACTCACGTCCACTTGCTACAAGTGCGCCAACAGATAAATCAAATCTTGATATAATCTGACCTGTAGTTACATCTGTACCTGTGAATGATGTAAGACCACCACGAGTAATTGTATAAATAGGTGACTGACCGCCAGCAGGAATTACATAACCAAGACCAGCAGGAAGCATAGTATCAAAGTTATCACCAGCCTTATTCATAGTTGTAAGGTCATAAGGATTTGGAAGCTCTGCAAGAACTGCACCATTATACATACCCATAAGACCTGTACTATGTATCTCGTCCATTACCTTCTGAGAAATACCTGTAACAGCAGGAGTTGTACCCTGGAATCCAGCGAATCCATTAAACTTAGAAATAAGTGCATAATCACCAGTAATTGTTGGCTTGCCAAAACGTCTAACATTAGCAATTACCTTATCAGCATTTGTCTTTGTAAGACTTGCATCATCAGCAAGGTACTTAACACCTTTTGCATTCTTGATTGCATTATAGATTGTTTCAACAACATACTTAGCAGCCTTGTTTCTAATCTGAACTCTTACCTGATCTTGAAGTTCATTTTCATCTGTCATATCGCCAACAGCAGCCTTTCTGTAATCTACAGCATAACCACCAGAAATATTAACAGTAGCGATAGGAACTCTCTTCTTTCTGATTACTGGGAATGTTACATCCTGTCCAGCAGCCTGAATCTTAGAATCAAGATTAGCAAACTCTGGAATTTCAACCTCACAAGAATCGTTAAATCCAATAGGCTTATAGTTACCATAGATAGAAAGTAACTTAATTTCCTTCATGAGAACTGGTTCCATTGCAAAACGTCTGATTTCGTTAAGCTCAGACATTGCATTAACATCACCATTAGAAGCTTTTGAGTTAAGTTCCATAATATATTTAGCGGCAGCATCTGCTTTTTTTCCATAAGGTGATAAATCCTTACCCTGTGCCATAGCAGAGAAAATCTCTACAACAGGAGAGTTAGCCTTTACCTTGCCACTAACAAAGTTAGCGTCTTTTCTTTCATTGTTTAATTCAAATGTATAAGACATAATTTATAATCCTCCTTAAAATATCTTTTAATTATTAAGCTGTTGCACCATTAACTAAAACAACAACACCATGCTTATTACCGATTACACTCTTGACCTCAAGATTGAGTTCTGTAGATACCGAAGCATTCACCTCGAGAGAACCATCTGCTGTTGCTGTAAGCTTGTTACCAACAGCTATTTCATCAGGAAGTGGGTAATCATAAACTTCAAGTTCCTCACCTGCAAGCTTTGCAAGGTCAAGAACACGAACATGCTCACCTTTTGCAATAGGATATTTAGGAAGACCTGCATTATCTCCATCCTCTGCCTGCATAATTACCTTTGTACCATCTTCGGCAACTGCAAATGTACCAGAAGTAACAGCACCGAAAGCACCATTAAATGTATCAGCACCAACTACAGCATCTTCAAATGCGTACTTGTGCTCAATCTGATCAAAATTTCTAAATTTAATCATAGTTTTTAATTCCTCCTTAAAATAAAAATAACCCAGACAATAAATTGCCTGAGATTAATGATTGATTATTAATAATGTAAAAATTAATTAGAAAATATTTGTATCTTCCTCATCTTCATGAGATTCTGAACAAACCTCTGAGAATATGTCTTCAACGACATCTTCTTTTACTGAATTCTGTTCTGCAATCTTAGCATCGGCTTCAGCTTTCTTCTGAGCTTCCACAATATTCATACAAATCTTTGACTTAATAGAGTTAATTTCAGAAGTAACATTCTCTAAATCTTCTTTCTTTGTAGCTGCATTGATTTCAGAAGTAAGTTTATCAATATCTTCTTTTGCTACAGCCTTTTCATCCTCATTAAAATCACCAAGAGTAGTGTCTAATTCTCCAAGCTTCTCAGCAACCTTTGCTTTTGCAAGTTCCTGTTCAAGAATTTCTCTTTCAGTCCAATATGTTTCGTGGTCTTTCTTTAACTGATCAAGAGTAGCCTGAATCTGTTCAACAGAAGCATTGAGTTCTAAAATCTTAGCATCCTTTTCAGCAAGTTCAGAATTTTTTTCTTCGATAGTACTATTTAATTCTGCAATCTGTGTCTCATAAGCCTGCGACTTATCATTTAACTCAGAAATTGTAGAATGAATAGTTGACTTAATTTCATCCATATTAAATTCCATTGTTTCTTTGTCCTCCTTATTTTGTTTCTTTTCTGATATTTCAAGTAAAATTGCACTATCGTCAGCAGGCGTAATACTGAGAAATGCATCCCCCGTATAACAGTAAATTTGAGGTGTTCGATATGTATCACTAGGATTTTCTTCTTCATAAACAATTTTATTATCATTTTCTTTTATTCCCATTATTTCAATAGAAGTATCAACATTTCCTAATGCGTAATTTTTCCTTAACCATGAAACAAATTTTGGATAGCGTTGAGAATATAAAAAGCCGTTTGCACAAACAGCTTCTATATCATTACCATTTTTATCCTTAATTGTTTCAATGGTTGCATTTTCACATACACCTACAACTTCAGAATTTTCAAACACTGGTTCTTTAATACCATCGCTTATAACTTCTTCGCCTGTTAATCCGTGCCCAAATGGAGTCTCTTTTTCTTCATCTAACTCAGCACAAAATGGCATTCCTTTGGCAGAATCAAGTGCATTTAACACATATTCCTTTTTCCAATGTAAACCATTTGCGTTTGTTTCTTGTGTGTCATCATGAATTTTATGAAGCACAACCTTAATTGGAACACGCCCATTTTTACTTGATTTATTAGAAATTTCGAGGATATTTCCTAACATATATTTATCCTCCTTATTGAGTTGTATATAATAAAAGAAGCCCACAATTAAGCAGACTTCTAATTATTACTGTTATTTAATTATTATTTATTGTCACTTGGACTAGGTAAATTATTACCATCATTATTCTGTGATTTCACAGTATTTTCAGTTGGATTATCAGTTTTTGGTCTTCCTCCAACTTGGTCATCTTTAGAAATAGTGTTGCTAGTAAGGTGAGGTACATATTTATCGAAAATCTTATTATCGTATTCTTCATCAAGAATATTAAAATAAATGTCTGGATTAATACCTGTACTTGCAATTAACATAGTCATAGAACCACTTGCCTGTAAATATAAATTCTTCATCATATCAAAAAATTGCTGTCTATTGACTAAAGAGGTTGGAAGATAATATACTTCAACTCGATTACGCCTATCCTTAATTATATTCTCGTTAATAACATAATTAAGTTCAGTCTGTAACTCTTGAATCCATGTATATATCTGTGCGTTGACCATTTCCAAGTTGTGTTGTCCACCTGCAAATGTACCTGTGGAAGACGCACCTAATAATTGAGCTGCAAAACCTAAATCCAAAGCAATCTTATCTGTCAAATCTCCTTCATTTTTACTATCAAAAATATCGGTAGTTCCTACATCAAGAGTGTCTATCTTTGTACCTGCTGATACGGTAAAAAAAGAAGTACCACCACGATTATTTTTAGTCATTACAGCTTGTTTAACCTTGTTATGTTGATCTTCCTGTTGACTCTTTGTTAATGCGCAACTTCCTTTGTCCTTACCTTCTGGCAGAGTTTGAACTACTATACGATTGTTTAATTCTTTCAGAACATTTCGCTTTGTATCAACAAATTCATTTTGATAAAGAATATCCGCAATAGCAGCGATAGCAAGTGGTCTACCCCAAGGTTCACTAATTTTGCACTTAATCTTATGAGCTATAGTACGCTTATTATCTAATATAAGCCAGTTATTGCCTGTAAAATTCCCTTTTTCCCACTGTAAATATCCATTGCGAATTTCAGAAGGATATTTTTTTAACTTACGATTTTTCTCATCCTGAGTTACACATTTTTCGTCAAAGTATCGCAAATTAAAAGCAATAACATTTCTATTATTCTTTCTACCTACAATCTTTGTATATTCATAGGGGAGTGGTATAATAGAAGCATTCATACCCATATCACATAATTCTATGATATTTTCAACATCATAGTCAGATAATGCTTTTGTGTTATCATTTGGCTTCTTAGTGACTTCAAAATAATAAAAACAGTTACCTTCATTCATATCAGTAAATAAAGCATCCCTAATAAATTGTTTATCATTGATATTTTCAAGAGTAGACAACATTAAGTCTTTATTCTTGTTTAGTTTGGTTTTACCGAATAATCGTTTTTTACCATAAACAACTCTATCCAAGCATGGAAGAGATACCATATAATCAATTGAGTTTGTTACAACACCTTCACTATTATAGACAAACATTGCAAGTCGCCTTGTTAGGTCATGATTTGCAATAGGATCTTTAACAATAGATCGAATTTCTTCTGGTGTGAATTCATTATATAGGTTACAGCCAAAAATATCTGTAGAAGCTATTGAACCAAAATAACTATTGTATTCGTATGTATGTGGTGGGGTGGTAGTCTGATTAGACTGAGATGTTTGAGTTGAATTTGTTTCTGATATTTTTGTAGAGTTTATTTCTTCTATTTGCGATTTTGGAGGACGACCTCGTTTACGCTTTATTTGTTCTTCTGGCAATGAGTGCCTCCTTTCGTTAATTTATAAAAGTTGTATATTCGTAATCTGAATTTGCATATATGTCTCTGTAAAATTCATTAATCAGCCATAGTGCATATATTGTTGCTGAGACTCTATCTTTGTCCAATTTATTAACAACTTTTTCAATTGTAACGCCACCATTATTAAGATGTTTTAATTTTAAATTGGCAATTTCTTCAAAAAGCACATCAGTTTGTAGATATGGAGCAACACAATTATCAAAATCATCATATTCTTTTTCAGAAAAATCCGATTGTTGTCGCTGTTCCAACATTCTGAATTTACCACTATCTACAACATCTATAAAATTTGTTACAATTTTGCTTTGAGCTGATTGTGCTTTTAAATTGTATAATATCTTTTCTGCAATTTCAGGAACTTCTGGTTCATTAGTATCATTAATTGTGTCCCAACATCCTAACGATTCTTTAGTGATTGGATCGAAAGATTCTTTGCATAATTCATCAATTAATCCCGCCCCAAGTCCATTTCCATCAACGACAATAGCTTTTGCATTGTATTGTTTTTGATACTTTTTGATAGTACAAGCTTGTGCTGTGAAGTTCATTATATTTGGAATATTAATAAGATTAACAAGATCAAAAGATACAATCCTAGATTTATCTTTTGTCCTATTGACTTTGATTACAGATATAAAAGACTGATTGTTACTTGTATTTTGACTTCGTGCAACATCAACACCTAAGTAAAATTCTTCATTTTCATTAGTCGATTTCATAATTGGGGAAGTGAGAGAGCGACAAGACATCAATTTATTAATATTTACCAATGCACCACTAGAAGCTCCAACCCATTTAGATTCATAGTTTTGTGCAAATGATATCATAGTCATATCACGTTTCTTTTGAAAAATTTGACTTTTTGTTGAACCCCTACCATACCAGCAAGGAAGCCAAAAACTTGAACCTAAAACAATTTTCCCGTTCAAATTAATCATATCTTTTACCATATCAACTGAACGTTGATATTCATCAGAACCTTTGAAACCTGCTGTGGTAAAAAAGTTAATTTGCTGATTTAATTCTTCTGGATCAGTGATAGAATATTCTCCAACACATACACGAGGAACTTCTACAATAGGCAAAAGAGCATCAAGAAACGTATCATTATCAATAAGAGCAGATTCTTCCATATTCATACGTTTACGTCTCTGACCTTTTGATGTTTGTGAATTTGCTAAATTATCTAATCTTGCACCATTTCTAAATACGATAAGTGCGTCACCTTTAGCAAAATTTGCCTTTTCAACCTCATTTTTTAGCATAGGATAAAAACGCATAATTTCATTATATTTTTCTTTTAATAAATCAGCAGCATTTTCTTTTGTTTGTGCCGAAAGAGAAATAGAAATTTCAGGGAAAAATACACAAGCTAATATAGAAGCAAGCACCTCATCAAACGTTTTTCCATAGCCTCGTGGGAAAACTCCATAGAATGATGTAAATCTTAACATCACTCTCAAATATATTCGTTGGTCAAGATGTAAATTAAGTCCACCCTTTTGAGGTTTAATTAAATCTAAAAAGGCATCGGGAAACCATCTCGAAAAGCTACAAAAATATTCCCAATTATCAATATTAAAAGATGATGTATCATTCATTTTATTCACCATCCTTAAATTCTTTTGGTATAGTTATAAATTTTTCTATTGTTTCCCTATTCTGTTCGGTTGTATCTTCTGAAAAAATCCCATAAGGATCACCATATGTATCAACATATTCTTTTTTCTTTTTGTCATAGAATTTATAAATATCTTTATAATCAACCTCTGGCATATTATTAAGATTTCTTTCATAATTGACATAACACCAAATAATGAAATCTGCTGCATCTTTTGGTTGATATTTAAATTCAGGAAATATCTTAATTCTTTCTTTTACACCTTCGACAGCAGTAAATATATCACTAAAATTTACAATTCCACCTTGTAAATCTTCTTTAGAAATCTGCTTGGCTGTAAGTTTACCTTGTTCAGCGGCTGTCTGAGCAGCAGAATACCATTTCTGTGCCTCACCAACATCACCTTTTGCAGTAGCCATTTCTTCTTTTACTTTAAAACGGACGTAAGTAACCAATGCTTCTCTATGAATACTTGTTTGGATGATATATGTTTGTTTCATCTCTTCATATTTTCGAGACATTTTTTTATATTCGGTTTTTGTATATCCTTCACCAAAAAGATTTACCATATCCTCGGTTACTTCAAAATTATCTTTTTTTCGCAAAACCATAGGGACTTCTTCATCTGCAACATCTTTTATAAGATTAAATGCAGAAGTGTTATTATTCTCATTTTCAATATATTTTTTATTAATCCTATCCTTATCGACAACACCAATATTAGAATTAGAATGCATATGACCATCTAATTCTGAATCAGCAAATGATTTATCACGATTCTGTCTAAGCATTGTATTTTTAAAATATAATCCAATTATATCTTTACCGTGTTTAGCGATTTCTTCATCGGGTAAATAGCCATGCTCTTTTTTATACTGATTATAAGCAGAATCCAAGTCATCCCAATATAAAGGCTTATCTAATCTTTGAAGCATTGTCTTCATTTTTGTTTTATTAATCGTTCCATCGTCAGAGTTCACAATTCCGTCTTTTACACAAGTAATACATATAGGTACGCATTTATCATCTTGATATAACGGACTTGCACTTTTATAGAAACCTGTGGCTATTGCTTTTTCTTTTTTGCAAATAGGACAAATTTTCTTTTTTACTTCTTTTTTTGTAGCCAATTAGCCACACCTCCTTTATTTTCAACTAAATAAGCACCACTTCAATTAAGAAGCAGTGCTTTTCAAATAATCTTCATAATACATCCATTTTAAATATATTCCATCCTTATTTTTACTAGATTCGTATTTTCCCTCACAACAACGTTTAATTGAACTTCTATTTGTTTTACATTCTTTAGCAGCAAGACTCATTGAGTCGTATATTTTATCAAAAGTTATAGAATATACTTTTTTATATCGTGATCTCGCATTAGATTTTTTAGTTGTATAATCACAAATTCCTATTTTTGCCGCTGTTTTCAAATAAGAAGTTACAGTTCCTTCTCCAATTTTTAATTGGTTTCTTATTTCGCCTGCGGTTAATCCTTTATTCCACAATTCTCCAGTTCTGACAATAATGGAACTTGTTGATATTTTATTACTTAATTCAAAATCAATCTTTGATAAATCTATAATATTATGTAATTCAGACTGTAATATATTATTAAGAATAAATAAATACTTATTATCTCTTTTATAATTACAATCAATTCTTATAACTTGTATATTATGTTCTTTCGCTAAGTTATCTTTTATATTGTCTATTGTTTCAAGCTCATCTGATGAATATTCTGAATGCGTATGAGCTTTATTCCCATGTCCTATGCCACCATCCATTTCTATCACATATCCTTTATTATTTAATCCAAAATAAATATCATATATTCCACGCTTTTTAATGCCATTAAAATCATAAGAACACCAATCAGGTTTATATTCTCTTTCAAGAAAATTTAAATCATCTTCAATTTGATGTAATGAATTATATATAAACTTATTTGGATAACTGATACCATCTGAACAAAACGGGCAAGATAATTTATTTGATGCTATATTGCAAGGAGCTTCTTTAAATGTATTATGACATTCTGGACAATTCCATTCTAATTTTTCTTTAGAATGCATAGTATATTTATATGCATCTCTAGAATCATTTAAGAAATTTATAAGATCAGGTCGAACAGTATTTATATCATTCACTCCAATAATAACTTTATTCATAGAATTTGTAACGCAATAACATCGTGCGTTTCTATAAATAAAAGAAGTTGGTGTCATATTAAAATAATGAATCTCACCATTGGGATGATTATGTTTAAATTTAACAATATCAGTTAAACTGAAATAATCATCGACTATTTCATATTCATTTCCAACTAATTCATAAATCTTATTTTTAATATTTTTGCTTTTTTCTTCCTTTGATTTTGTTACTGCATCAGCACCACAATATTTACAACCATGTTTATTATTTAAGACAGATTCTGGTGTTAAAGTATATTCGTATTGATGAATTTTACAAAAATGTTTTATTGAAATATTTGTACCTTTTATAGGTTCTAAATTTATAATATTTCCATTAAATCTTTCATTTAATAATTGTTTATATTCATCATTCGTATACGCCATTCTTTCTTTTGAATGTCTTTTGTGACTTTCTTCTCCACATTTTGGACATCCATATTTAGAACCTAATACAGAACTTGGTGTAGAATAATATTCATAATTATGATAATTACACCTATGTAATATTTTTGTATTTAGATTAATATATGGCTCTAAATTTTCAATTTTATCTCCATATTTATCTTTTAACTGTTCTCCATAGGTTTTTGTTTTTGGTCTTCCCATTCATTATTTCTCCAATCTCTCCATATCAACAACAATAATAGAAGAGAAGAGTGACTGGATATGGAGTACAGTCATTCACGAAGATGATCAGTCCTCGTTATTCTTCTCTTAATTCCAACTATCTGCAATCGAAACAGTAATAATCCTCTCATAGTTGGCTATATATTTATTCTCTTTTATTTTTCTAAATATTTATTTACTATTTAATTTTTTTTGTCATACATATGTTATAATCTAAATATAAATATAGAAAGTGGTGATTTAAAATGGCTTCAAAATCTAAAAAAACTATGAAAGATCTAAACGAAGAAGTGGAATTGCATAAATTATTATTATCCGATTATTCAAAAAATGATGATAATAATCAATTTATTAAACAAATGGATGATTTTAGAGAATTTTTAAAAGAAGCATGTAAACTGTCTTCTGGATACTTACAGCTATATAACCAATTTAAAGAAACAGAAAATTTTCATGAATATAAAGATTTTTTTATATTTTGTGAAAGTTTTCATGAAAGGCTAATTGAAATAATTGAAAAAGATAATATTTTAACATCAAACAATCATTCTTCTATAAAAGAATATTTATCATTAGATTACAATAAAAAATTTTACCAAGATATATTAAACGAATTTTCTAATCTTGACAAATATATGAAAAATTGTAATAACTTTATAATGGTCGGTTGTGGGTCGTTCCCTATTACACTGTTCTATGTTTGTGAAAAATATTCTAATTTAAATATTATTGGAATAGATAATAGTCCAGAAGCAATTATTAATGCAAAAGAACTTAAAACCAAATTAAATTATCAAAAACTTGCTTTTGAAATAATAGATGGAATAAATTATAACTATTCAAATATAGACACAATTTTTATAGCAAATTTAGTTATACCAAAAACAAAAGTATTAAAAAGAATAGCAATGACCTGTAAACAAGGAACAAAAATTTTTCTTCGAATTCCTGTTATGTATGGTTCATTATTATCTGAAGATGTAAATTATTCATCAATCAATAGTTTTAAATCAATAGAAGTTATAGAACCATCTAAAACTACTGACGATATTTTATATAAATTATTAGTATTAGAAAAACTTTAAAAAAGGAGTCGATTTTATATGCCAGAAAAAGAATGCTTTGTTATTATGCCTATTGCCGACCAAGATGGATATGAACCAGATCATTTTAAGTTGGTTTATGAAGATATAATTAAAATTGCTTGCAATGATGCAGGATTTAAACCGATTAGAGCAGATGATGTAAAACAAACCAATTTAATACATAAAGATATTCTACAAAAAATATTAGAAACTCCAATCGCAATCTGTGATTTGAGTTCAAATAATCCAAATGTTTTATTTGAACTAGGAATTAGGCAGGCTTTTGACAAACCTGTTGTTTTAATTAAAGACAAAATAACCAAATCTATTTTTGATTTATCACCACTAAGGTATACCGAATATGTAAGTACACACAAATATAGAGATGTGTTAAAATCACAAAAATTAATTAAAGAAGCATTACTAAGTACAGAAAAGGCATCGGAAGATGCTGCAAATATTAATTCTTTAATTAATTTATTATCTCTTCCAAGTGCTGCTTCATTAAAACCACAAGAAAATGATAAAAATAGTTTAAATTATTTGATTTTGCAACAAATTAGTGATATGCAACAAGAAATTAAAAATATAACGAATAATGTAATAATTAATCCATCACAAAGCGAATTTGGTGATAAGGATAATATTCTATCATTAGTTTCCCAATTAAAGAAACTGATTAGTGATGGATATCCAAAACAAATTATTCAAAATAATTATGATGATATCAATTCTAAACTTAGTGAAATGAATGATTTTCTTAGCAAAGTTGAAAAGGATAGAATAAATAGAGAATTACAAGAAATAAAAATTTTTATTGATGAATAATATTTCAATTTATTATAAAAAGGAGAGTAGCAGTAACCACTCTCCTTAAAAATCAATAATTTAATTATGCAACCCAAAACTCTTTAACTTTCTTCATAATATAAAGTTGTCCTTTACCTGTAACAAAAGTTTGTCTATTCGTTTTAGTCTGACCAAATGAACTTGTATATGTATATTCATTAACCTTAAAATAACCAGAATTTACATACTGCTGATAAGGCTGATTGTCTTTCATTAGAATTCCTCTGATTCTAAGAAATTCAAATAATCTATTTCTACCAATATTGATATTCTTATCTTTTAATAACTTTGCCATTGTTTTCATATCAATTAAGTCAGTAGTGTCAGTCACTTGATTTGCAAAATCCACAAGCGGTTTCTGTTCTTCAATTTTCTTTTCAGCTAATTGTCTTGCCTGTCGTTCATCCTTTAAAGCTGTTGCTAACTGAATAAGATAATCTGGATCTGTCAATGTCTTTTCAATTACCTCATTTGTCATATAAGCACCATGCTTACGAATAGTAGGAAGAACTTCATCTGTTACCCAATCTGAAAACTTTTCAGCTTCAGGCTTACGACTTGTAAATACTAATTTGTAAACACCACTTTCTGTAAGAAAATTCTCACCTGCGTTATTTAATTTTCGGAAGTCGGCATTGCCGATATCCGAATTTTTAACCTTAATTACCTGATGTTTATTCATTTTTCTAAGATTGTCATTGACATTTTTTATATCAAGAATCTCTGCTACATGTTTTGGATTAAATAATACCTGACCATTTAATTCAAAAACTTCAACATTGTTACCTTCAAAAATCATTAAATTTTTATCCATAAATATTTCCTTTCTGTCACACTAAAGCAAGTGAGCCACTGTATAATTTTCATTGTTTGCCGACAATGTTCTCATTGTCTTATGTGGAGCGATTGCGGCAACAATCGTTCCTGAAAGGACTTATTTATGAAAAATAAGTAACAATAGGAGTGAATCACTCCACATAAAACAACGAGCTATATATTTATTCTCTTTTTAAATTCCATCACAATATAAAAAAAGAAGCCACCTCATACGAAATGACTTCTCATAATTTCCAATATTAAATTTCCAATGAAATGCAATTCACTTAGTACGCCGTGTGAGAGAATCGAACTCCCATATCCTTTCAGAATGCTGGTTTTCAAGACCAGTGCTGTACCAATTGAGCCAACACGGCATAAGTGTAGTATATAGGACTTGAACCTATGCACCGAATAAACGATGACCTCTGATTAGCAATCAGGTGCAATACCAACTCTGCCAATACTACATAATAAAAGAGCCACCTCATGAAGTGACTCTCTGTTACTATACAAAAAAATGTATAGCCTCGCCGTCCATTTAAGTATCAGCTACGTAATGATCTGTAGGAGATTCGGACTCCTGTTGCCGCCGTGAAAGGGCGATGTCCTAGACCACTAGACGAACAGATCTAATGTGGGTATCACCCACTGGATCAGCATAAAGCACCAACTAGCTGATATTGGACTGTACATATCCAGTTATTATTCAGGTACAAACTAAGTACCCTAAGACACACAAGGTATCCATGCTTACTGATTATTCTCTATATATTTTCGGTCTTCGGAGTAAAGATTAATTGATAAGATTTAATGACTATTATCCGTCAATTAAGTGTTCTCATTAACGCAGAGAAGCACGAATTCGTTATAGAATTATCAGACCATTCAGTAGCTTGGACAAGCTTAGATATACTGCATTAAGGTTTCGTGTGCACTAGAGTCTTTGTATAGTCGGCTCTACCAAAATACAGCAGTAGGACTTACAATGCTACATGAATAGCAAATGCCAAGATATTTATTATCACACTTATATTTTAGCAGTGAACGCATAGCTTTCTTTTATACTCTGATTCGCTTCCGAGTTTGCAACGCCAATGAGCAGTAGCGGAGGTGTTTTTTAGAGTAGCAACTAACTCAATATTTTTATCTCGTGCTTTTATATACAGCCTTACGAGTGACTGTTGCTCACTTTTATACTCTCTGTTTGAGAATAATTTTTGTAAAAAATCTATCAACGAATTGATAAACCGCCCTTACTCTTATAAAGTGTAAGCAGCTTATATTATATTATTCTCTTATTTTTGGATATTTTGACAGAAAATGTCAGATATGATATAGTTAATTTTAAGGTGCTACCTAAAGTGGTAGGCGGTTAGTCCTTCTCTCGTGAGACTGAACTCACGTTCATTCATAGATACCCTTTCGAGGAAATTAATACGAAAGAAGGGCAACAGTAATGGTTACATATGCTAATTTATTTGCTTATACAATAGTAATCTTTACTATTCTTACGTTTGCGTTTAACAACAATAACAAAAGAAAATAACCGCCCTCGCCAAAGTACGGTTATTAATGTGTTGAATATTTTATTTAGCCATTGTTGATTATATTGGCTCAACCGTCTAACGGATAATTGCTTGTTTCTTTTGGTTTGTATTGTAACACATATAATTAGCTGATGCAAGTAAAAATATAATGAGGTAAAATTATGAAATCATTTATAGAAATATTAAAAATAATTCTTCCTGCACTTATAACAGGTATATTTACCTTTATTGTAACCAAATATAATTATAATAAGAATATTCCATTAGATAATATGAAAATTGCATATAATCAAATTTATTATCCCCTGTATAAAATTTTAAGCAATAATAAGGAATATAACGAAAATACTATAAATGATGTTATAAATCATATATCAACTTATATGAATGATTATAATATCAAATATATTGACAGATCCACTCATAAAACATATATAATATTAAAAGACAATCATAATAAATATAACTACAATAATTTCAAAAATAACATATATGATAGAAATTCATATCTGCGCAGAAGATTAGGATATCTTGAACCTAATTTTATACAGAGTATTATGTATTCATCTAAAGACGATAAGTTCATATTTTCCTGTGGAGTAGATGGACTAATTATTTATATGTCATTTATAATTGCAGCTTTATTTAATAATGAAGGTATGGTCTACAAATATGCATTTGTATGTGGAGAGGTATTCTTAGTTATTTTTCTTATTAAGATTATAATTAAAGGGATAGGTATTCTAGGGGTTAAAATTATTAAATTTGGTTGTTATGTGAAGAAGTGTTGGAATAAGAAGAAGTGTTAGACGAAAGCTTCATCGGCATCCTCTGTATCTTCACGAATTACATACATCTGAGTTGTTTCGGAAGATTCGTGCCCCAAAAGTTTCTGTGCTGTTTCCAATGCACGATGGTCATAACATACAAGATTGGTCGCCCTGCTTCTTCGGAAGTTATGTGGAGTCGTTCTCCTACCAACAATTTCAGAAAATTCATTTATACACCAATCATTGAATGCACTATATCCAATCTGTCGCACCTTTGAACCATCTTTAGTTTTTACAACAAACATATAAGGGCAATCATCATCGCCACGCACTTCAAGCCATTTCTTTAATGCGTCCATTACATCTTGTCCAAACTGCAATTTCCTAACCTTACCAACGGCACTACGTCCCTTGCAGCGAATTTCATGTGTTTTATAAGATACAGATTCTACTTCTTGTTCTTTGCCATCCTCATCGACAATTGTTACAATTTTCCTTTTAGGCTCATAATTAATAACTTCTTTAAGCAACTGTAAGCTCTCTGCATGTCTACATCCAGTAGAATATGTAAACTTTACATATGCTAATTTTTGCCATTCTTCACGTTCAGCTAATACCGAACATAAATGATCCATTTCATCAGGAGTCAATGGTTCTTTTGCGAAAACCTTACCTGTTTTTGGTACTTGCATCTCCGCAGTTACATAATTACGGAACGTAGGATAGTCCTCATCGTAGAAATTCTCGATGAATTTATTCAATGCACTGACAGAAGACTTTTTAAATTTAATCGCAGCTTCAGATAGTCCACGATTAGCAAGAAAATTCATATAGCGAAGAAATTCTTTTTTTCTAATTTCTATACAGTTTTTGTTATTCAGATTATTTTTAACCCATACGAAGAATATCTTTAATGCAGACCTATAAGCATGTAAACTATGTGGTGAAAGATGAGTCTGATTACTGAGGTAATCTTCGACCATATTCCTATTAAACTCATTAACCTCTGCCCATTCCTCATCTGTAACTGGATCTAATTTATCTGCTATTTTACCATTCAATAACCTCACTTCCTTTCACATATAAAAAAGAAGTAGGATAGTGGTAACTAAGCTACTTCTTGTAAAATCTCATTTATTTTATTTTGCAATATTTCTTTATAACTTCCATTTTTCATTTCAGATGAAAACAGGAATAGATAATTACATTTATTCTCTATAAGTATTTTTTCTTTGTATAACATTTTCTGTTGATACTCTTGATGATGTTTGTACTTGTATTCATAATGTCTCCAATCTGCTGTATCATTAGGTATAACACCTGCAATTTCAACATATAACTTTTTACCATTAGACAAAAGCATACAGTAATCACAATTTGTTTTTCGTTTTTTATCACTATTTGTAAAAGTCTTATACATTACATCTCTAAAATATGATTTGTTATATTCGTATCCAAGAGAACGTATATATGTAGAAAAATCAAATTCCATAGTTGATACAGCACGTTCACCATCATCAAACGTATATTTAAAACTAAAATTATTTGGATTCATTTCAAATCCAAGACTTTTAATATAAGCAAATATATCTAAACCTTCACGCTTAAATGCTTTTGTCATTGATTTATGTTCAATATTATTTTTATGATATAAACCACTTTCTAAATCTTGCCATGTAAGAAATTTTCTGCCAGTTTTTTCATATAGATTATTTAATGCCTCTGTAATAGTATCCCTGTAATATTCAAATGGATAAAGAGGTTTATCTGTTGGCGTTGGCATAAGACCAATCTCTTCTTTAGCTTTATTAAGACCACCAAACATTCTTACCAATACAATCATTGAAAAACCAGTTTTTTCAAGTGAAATATCTTCTCGTAAAACTGGTCTACCCAATTCTTTCTCAAGATTTATAAGTGCATTCGCAATATCTTCTTTTTCTTTTTTGAGCTTATTGCTTTCATAACCACACCAACGCACGAAATCATCATATTTTTTTACATTTTTATCTGGACAATATTTTACGAACCAAATTGGATTTGGTAAACCATATTTATTATTCATTAACTCATTTCCGCATAAAGCATGACCAATATTATCACTTACTTCTTTAAATCTTTTGACATATAAATCATAATCTTTACTTTCTGTCCTTACGTGAGATACCTTACCAAACTGTAACAAGAAATCATTATAGGTGATACTATTTTCTTTTAATACACGAGTTATAATTCTGCCTTGTGGCATATTATGTTTTGAGTCACATTTTGAATATACTGGCACTTCACCGTAAGTATCAATAAATTGATTATACAAAATAACCAAATCGTCATAAGTTACTTTAGTAGATTGGACTTCTTTATTTCCAACATTTAACATTTTTGTTCCCATAATTTTACCTACTTTCCACCTACTTTTTGCAATAAAAAAGGAATAGGATGGAGGCGTAGGTGTACCTCACTCAAATCGGTTTGCAACTCCGATTTGTCCCATTCCATAAATCCCACAATCAGTTATGACACCAATCATGAGTACATATATTTATTCTCTGTTTCCATTCACAGAAACATCAAATTAGTGGGCAGGGTTGGACTCGAACCAACGAAGCCGAAGCGCCTGATTTACAGTCAGGTGTAATTGCCGCTATACGACCTACCCATACAAAAAGAGTGTGTAGTATACACCACACACTCCAAAGATTCTAATTATTAACTAGCCACATATTGCTAATTAACGCCTAAATAAAGCCTTAATACGCAACATATTACTACTTAAAATCTTAACAAATCATCAAGTTCATAGATTCTTTTAATACTATTATGAATTGCTTCATATTCAGACAGTATAGAAGAAACAGTTTCAGTCCATTTTGACATTTCATCAATTTTCTCACCTAAATAATCTGACAATTCTTTCTTAGATACCTTTTTACCATTAATCTCATAAGTTCCAGATTTTACATCAAAATAATAAGTATCATTACCACAACAATCGCAATTCTCACAATCTTCATCGTAGTCATCATCGGTATCTTTGATATTATCAATATACACTTCAAATATATTCTCACCATAAACATGCGACATTATCTTAGAATTGCAATTCTCAAGAACATAAACGGCTTCTCCGCATATATCCTTATATCCATTATTATCTTTTGCAGGCTCACAACCAATTTCATCAACAAATAATGTGATAATATATTCATCTGTATAACCATTAACATTAGAATCGCCGAGTTCTTTAATACTTGAAATTTCAAAACCTCTTTCAGCAATAAGAGTTTCGATTAATGTCTTTGCTTCATAATACTTGGCAACAATTGCTATACTGTTTAAATTATCATAAGAAACTACATTATGATACATTGAATTAGCCCAATCAGCTAATTCATGTATATCATTTATAATTATTGTATCTATAGTAATCACGCCCCTTCAGAATTAAAGCTGCTTTGCTGACTTATTCATCTTAAATGTAATTTCCTGATGGGCAGGAGTTATATATTCCTCACCTTTTCTGTCACCTAACATAATCTTGCCTGTTCTCTCAGGTACATCCTTAACCTTAAATTTACCAAGCTTACCAACAGGAACAGATTCTGTAGCATCAGCTTTTAATGTATCTGTAATAACCTCTGCGTATGTATCAAGTATAAGAGCAATATCACCTTTCTTAGCTCCTTCAATTCTTTCTGCAATTGCGCTTACTAATTCGTTCTTTACCATTTTTTAAAATCTCCTTTATTTTCCTTAATATTTTTAGTAATATAAAAGAGGGTAGCTTCTCATTTGAGTACACTCCCTCCGATACATACAATTGTGACAGTAACATCACAATTTCTATACAATCGGACTAATTAAAAGTAGAAAATTAGCCCAATTTTCATAGTTACTTATGCATAATATAAAAACCAAGTCACTCGTACTTGGTCTACTTTGTCTTGGAATTAGTAATAATTCTTGTCTTGGAATCAATAATATCACCATTTGAATCCAATGCAAGATACATAAACCCGTTCTGATTTGGAATTATAAGTTTACCGTTGTTATAATCCAGCTTATCCAAATCACACACACAACCTTGCTCATACATTTTTATTCCACCTTGAGTAAAACTTCCTACTTTGTGGGTATGAGCCATTACGATTCCAGTGAATGTTCGATCTACACGCAAGAAATAATTGACTGCCTTTTCTGTTGTTTTTAACATACCAGATGAGTAATTTAATGGGTGACAGAAAATTACATTACCTTCTTTTATCCACCATTCTTTATCATAAACGATTTCAATATTTGAATCTTCAAACGCTTCACGAATAGAAGAGTATTGTGTCTGGGTTTTATTTCTTTCATCATTAACTTTGAATCCATCGTCTACAATCATTCCTAGCGGATCTGTTGGGATGATGCCAAGTAATTCGTTTGATAATCTATCAGAACAGTATCTTTGCATACGGTATTCATGATTTCCCATCACAAACATCACCTTTTTAGGTGTAGTCAGATTGATTAAATCAATAATATACTGTCTTCCTAAAACAAGTTCTTCATCAAGATTTACTTTGAATTTTTTAGGAAATGCAGAACATGAAAAACAATCCAATAAATCACCATTGACTATTAAAGTGTCTACAATTCCCTTATAGCTTGCAAAAATATCAATAGGTAAATTAAACGGAATATGAATATCTGACACACATAAAATTCTTTCAGATGCACCATCGCAGTTGTGAATATAATTATCATATTCTTCATATCCAACAGCCTGTTTTCTAAGCTGATCTGGTGTGATACTTAATCCAAGCATATCTCGAATTTCAACCCAATCCATATCTGTCTCTTTACGTTTCTTTGCAAGGCAACATCTTAATTTCCATTCAAAATCTGTTTCATTTTCCAATCTATGTAAGTCGATTATAACATCCACCTACTCTCTATTCAGCAGATTCAGACTCTTCATCTGAAATCTCAATACTGATTTTAATATCGAAGATAGTTGTACCTTCTGGTAATTTCTCTGCAATACGATCTACAATAGAACCTTCATCGTCAACGAAAGTTCCATTTTCAATTCTTACTCCACTTGCTGTAATATTCTTTTTAGCCGCACTAACAGTTGCTTTCTTAATTTTACTATCTACCATAATCCTTTAAATCCTCCATAAAATTAAAAAATCCCACCAGAACGTTTTCTGCCAGGATTGTAATACATTTGTTTACTTTTATTCTGTTTCACTTTGATATACTCACGAATCTTCCTAATATAATTTTCATCATAGCTCAAACGAATATGCGACTCCAAATAATAACACCCACAACGAGTAGGAATTTTATTAGATAACACATTATCTATAAGCTTATATGATGGATTAAGATTTGAGAGATGAGTATGTTTTTCTGTATCTTCTTGTCTACAGATACGGTAGCCATTTTCAGTCTTGTCAATATAAAATCCTTTATACTCAATTCGATTTTTCATAAGCAGAACCTACTTGACGTATTTATCTTCAATGTAACGCTTTCCACCACAAGTCTTGTAATATCCAATATGTTCGCCTCTGCGATCTACATATCCTCGTCTTGTATTTCTAATTATACCTTCAGATAATAATTTTTCAATTTCATTTTTTGAAATGTACTTAATAATTTTCACTTCTTTCTTAATTTATTTCCTGCTGAATAGCAGAATAGAGTGAGCGTGGAGGGATTTGAACCCATCGACAACTCGATTAAAAGTCGAGTGCTTTGCCAACTGAGCTACACACTCAAAGAGAATAATCGGCAACCATACTACAAGAACAGTAGTACAGTCACCGATCTATAAGAAGAGGAGTACAATATGAATATGTACCAATTTTAGAAATAATCTTTAGAATTGTTCTGCTTGAAAACGCCTCGACTCAGGACGACCATAATGGTTAGAGCCTTTATACTTCCACAGAAATGCATTGGTACAGTCTCGCTTGCTGAACTGAACTGGTTTTCCACACCATGCATAAGTTTTTTACATGGCATCACAGCAACTACCTTATAGCCATGTATTAGACGAAATATTATAATGTCTCTCAACAATTATATATTCTCTGTTTTATCAGCCAAGAAAAGCTGATTTCATTCTAAATTATTATGTAATTCTCTAACTTTTTTACGAAAATCATCAGTGAACACTGAAGTAATAGATAAAATAGAATTATTTTTTAAATTAAGATTAGATTTAGATTGTTCAAGTGGTATATATCTTGAAGTTACTTTTAGTCCAGGAAATATTTTTAATTCAACATATTCATCACTATCACTAAATTTATCCTTTACCACATCACCTAACGAATTAAGTACACGAAGTACATCTATTGATGAACAATCAATCCTATTACGAATTTCATTTGCAATATCATTTTGATTATAATATTTTTTTCCTTGTTGTATTGTAATTCCTCCTTTGCTATAATCGCATTTATAGAATTTTACAATAGAGTAGGGCAGTAATCATAAAAGTAATAAGTAGAAAACTACCCTCTCCTATGTAACTTTAATTTCGCTCTCATATGAGAACTGTAATTAGCTGTCAATTTCCGAATTTACTTGTTTTTTTGTAATTTTAAACCCAATATTAAATAATTTAATATCAGATCCATTACCTTCTAATTGGAGAATTTCATTTTTAGATTGGATAATAGCTTTATTAAAGCTATCATTACCACAAAGATACAAAACTTCTAATAAAAGATTTTTGATTTGAGAATTTTCTTTATCCTCAAGAGAAGAAAGTAAACGATATAATGTTGAAAAACCAATTGTTTCTGATTCAATATCTGCAATTAAATCAACTTTAAGCTTATTTGCTTTATCATTTCGTTCTTCTTTTGAGTCGGAATCAATGGCGAATATATTCTTCCTTTCATTTATGTATTTCTTTAAAATACTATAAATTCGATTTATCTGTTTTTGATTTATACTAGATGTCCTAAATAAAGAGTTATCTAATATAGATACAAATGGAAGCCAATCCTTTTTATAAGGATTCTTAATTTTAAATCCATTAATAATAGTCTGCAAATAATCCATCGAAGTGTGACATTTACAATAATGTTTCTTGTCGGGATTGTAATATCCTTTTTGTTTAGAGATATGAGAGAAGAAGTGTGGCATACGCTTTTTGCCTCTTACTAATTCGCCTTCTTCATTTTCTTCATATTCACGCACAAACTCATCATACTTTTCACGTAACTTGTCTAACTCCTTACCATTGTTGATAATAAATTCTTTCTTTGCTTTATCAATTTCAATTCCAGACATAACATCTAACTGACATATATCATAATACAATTCCTTAATATCATCATAAGTAGCACCATGATACATCTTATCCCAAAGTAAAGAATTTAATTCTTGTGATAGATTAACAATTTCACCGATTTTATTTACAGATGTTTTAATATCAAGATCTGCCTGTTGTTCAGGTGTATAATATCTTTTAACTTTTGTTGAACTAACAAACGATGTTGGTGTTTTGAATATATGATAATTTCTTTTAGCTGCACGAATGAGTTTTTCATTATCTGTTAACATTACTGTATCACTATCAAAATCAGCACCCGATAGTCTCTGCAATACATTTTCTCCAATAGAATTAATACACACAATCTCATTTGTAAGATTAAGATAACAATCTATCAATTTATTCTCCGTATTATATGGAAGCCAAATGTTTCCAATTGTAACATGAGGTGAACGACTAGCAAGAAGAGTTTTGTTATATTCAAAACGTGTACTATGTATGTTGCCAATTCCAATTTGACTTTTTCCTTCAAACTTACCGATTGATTGTTGTAGCATTTCTATTGGATTGCCAAGAAGAGTAGAGTAATTACCATTTACATAAATATGTCCATTTTTGAGATTTTTGTAATATGAACGAAGTAAGTCAATAAGAAATTCTTGATAGTATTTTGTTTTTGTAAAATTATCATTCACACACATTAAGTTATAAACTACATCATTCTTACTACTCATAGGTTTATCCATAGGTGACATTTCATCAATATCAGGATATTTAATGTAATAGCGCACAACTTCTGGTCTATCTCTAAGCATTTGTGCAAAGTCGAGTGATTCCTGCAAAAATTCCCTTACTTCATCTTTTGACATCTGAAGAGTATTGAGTAATTGATAATGAGTCTGTACCAAACGACCACCAAAGAAGTGAGTTTTCTTATCATGCTTTACAACACCAAAATCAGAATATAAGTGGTCAAGCCATTCGTCCCATGTACTAAATTTCAAATATTTAATACTGTTAGGTGTGGTAATTAGCTTTACATCTTCAATGCGTGTAGCTCTTGTTTTACCATTGAGCTGAGATACATCTGTTATATTATTATCTTTGAACCATTGTTGGATATTGCAGTTAAAACAACAAGACTTGAACATTAGATTTCTAAGCAGAAGCATACCATATTCTGAATAATCACCAAATAATGATATATCCATAAGAGACTGACCATCCCAAATTGTATTTGTGATTTTACAATTCTTTTCAGTGGTTTTAAGCCATCCATCTTCATCGTGAGTCTCGATTACATCCTCATTAAATATGCTATCATAGTCATCAATTAAAAGAATATTTTCTGGTTTAATTGAAATTGTATCAATAATACTACTAGATGGAAGAGCAATATATCCCTCATATGCAGCTAAGTCAATTGGATCGCCTTGATTGTATTTAAGACTACCTGAACTGAACTTTAAAATTGATTCATATAAATCTTCTCTGATAAAGAGACATTTACCAACTCTTGCTGAACCAGTAGAACGTTTCATACGACAATATTTAATACCATTACATATAAATCCATCTTTATACAACTCAGTTCTAAGTTCTGCATTTGTCTTTATAGTCTTTGGTTCACCCTTTTTGTGATACTGAGTTTGAATCTCTTTGACAATAGATTTATCTTTTTTGTCGTAGATGTTTACCTGCTTTTTAACAAATGGTTTTGGTATATCAATCGGATCTTCAATTTTTTCATTCGTCTTAATCCCAACAATTTCACCTTCGCTATTTTTAGCAATTCCATCTTCAAATGTAAGTTCTCTGTAATCATATCCAAGTCTTACAAAAGTGTTTTTGTTCATCTGATTCCATTCTTTAACGGAATACTTAAATGTGAGATTAATTACATTCACAGAATAATCGTGCTTTTTAATTCTAAATGAAAAATCATGTTTTCTAAATTTCCTATAATAAATATCTTTTAATTCTATAAGATCCAAACTGTAATCAAGTGTATTAATAAATTTTCGTAAATTATACTGTCCATCTTTGAGTTTTAAATTATATCCTTCTGGATTTTCCTCAATGTAATGTGCTGATAAATAAATATCCTTTGCATCAATAGATGGTATGTAAATTCCTGTATTATCCAATAGTTATACCTCCATATTTAATCTAAATTCTCCCAAAATTCATCTTCAGAATCATATCCACCATAATCTAAGCTCTCTGCGAATTTATGAGATGATTTTGTAGATGCTTTGCAATAACATTGCTCCAATTCTGAACATTCTTCACATCTGAAATTACTATCAAATTCACATTTCGAAAGTTCATCTACAATCAATTCTTTCATTTCTTCAACATTGTCAAAATTATTATTCATATAAATTTACCTCCATTTATATATTCTCTAAATGAAATTTCTATTTACAATTATTCAAACCACACAGGAGCTTTACCTATGTCATATTTCTTGCAAATAAGATACGAACAATATCCGTCTATCAATTCATAATTTCTGTCAATTATAATCTTCCCCAGTTCACCATACTTGATGAATGTATTTTCTTTCTTCCTGAATTTTCTGTAATTGGGTGGAGTAGCAAGAAATTCTTCTCTAATTTTAATCTCATTAATTGGAATCCAATATTCCTTATTTGAACTGTAATCAATATCAAAAAATATTTTCAGTCTATCAATAATTCTCATCTTTATAATCCTCCTCGTCCATTGTTTCGACACGATATCCCAACCAATCTATAAGATAATCAGTACATGGAATACAGTCTCTATGTATATATTGTCCTTCTGAATTTCTCAGATAATCTTGTCCACTTAAAATACCCCCACCACAATAGCAACATAAGTAATTATATTTCTGATGAAAGTTTGGACATCTTATAAGACAAGGATTATTGCCACAAATGTTGCACATACATATAACCTCTCTTTTTAATTTATACATTCATAGGAATATCCATCGTTGCTTGTATAGTAAATATGTTTTATCCCTAAATCTTTAATCGCTGCCATACAACTTGGACATGGACGACACATACCAAATTCTCTGTCTAATCTCGTTCTAAAAATATATAATTTTACTTTTTGGAAATTTATATCCAGATGACGGATAGAATTAAGACAATTGATTTCAGCATGTAAAGTCGGTTTAATACCATTCTTATTCCATGAATTTCTATATCTGTTATAATATTTTTGAATAGGATGCGTTTTAATTGTATTACAACCAATTCCTATTACATTTCCTTGGTAAACGGCTATGCACCCTATATGTGTTTTTTTATAATCCGAGATGGTAGCAGCCATTTTAGCTTTTTTAAAATATCTATAATCTGATTTACTTAACATTTCTCTCTAACTCAAACATAGCAGTTCCTCTATCAATACAATCAAGTTCATATTTGTATCTGTCCATATATCTCTGAATAATTCCTCTTTCTATAAGCATTTCAATATATTTCACTAAATCATTCTTGATTGTTTTTATCTCAGAAGAAAACTCTATTTCAATCTGGTCATCCATAAGATCTAAATGGTCAATATCTGTCTGTTTAATGTAGAAAGTAGCTAAATAAGATTCTTTCTCTTTATTCCATTTTGCCAAGGTAACCACTGTGTAATTATTATGTAAGTCTACGCTAATACCAACATTAGCAATAATTTCGTATCTAAGCATGTACCGCTTCCTCCTTTAAATTTTGTCTTTCTTCACAAGCCTTAAGCTTTTTGTTATAATCTCTAGTTGTACATTCTCTCTTTTTGGTTTCATCAAACTTAAAATCTGCCGCTATACGACTGGCAATATTAACTCCACAGCCACCGAAATCTGATTCGACTAGCTTGGGATAGCATACAAGCTTATTCTTTCTCTTAAGTTCCATTGTTCTTCTTGCTACATGATTTTCTGTTTCCTTTGTCATAAATATTTGTTCTCCTTGTTAAATAGTTCATATCATCGCTCCTTTATATATAGTGTGATACGGTTTATGTGTTACTTTTATATATTCCCTTATTGCAAAAGGGTTTTATTAAAAAATTAAAATATGAGGGTTTGTTCTAATTCACTGATATGGTATAATCATTAAGATGTGTATATACACTTGTAACTCATTAACTAAAGTCACGACTGATTCTTATATCAGGTACGGAGGTGTGATTATGCACATTAAAAATAGTGAAATCTATAATCTTTCCTATTTTAATAGTGTCTTATTATGAAAGGAGGATTGTAGATATTGCTAATCATTATTCTTACACCAGCTGTTATAATCGCAGTTTTGAATCTTGTTAAATATTGTGTTAAGTGTTTTACACGGTATAAAGAATTGAAGCTACTTGTAACTTCAGGAAAAGAACGTGTCGCCATCACGAAAAATGGCATATCATATAAGAAATAGGATATAGTAGGTACGTGAATTACTATTGTATTCATTTCTTATAGTAACTTTTTTAACAATAATTCACCAGTGAATTAGAAGCCTCACTGCAAATTAGAGTGTTTAGTGTAACACTCATTGCGCAAATTTATGGTAAAGAGATATTGTCGTAAGTGGCAGTATCTCTTTATGTTCTTAACTTATTGTTCTCCAAAATCTCTATTTGTTTTTTGATTTCCTCACATGGATCATATTTATTATCAATTCTTTGACCATGCTCATCATTTATAAAATGTCTATAATCAACAAATACCTTTGGAGTAGTTAAATATTTTTCTTTCCCATCTTTAATATATTTTTCTCTCTTCATAGGTTGACATTTTATAATTTTTAATTCTTCCAAAATATCAACTATGCGTCCTATATATCTCTCAGAAAGTCCAATATCTTCTGAAATCGTTTTGAAATACCGATAGCAACAGAGGGGTTTATCTTCTATACGATTCAAATTGACACGAATATAGGAAAGTAAGAGTAAGATATAAGCAGATGACATTCTCGCAAGGTCTATATTTTTACCTTTTAACTCTTCCTTAAAATTCAATATTTTATCCAATTCATCAAAATAAATGATTCCAAAATTATCAGGCACATCGAATTTTTCAATATTTAGTTGTACTTGCTGATATTTCACCGAATTGGTGTTTTCTTTTAGACACTTCTCAAAATCAGGACATGATTCAAAATATCCATAATGAGAGAGAAGTAATAGAACTTCATAATATTTTTGATTTATTTTCCCATCTCTGTAATTAGGTTTCAGTTTAGACCAGTGACAAAGTTCTGTTGTAGAAAATGCCACCGTGTCATCAAGTGAACGTCTTGTGCAAAGATATGAGAAGATTATTACACGCTTAGATGAGAGATCTTTATCATAGATGATTTCTCGTGGAATTTTTACATAGTTTGGCAAGACGTATCACCTCACTATGTTAATCTTCTAATAAGGACATTTTTAATCTTTTGTTCTTATTTAAACCAGAATTGTATTCATTTACATAAATCTTTGCATATTTTAAAGATGGTTTCTTTGTATATTTATCATTATCTGCAATTTCTTTAATGATAGATGGGGATTTTTTCCCGACAGAAGTAATAAGTCTCTTATTGTCAAAAATACCTTTATATGTTTCATAAAAGTCAAACATTCCCCTAATATAATTCCACTGCAATGATTTTGAATTTCCATTCCAACAGCCCTTGACTAAATCCATACATTCAATAAAGCCATCTACGTCATTTCTTGACGAATATTCCTTATACATATCTAATAGTTTTGCAGGACACTTAATTTTATAATCATTTCCTGGTTCTTCTCCAAAAATATCTAACTTAAAGCCAAGTGCTTTTATGCAATTATTAAAATCCTGTTCAATCTTATTTTTTTCATATGTACCATTAATCTGAGATGTAAGTGTGCGTTTTCTATTCTGTGGCTTTTCTTTTGTATTAGTTATGGTAAACCAATCATTCTCTTCCTCAATAGTTAAACCATAACGAAGTTCACACGGTACAGTCGTCCATCCTCTCATCTTTAAAATTGCAATAGTATGCTGACCATCACATACTTTCATAGAACCATCTTCTCTAACGCTAACTTTTACTTCATCTACTTCGTTTTCATCAAAATATTCATCACTACTAAGTTTTTCTACACGTTTCATATCAATATCTCTCTGATAGTTAAGCATTGCATCCAATTTATCAATTGGTACTTCCTTATGTGCAATCTTATTATCTGTTACTTTTGTTCCTTTTACTAAGTCTTTTAATTTCATTATCTAATCCTCCGTTTTTAATGTTATTTTTTTTGCTAATTCAATAGCGGTTAATAGTTTTGCTATATTATTCTCCGCATTGGTAATGCATTCATCTAATTCTGATTTAGTTACACGATTTTCCATATCATTAAGAATACTAACAAATCCATCATAAAATCTTTCAAATCCAGTATTCATACATTCAATTATGTCAATCTTGTAATTCCAAATAGAATCAAGATATTCTTTTGACTTTTCAGTTTTAAGGTCTTCGCATATTTGCCTTACCTCTTCACTAACTTGATTTTTTTGAGACGATTGAGAAGGTTGAATAGTAGGAGAGGGTGTGGTTGGTGGTTCAGTATTATATTCTCTATCTTTATTATCAGATATTTGTTCTTTTTTCTTCTCATTCTGTAATTCTTTATAGCCAGCACTAATAGAAGTTTTACCTGATAAAACACGATTCTTAAGTTCTTCATTATTTGAATCAAGAACACGTTTTGCTTGTCTATAAGTTTCTTTTCCAACATTTGCAATTTTAGCCAACTTTGAATTGGTTTCATTTTCTGAACGATTATTAGTTTTGTCAGCTTCCACCAGATTTGGTGTAAGCTGTGGATTAGCTCCACCAGTTGAAGTAGCCTGTCTTTCTTTTGCTTGCTTTTCATAAATAGGTCGATACTTTTCAGCCACAGCAATTCTTTGAATAGGAGATAAGTTGCGTCTGCCAAGTTGGATATCCAACATCCATTCCATAACTTCATCCTTCGTCTCATACCCAAGAGTACCAACAACGTACTCAATATTGTGTTTTTTACAGATAGAATAGCGATTGTGTCCATCCACAATGAATCCATGCCATTCCATAATAGGAAAATTTTTATCAAATCCATTTTCTACAATATTTTTTTCGAGCTGTTTGTACTCATCATCAGTAAGTGGTGGTAATAAATCCCTTAATTCAGGATCGATTTTTAATTCTTTTTGTTCCATTTTCTTTCCTTTCTTCTAAAATATAATTTACAGTTACAATTTGTGAGATGAGAGTATTGTAAGTGGTACAATAGTATATTCTCCATCTTGACTTCTAAAAGTCGTGAATTTTTACATTTATGAAATTGTCAAAAATTCATTTGGGTACATGTATGACGTACCCAAAAGTAAAAAATTTCTTCATTTGGGTACATGTCAGGTGTGGATTTGTGTAGGTCAATATCTATATAGACTCATATTATCAAGAGAAGAATATTACGCTTGTATTTCGCTTACGCTTCATACAAGCTCTATAATTTTTTGTTTGATTGTTATTGATTGGTTTAGGTACATGGTGTTTTTGATTAACGTTTTCATTTGGGTACATATGAGATGTACCTATGTGAAATTATTCTATATTTAATTCTTGAATTTCTTCTTCTGACATAGAATCCAATTTCTTTAATGCTCTTTCAATATAAATAAGTTCTAATAATGTAAAGTTATCTATTATTAATTTTGTATCATGGCTATTAATAATATCTATATAAATATGATTAGATAGTTTCTTGGCAACGGATTTTCTTGTTCTTTTAAATAAAATTGATTTTTTCATAATATCATTCTCCTTTTGAATTATTCTCTTTTTCTAAAACAACATAATCAGCAAATGAATCTTCAATAAAAAATATAGGTAACTTATTATGATATCTTTCATATATTTTTTAACCTGATATAGCAATAAGAAAACTATTGTTACCTTGTCTTGATTTTTCTAATTGCTCTAATTCAGCTTTAAATTTTCCATTCTTAACTGAACCTATTTTTCCACAGATGGAACAATATCCATATAACTTTGTGTTTATGAATGTTTTCCCTGTAAATGCAATCGGAAATTGAATTAAACATTCTTTATATTGATGTTTGTGCTTTGATTTGCGATTGCTCTTTGAAATATTGCTTTCTTTTTGTTTAAGATATTTTGATATATCATCTTGTATCATAGATTACTCCTTTGATATATTATTCTCTTCAATTGTCTATCCCACAGATGTTCTTTTCTTGCTAACGCTGCGAAAAGACCGCCCTTATCAAAGGGCTACATCTTGTGCTTACGCACATACTATCTTTTTGAGCTTGTATATAGTTTTCTCATACCCCTATCTGTGGGTTAAAAATGAGTTTTTGAGAGTAATTTTCAATTTTTATGTCTTAGGTGATAACTTATAAGGGTATGAGATAAAAGTGGCTAATTTTTTCTGTGAGGTGTGATTTTCTCCCTAGATAGATTTAGAAGTGATTTAATATGCTAAATCATCAAATATATTTCTATAAAAGTTACATGGTAAGTTGTTAAATGTTTCTGTTGTAATTAGTTTTAAGTTACCCATATAGAATCCTCCTTTAAATTTATTTTTTTATTTGGTAAGAGTGGTGTAATGATTATTTACAATAGATTGTTCTCTTAAAGAGATTTAAGTTTTTAAGAATTATTAAATAGAATAGTGGAGAATAATATAAATTTATGCAATAAAAAAACAGACAGCTTAATTACCGCCTGTTAATTTTTTATATTTATTTGATTTATATTGATAACCAGTTAGATTCTGGTTTTGCAATAAGACGAGCATTATTATATGCCATATCAAGTGTTAAACATGTGTGACCTTGATAATAATTTCCTACTTTAGTTACGGTTAAAGCTAATGATGGAGTAGTATCATCCTCTAAGCATAATGGAAGTAACAACTGAATCTTATTTTCATAATATTGTGGTATTGCCAATTTATAATTAGCTGATACTCGCTTCTTCATAGTTTCTATTGAACCATTGAGATTGTTAAGAATATTTTTGCTATCTTTAAGCTTTTCGGGAATTCTTTCAATATTATTAATATCTTTCAATATATGTTTATAATTAATGTTTATTTCGTAGTGCCAATCAAATAATAAGAGAGATGGATCATCAAAATAATTTGCTCTTGGTGGGCGATCAGAAATATTCATATTTCCTAAATCATATGATGTAAGAAACTTTAATCCATTTTTGCTTTTATCTTGATATGCGTATATTGGTTGATAGAATTCGGTAAAAAGTCCTGTGTTAAATAGTGCATATTCATTATTAATAATTACGTTCTTTTCAGAAGATAATTTTTTATATGTGTGAACCATATAATTTGTAAGAATTTTATTATTAGGGTATGTATCATTAGACCAATTTTCTTTATCTGCTATTTTAATTAGATCTTCTATATAATCATTCCAGTTTACATTGAAATACGCCATATATTCTGCTCCTTCTGTATTTTTAAATGCTTCTGTAAGTATATCATATTTTCTTGATTCATGGAACGGGAAAATATCTGTATCATCTGGCTTGTACAATTTAAATGGATATAATTCATATTCTTGTGATTCAAGTGGTATATATTCTCCTTGTAATTTCGTACATGCTTTTATATAAGCTTCTTGTGGTGTATCAGCATAAACAAAATAAATGTAATCATATGGTTCATAACAATATGCTGCTGTTGTTGGTATTAAATATGTATTCATTTGTAAACCCTCCTTAGAAATGTGTTTTATACAATTTTATATTCTCTTTTTTAAATTTGTTTTAAGATAAAATTCTTTACATGGGATATAAGGCGAAAAATTAATGATTTTGAGTCTATTTTGGATTTTTATGTATTAAGTGGTTAGTTGTTAGGGTAGAGAGTAAAAATTGAAATTTGAGCTGTGACAGTGGATTTTTGTATAGGTGCAAGAATTAATAATATTATTTATAGTAAATGTATGTGAATGTATATAGATAGTTAATGTAATTTTGGTGATGTAAAAAATTGACCTTGTATTTTGAGCATTTAGGTAGGTAAAAATGATTTTATGTGTTATTGGTAGGGTAAAATAAAAATACTGTATATAGGCATGATAGAGGGCTTAGATGAGAGATGGGATTTTTGGTATTGTTATAGTAGGATTTTTTTTGATGAATTGATTGAATTTGGGATTCTGGTGTGGTTTTATATATTCATCTCTGTGTGAAATGGTTATGATATTTTTTTTGAAAATAAAAAAGACAACCACATTAAGTTGTCTTTTTATAGATAAAGTTATTTATGTTGATTTTTAATAGAGTCATAATTTTCTATTACACGTCTTAGTTTTGTTACAAAATATGAGATATCCGCAAAATAATTAGGATATGCCAATTTTAATGTTTCAAATGAAGATGCTGATACTAATACAACATTAATATTTGAACCTTGTTCAATTTTTCCATATAATTTTGTCGCCGTTTCGAGATTTGAAGACTTAAATGGTTTTACAGTAACAGTCATTTTGTCATAATTGAGTAATATTATATAATATAAATTTTTATCTTTCTGGTTATATTTATTACTCGCATGATTAATAAACACATTTAATCCACTAAGAGTAGATATTATATTATTTTTCTTATCAAGATACTTAATTTCTGATATTAATTCATCAGCCCATTTAGATGTATTGAGACATATAGGCATTTTCTCTTCTATGGCAAACAAAGAGGATACAAGTGTAAAGAATCTTAATATGTCATAATCTCCCTGACTGGATTTAAGATTGCTTTTTGTATATATCCCCATCATTTCAACAGCAGTTGCCCACATATGTTGTAATTTTGTACGAAATTGAATTTCTATGAACATATTTTTATTGTAAGTGTCTTTAGATTCACTGTGAAATTGATATACCATATGATAAGATCTATAACCTGATTCTTTAGGATTGGCAATATAATCATATTCACGTTTAAGTATATGTCTTATTCGAGAAAATTTATATCTATCTACTGCATTATAAACTTGTTCTATAGTGTCAACAATTACTCGACATCCACCTAAATCTTGCATTTTATATAATTGCATCTCAGGAAATCTTTGAATTTTACCAGTTATGGATTCAAGTCGTTTTAATCTTTGAACAACAATGGCATTTGGATTCTTTTGACGAAGATTACTACAAATGACTTGTAATGGATAAGCGTGTGCAGCTCTCCAATTATTTAATATTACCAAAGCTTCTTCTCTTTCTTTAGGAGTAGAAAATGGATCGGCTATGATTTTACCTGCTTTGTTAATCTCAGATTTGGTATATTTAGGTACTTCCCATTTATTTTTATCTTTCATAGAAATTTCCTCTTTAATTTGCTTAATCAATAAATCTATATTGTCAATATCAATTGTATCATTAATTAAAAGAGAATTCATTATATTTATTGGATTTATAGTTTTTTGCATTATTATGCTCCTTTTGGATTGTATTTTTGTGAATTTACTTATATTTATTCCCCTATTTTTGAATTATTGAACACTAATTATTGAACAGGAGTAATATAAATATTTATATGGGGTGTAAGAGATGTATAAGAAATGATATTTAGAATATTGAAAAATTATATGAGATAAAAATGGATTCGGTAATTGAATATTATATAAGGTGAAATTGTTATGTTTTTATAGGATGATTTTTAAATATGGGATATGTAGATTTGAGATAAAAATTAATGATTATACATTTGGTTCGAGAAATATAAGAAAAATAAAGGCTTTTTAAAGAATTATTTATGAAAATGTAGTAATTTTGAGTATATGATTATGGGTAAATATAAGAAAAAATAAATGTGTTTTCGAACTTAACTTCGAACTGAATTTTGGAAATTTCGTGTGAGTGGAACAGATAGGTGCGTTTACGCACCCTGGGCTGGCTGCTATGATGTAAACATGCCCCCCTAGTAAATATATAATAATATTGTACTATTATTGTATGTTTTGACAGTATTTGTATATTTTACCATGGCATCAAATCGCCTGATATAGTCAGGTGAGGCGATGCCGTGAGCTGATGCCGGCAGCGTTTAATTATTATTTGTTCGTTTTTTGTATATTGTTTGTAAAGAGATTATGTTATATATAACAATATATGTTATATAAATGATATTATGTTATATATAACAGATAATAAAATATATAACACTCTATAAAATATATAATACAAACTATGTCTGTCGCACACAAACAAAATAATAAAAATGTCTGCATCTATTACTCCCAACACAACGATATACAAGCATCAAGCACCAGTTTTTGACTTTACAATAATAAATACAACTCCGTTTGTCTTTTCTGCCATCTGATCCACATTATAAATATTATAACTAACTCTATTATTATATTTTAAATGCTTATCAATCTGGTATGCTTTAATATTTCTATTTATTTATATATTTCTAACTGCCTTTTTATCTGTCTTTTTATGTCTGCTCATTATTCAAATACCTTTAATTTTTACTATTTATATCATTATCAATTAATGCAAGCAAATATTCATTCATTGATTTATAACCTTTATTTTTGTAATGCTTTTCAATTATTTCTTTTTTGTCTTTCGTAACCTTGCAAGCAATAGTGATAATACCTTTTCTTTTATCATATTCAACACTAGCCTTGATCTGGCTTGCTTTTGTTTTATTTTCATTCATATTATATTTCATATTACATTATCTTTTTTTAAACATTCAAACAAATATTCATTTATGCTCTTATATCCATTTTTATTTAACCAGTTTTCTATATTTTCCCTTTTGTCTGCATCTATGAAAATATTAGGTCTCCATTTACTATTTTTATATTCTATTCCAGATTTTGTCTTTTTCTTTTCTTTCATATTTAAACTCCATTTATATATACAATATGCACAAAAATTAATTCAAAATTCATATATTTATAAATTTTATCATTTTTATTTGTATTTGTCTATTGTGCAATTTATACAAAAGGTACGTACTAAACGATAATAAAGTACGTACTTATTATGCAGTATTAACAAGCAAGTACGTACCACACGCACACTTTATATTTTGTTGTGCATAATCAACAAAGTACGTACTTTGACATAAGTACGTACTTATATTATACTATAACCATAATAAAGGTAAGATATAAGGAGGTATAAGTCATGGGCGAGTATATTTCAGTTATTGTTGACGAATGCGGTTCTATCCGTGCATATTGTTCTGATTATTCAGACGATGATATTATGAATATTTTATATCAGCATCCCGAATGGTCACAAAGATGTATTTCAATTTAAGAGAATAACAATATAAAGAGTGACGTTTTAGCCGTGGGGATTCAGTTCTCCGCTTGCTTTTCGAGGTATTTATATCTCATGTATGATCTTTGATAATTACATATATTACACAATACGCTGATTAGTTTCGTTATCAATCAGGGCGATATCAAGCTTACAATTTAAAGCGTGTGCAATTTCAATTAATTCTTTTTCATTAAAATTATCCCGTTTAAATTTATTAGTCATATTATTTCCCGTTGTTCCTAACTTTTCGGCAAGTTCTTTAATATTGATTTTTCTTTTTAACATTACAATTTTAATATTTTCAGTCATTTATAAAACCTCTTTTCTATTTGATTTGAATTTGATTATACATTGTAAGTTATGAAAAGTCAAATATATAAAAGAAATCACACGAAATAGTGTAATATATTATTAAAGATAAGGATATCAAACGATTTTGATTTATTAAAAGGAGGTAAACAATTATGACATTTAATACAATTACAATTGAGGCAATGTGGCAGACACTTTTAGATATGGGAGTATCTGAAGAGACGCTTCAAACAGTAACCGATATTAACGGCTACAATGAACAAAGCATGAAAGATATTTTGTATAGCCGTTTTGGTTATAACGATTTTGATCAGCTCAACGATTAATTACATAAAAGCCTTGTATCGTGTGGCATCTGCTACGGCGTACGCATCAAAGCAATGCAAGGCACTACACAATATTTTATTTTATTGTGCATCTGGTGAGGGCTACCGCTTGCGGTAATAAGTGAATATACCCAGATAGTGAGGCGGTTTGAATGTATGAGAACTCACGAAAAAAAGACTTGGAAATATTCAAAGCATGTGAACGCTAAAAAATCATTGACAGCTCAAGATCTCAACGCTGTATAAACATTGTGAGACGTTAGAGGGTGATATTGATTAAGCTAAGCACCCTAACAAAAACAGATTAGCTTGATACGTCCGTAGCCATGTGAACGGAGGACAAGAAACAGACTGGAGGGAGTAAACAAAATACTTCCTAATGGGATGCATAAAGGCATCACGAAACAAACAAGCACGAACGGCGGAGCGTGAGAATGTGAGCGGATAACACAATAAAACCGCAACCGCTTTTATATGGTTATGATGATATAACCGCACTAATTAAAACGGCTTAACTGTTCATTGATAACAGAATATAGTAAGGCTGTGTTGTTTCCATCTGAGAAGCGTATAAGCCGACTATTTTATATATTAAATAGTCCGTTGAGTAGATATCTCAATGTTATCAAAAAAATCTAGTCCCGTTGATGTGGGATTCAGGTTTGAAAGTAAATAAGCCCTGATTCTTGATTAAAAGAAGGAAGAGAAGAAAACGTCAAACCGCTTTAAATCAGGCGGTTAGTAAAAAGCAGATAATCTTATATATTAATTAAAGAAGAAATACATATTATTATAGATATATAACAAGCAATATTTTTTATTGCTTATAAGATGCAAGCAAAAATAACACATGATAAGTATATTACAAAAGGATTTATAAATCAGTCGGGCAAAAGTGGAAATCCCAGGCGGTGGCAAGTAGTAGATTGATTATAAATAAATATGTTTTCCCTGTCTTATCGCCGTTATACAAGCAAGTTGTAAAGACTGAATGATTAAATAACCATCAGCAAAAATAAACAACTTGCTTTTTTGTTTGCATAAATAAGCAATAAAAAAGAATAAAGGAGGTTATACCACAATGATATATAACTTATTAAATATAAAAACAAAAAAGATTGTAGCCTATACAATAATATCTGTAAATGATAGCGATATCTTAACAGATGAAGAAATACTTGACAGCCGTTTAGAATGTGGAATTGATGAAGGATATATTTCAGATAATTCCTATAAATGGATAAAAGGCAAAGAGAAAAAAGGGATTTTATTATAAGGAGGACAAAACAATGAATAATACAATAGCTTGTTACGATTTTAGAATTATCAGATGTCAGGACGGATCAGAAATCATTGATGAAAAACTCAAAACTCCGCTTGATTCTATTGATGGAGTTTTGGCTGCCGAGTATCAGAAAGTCCAAGATGCACTTGATATTATACATAAGAAGGAAAAGAAGAGACAGAAAGAAGCATCAGCAAGACAGAAGAAAGAACGCAACATATTATTTAAAATTGCTTGTTTATGCGGATTAATTACAGCTTAAAACAATACATATAACGGAGGTAAAAACATTATGAAAAAGGAAAAATTCAAGTTATCAAGTGAATATTTTTGTGGAAATAAAGCGAGTGATTATGCTATCAAGAACGGATTCCTTGATTATGCCACACTTGCAAAGAGTTTTGATGCAGTATCTTCAGATATTATATCTAAAACAGATGGAGTTATAGGTTACTGGGAACAAGAAAACGGATTTATTGATAATTCAGAAGAAATTGAAGCCATAAAAGATAATATATCAGAACTTGAAAGCAGCCTTGACGATATAGAGGAAGATTCAACAGAATATGCAGCTATTCAGGAAAAAATCACGGACTTAGAAGAACAGAAGGAAGAGCTTGAAAATGAAGTTGAACCTGAAATTTTTCAGTATTTTATAATCTCTGAAAACGGCGCTGAAATCCTGAAAGATTATACAGACGAAATTGTTTTTTATAATGAAGAGTTAGATATGTATGTTTGGGGTGTAACTCATTGGGGCACAAGCTGGGATTATGTTCTTACAGATATACCGCTTAATTGTGGATATAATGAGTGATTAATAATACATGGTAGTAGTAGAAGGGATGCAGTTTTAAGCATCCCTTTATTATATGGAGGCGATAACTATATTTAAAGGATATTACACAACAACTTGTTATTATGGACTTGTAGAAGGCTATTATATGCAATTTGAGACAGAAGCAGCCTATAGAGAATATATGGAGGAATAGAAGCATGACGAAAGAAGTCGGATGCTACAATATTACTTTTTGCGGTTTATCTTATAATAATAATATACCTTATGACATGGTTATTATTGAAAAATTTAATAATAATACTTACATAGAAGGAAGTAAAAAAGTACTTTATTTTAGACATGAAAGAGGTTGTATTGTGCCAGTTTTTAACACTGAAAAAGAGGTTGAAAAGTATTTACAATATAGGAATTATGAAAAACTCAAAGTTAAGAAAAGCATAACTATTGAAATAGTATAGGAAGGAAGTCGCAGCTATGGAAAAATTGACATTGAGAATTAAAGCAGATGCATCAGGAAAGTATAAAACTATTGATGTATTAAAGCAGATTAAAGCATCATGTAAGGCAGTTGTGTTCCCTGATAAAACATTAGAGAAAACTTGTCTTGCTGATTTGCGTTTAAATGACAAAAAGGCTATTAAAGGCATTACACAAGGCATTCCTGAAACATGGAACAGTGAAATAATGGAATATATAGAAAGAAATTTTACTTTGATTTTTGAATAAAAAGGCGGTTGATCATATGTCAAGGAAACATGAAAATTTTAAATGGAGCGGTTACAAATACGCACCTGAAAGCGTTAGTTTTTCGCTTAATGGAAAGCATATTAATTTTTCTGAAAATGTTAGAAGCCGTTTAGCATATTTGGCAATATGTGGAAAAAATGAAGAATTGCTAATTGAATTAAAACGTGCATTACGAGCAGAAGAAAAGAAGTCCTTAATCGTTGGAAAATGTATTTGCTTTTTTAAGAAAGATTCAGATGAATTTTATTACACACAGCAACTTAAATATAATCCTGATGATTTGCATGATGCTTTACGATGCTATAAGGAATGGAAACGATATATATTAAGCAAAAAATGTATTCTTGAGGCTGGCTTTACAGTAACGGAGGGAACATTTGAACCTTTTGAAAATGGAAATAATAAGCCAAAAGTCAAAACGATTGAAAACTGTATTGATCTTACACGTTGTAGGTCAATAAAAGTAATAAGAAAAAGTTTATATTAATCAGGGGAGGACAATTTAATGATGAATATTAGATTAACAATGGAAGAATTAAAAACACTTATTAATAAGATAGAAAAGGCAGTACCTAAAAAGCCATCACTTAATATATTAGAGTGTATCAGGTTAAAGGCAGCTAATAATAAATTAATAGCAACTGCGACAGATTGTGACATTGAGTTAAATATCATTCAGGAAACAGAAGTATTAACAGAAGGAACTTGTTATATTAACTTGACGGACATTAAAAAGATACTGAAACTTAAAGCGGATTATTTAACAATTAAGCATTGGGAGGACGATGGAAAAATCTATATTTCTACCGGCAAGAAAGTTATAACATTAACGGCTGTTGATTGTGAAGTATTTCCTGAAATTGATTATAAGTCATCAGCCATGACGGATTTTTTGACAATCCAGGCAGATCAGTTAGTGGATATTTTAAAGAGACTTTCTTATTATGTAGAGAATGCGACATTATACAGTCACAATGTTATGCTAAATAGTTTTAATTTTGACAGAATACATAATAGAATAACTGGATTAGATGGAAAAAGAATTGCTATTAGAAATAATATAGAAGGCTTTAATCCAAACAATAATAACGATGAAGTCAATATACAGAAGGACTTCTATATTAAGTTGGAAAGAGTATTAAAGGCAGAAGGAAACAATTATATTAGCATAATGACAACCGAGGACAATAATTATGTTGTTATTTCTGGAAAATCTTTCATCATGGCTATTCAGCGTGTATCAGGTCAGTATTTTAAAATTGATAGTATGTTATCAAGAGGTAAATATTCATTCACGATTAATAACATTAAGGAATTAAAAGAGGCAGCAGATTATGATATTAAGCTCAATGGAAGTGAAGATAAAAAGCCGTTGATTCTATCTAACATAGAAGGAATTGTATCTTGTACAATGTCTTGTAAGAACGGCGACAGCTACGATATATTAAATGTTACGGATAATGAACTGCCAGAAGGTTACTCAATGGGATTTAATCCGCAATTCTTATCAGATCTATGTATTACATGTACAGAAGATAACTTGCATTGTGAAGTAACTAATAATAAGTCGCTTTTATATGTATATGAGCAAGATTATACCTTCTTAATATTGCCAGTTAATATTATTGCCACACCAGAGGAAATTATAATAGCAATAAAGAAATTAGCTGATGCAGTTTGATGGTAATTAATATAAGGAAGTCTATATTATAGGCTTCCTTTTGTATTGGAGGAAATGATGCAGAGGGAAAAAATAAATCGTACAGAAGAACAGATTGAGGATATAAAGAAATTCATTATATCTCACGGTTTTAAAAATATGTCGGATTTTTCAAAGGCTGTAGAAATGGAAAGACAGAATATGTCAGCAAGAATCCGTGGAAAATGTAATCCTGATATTATTTTACTTTTGAAATGGGCAGTTATATTAAGATGTGACATTGTGGAACTAATAGAGTTATTTTATCCAGAAGAGTATCAAAGATATAAGAAAGGATTATATGAATAAATCAGTAAAATATCCGTGTATTAATTGTATTTATTTTTATGCATGTGGAAATACAAACAGAATAGAACCATGTCAAGGAAGAATGACAAAATCAGAGAAGAAAAAGGAAGTGAAGGAAAATGAAACTTACACAAAAACAAACAGAATTAATTGAACTGTATAAGCAGCTTGAAAGAGAATACGGGAAAGGAAATGTATTTTTCAGATATATAAATGACTATCACAGAATTAAGTTTGTTATCCATGACACTATTGGAAGTGATGTGTTTACTATTCTTTTTCAGTATAAAATCAGTGGAAAGGTAATTAATGCTTTAGAGGATAAGGGTTTAATGATTGGAAGAGATAATTTCCACAAAGAAGCTGATCCTAACTCATGGAGAAGCCAACCTAAAGAATGGCGATATGTCGGTTATCAAATTAGAACAGAATTATTATAGAAGGAGTGATTTAAATTGACAGAATATTTAAGTGAAGTAATAAATCCTGATAAGCCAGGAAGTTTTATGAAAGATACAAAGGAAAAATTTTACATGATTTAGAGCATTATACACTCGATCCAGTATTTGAAGATTATGGGAATTTTGTATATAAGCCTACTTGGGTGAATAAGGAAGCGGAGGCAAGATACAGTAAAGGTTGTACAGCTATTTGTGGAAATTTTGAGACATATTCACATGCATTTAGAGTTTATACAGATGATGAAGAACTGATAAAGGAACTTACAGAGGCTATTAGGAAGAATCAGGCAACAGAGGAATATAAAGCAGCTAAAAAGCGATTAGAGAAACGCAGACAGAAGGAACATGAAGAACTTATGGCACGGCTGGAAAGAAATAAGAGAAGATAAGGAGTGATGTAAGTGGAAAGATTAAAAGGATACATTGAAAAGTGGTTAGATGGACAAAAGGTAAGAAGTATTCAAGTATCGTTGTTTGATATAAGAGAATGTGTTAGAATATAACGCAATGGTGCGGAATGAAAAACCTGAGTTTATCAATGGTAAAGTAAAAGAAATACTTGATAAATGCAAAATAGAAACAGTTGTAGAGGGGATTGGATGGAGGATTGCATAATGAAAGATTGTAATAGCTGTAAACATTTTTGGTATGATAATTTAACAGGCACTTCTGAATGTGGTCAGTATGACAATATGACAGAGGATGAAACTGATAAGTATTATACAAACGGAGAAGATAATTGTCCGTTCTATAAGGAAAATGTAAATTAAGCAATGAATATAACTTAATAGAGAGAATAAAAAAGCAGATAGCAGAGAATGTTATCTGCTTTTTTAATTCCAAAGGGAAGAACTGTTTATAATGAATAGGAGACAATAATTATGGAAGAAAAAGATATTAGAATTTGTCCAGTATGTAATAAGGAAGTAGAAAGAAATGATATGAATTTCACAAGAGATTGTCATGGAATCACTTTTAGATTAGTGTGTAATGATTGTTGGGAAAAATTAATGGAAAAGGGATATGACGGTCAATATTATAGTGAAGCTGATGAATGTATTGATGAAGATTATTAAGAGGTAATGCAAATGTATAGAAGTGCAATAGTAAACGAACTTGGACATGTAATGTTTTGGTGTGATGAATTACAAGGAGACGAACAGATTGAGTGTATATTAAATGGACATCCTGAATGGTCTGTTAAATGCGTAGAAATTTAAAGGAATATTATTGGAGGTGTAAGAAATAGCAATTTCATTTTAAGATTGGAGAGTGGTAATTATGTTGAAATTACGAGAATGGAATGAAGTATTAGATTATGCGGATCAAATTGAAGAAGAACTTACCTCTGATGGATATAATGTAAGGCTGCATGAGTATTCGATATACAACGGAGATAAGGGAATTTATCTCACTTTATATGACAATCATAATAAAGTACATCAACAATATGCAAGTGGTATACATGATAGTGTAAAAGAATATAAAAGGTATATTGATTATTACAAGAAAAAACTTATGGAGGAATGATTATGAAAGACATTGATATTCATTTTAGGCAGATTGAACCAAACAAATTTTGGCTATTATATAACGGAGAGTCATTTGAGATTTTCACATACAACGATGGGAAATTTCACAATAAATTGTATGAGTGCAGTAAAGAAATTCCAGAGGAATTAGAATGGTTTGTTGATAAAATCATAAGAAGAGAAATTGGATTGGAGTGATGAGATATGAAAAAAGTAAAATGCGTTAGTATCAGAGAATTTATGCCAAAGCAAATTGAAGTTGGGAAAATTTATTACATGGATGAGAAAACAAAATGGAAAGATGGAGACGGTGATGAGTATGCCGTATTTTATTCTGACAAGAATGGCGAAGATAAAATTGGCAACTTGCTTTTATCTCATTTTTGTATGATGGAAGATGGAAATTGCATGGCTTGTGATACATGTAATGATTAGACTTGAAGCAAGAGTTTCTTTGTAAGAACGGAGGATATATGATGAAACGTGATTTAGTAGATGAATTGTATAAAATAGCGTATAAACGATATAGAGAAAAATATCCAAATAAAGATTTCGCATCTATTCCAAATTTTTTAGATTCACTTTGGTTTAGTATTGAAGGTGAGTTTAATAGAAATGGATATGATGCTGCAAGAAAATATGTAGAAGAAACAAAGTTAATTGTATTAAGGTGAATGGTAAGATTGGAGGAATTATTATGTGCACATATTGCGAAAGAAGAACAGATGTAAAATTTGGATGGGAACAACCGAAACTTCCATACCATAGTAATAATCTAAACGAAGGTAGATTGAATGGAAATGTATTAGAAAATGATAAATGGGATGGTGTGATTCACGATTACCAAACAGCTATACCAGAATTAATTCTCACTTGTCCTGGTTATTTTAATGGCGAAGGTGTTGGTGCTATTTACATCCCTATTAAGTATTGTCCCGAATGTGGAAGAAAATTAGGAAAATAAAATCATATGAAAAGGAGTGATAATTATGCACATAACACATGAAATGAATATGCATAACTGCCAACTATGTAGAAAAGAATGGCTTGGAAGATGTTTCGGAAAGAAATACGGAAAGGATGTATCTGTTGATAATGAACCATGTAAGTGTTACGAATTTGGCGGTTCAGAAGAGAGACTAAAAGAAATTGAGAATAATATGAAATGAGGATTTACTATGAAGATTGGAGAAAAATATTATGAATGATGAATATAGAATTGAAGTAGATACAGGAAATGGTGGGTATGGTTTTATAGATACATTACCAGAACTTCTTGCAGATGTCGAACTTGAATATGGAAAGAAAGAAGTAGAAAAAGTGTCTATATGGACTAAATCCTCGAAAGAGGGAGATGAATATGTAAGTGAAGATAAACGGATGCATATTTGGAATATCGGGAAAAGTTAAAGAAACGATGATTTACTATTAAAGTGAGGTAAAAAATATGAAAGCAAGTAAGGTAAATGCAATAAATAAAATTGCAATTAAGGGTGATAGATACGAACCAATTATAGCAGCTATTCAAAATATTGAGATAAATCATCCTGAATTATATAAAGAATTATCAAAGGTTATTGATATAGAATTATGGGATGGATATTCTCTTATGATACATGAAGAAATCGAATAACCAATGAAACGGAAATTTCAAGATTGAATCGGAGGTTAATAATATGATAAATATATTTGGAACAGACTTTATTGAAGTAAAAAACGAGAGTGTTTCCATTAATATCATTACATTGGAAACAGGACAGAAACTTTATTCTGTTAGTGGTGGAATTAAAAATGGGACAAGATTAAAAACTAAAGAATTTAAAACTCCTAATGAATGTATTGATGAATTAAGAGAAAGAGTTGCGTATTCTTTATTAGAATTATAAAACCAGATGAAAAGCACATTTCGGAGAGTAAATTATATGAAAATTAGATTTAAAGACTTATTATTTAATAATGAAGAAATTGAATTAGATGTGAAAGATATAATAATAATGACAGGCGATCAGGATGAAACAATATTGATTGAGAATGTCGATGGAGTATTTTATAAGGTAATTGTCATTGAATTTGTTTAAGGAAAGGTGGTAAAATTTATGGATAGGAAAGAATATTTATTAAGACAGGTACTAAAATTATTTAAGCAACAGAAAGAAAGTCGTTATGTTTTAAATATTGAAGAGATGACTGTTATGTATGATGGAGCTGAATGCGATGGAAGTTGTCTTTGTGATGATATTATGGATGAGTTAGGAATTGACAGCTTAGAAGATATCGAGAATGAGAAATTAATAATTGAATAATTTAGAGAACATATAAGAGATTGAAAATATTCAGTCTCTTATTTTTTATGGAAAGGAATGGTGGAAATTATGTTTGATTACAAAGAATTTAAGAAGGAAATGTCAAAAAGAGGACATGAAGTACATAAGAATGGAAAGTATCTTACAATTATTCCTAATAATAATTACGAGGGATACAGCAAGGGGTTTCTGTTTGCAACCGATGTAATAAAGGGATTTGAGGATGTATTAAAATTCATTACTATGAATCACTACAATACTTGGATATATAGTGCAAAATTTAAAATCATATGATAGAATTAGAATAGTAACAATAAGACGTGAATTTATATTATAATTTTAAGGAGGATTTAAAGAATGGGTGTTATTTTTGTGTTATTTGGTATTTGTTATATTATTTTTATGATTATCAAGGAGGAAACTGTTAAGCCAGTATCGAAGGATTTTGATTGGAGGGCAGCGATGATTGATCAGTCAAAAAATAATTTATCACCCAGAGAATATAATCGAAGAATTGATGCTGGATATTATGACAGAAAAGATAAGAAAAATTAAATAGTAACAAAGAGTTAAGCTGTTGAGTAGAAATATTCAACGGCTTATTTTATTTAGGATAGGAGAATATTAAATATGAATAATTATAAGGTAATTGGAAGATTCTACAGCAATGGAGTAAGAATGATAACAGTATTAATGAATAAGGCAGCTTGTACTATGTCCGAAAGAGAATTTAATAGAATTGTAAGTATTAAGTAAATCATTGGATAGGTTCTCTTATGGTGCAAATAATGCAGATATATAAAAACATAGGAAAGATTGGAGAAAATAAAATGAAATATGATGATTTCACGAGCGGAGAATATGTGAAAAAAGAAGATGTAATGACATATTTAAGAGTGTTTGATTGGACTATGCCAAGAGAAGAGTTAATTGAGAAATTTAAAGGCATTTCATCTATTACTCTTAACGACCAGGACATAAACAAAGTAAAAATAAATAAAGTGTTAAATGGTGAATGGAACAATGATTAATTAGAAATGGATAATTCATAAGGAAAGGTAAAATAATGAGTTTTCAGGAATTTGAACGTAAATACTCTTATCTTTTATCTTGGGAAGATGCAGAGAAAAAGGTAGGACGCAGGTTAGATTGGAATAACAATTTTGATTGTTGTTTATATCATGATTTGTTAGTAGAAGCTGTAAATGCAAAGTAAAATGCGTGTTTCATTGGAAGAAAGGAAATAATATGTTAGGATATAAGATTTATTTTAATGGAGAGAAATTTGTAGCAGATAATACTGCGACAGAAGTTCAGACGATGCCATGCGATTCAACTGTTTCATGGATGGCTAATAAGACATATGCAGATAATGCCGTAGAAAAGCATAACGCAAATGATTTAAAGGATGTTAAAAAATGTAAGGAATGCGGAAAATATTTTTGGCAAACAGATGATGAAAGAATCTGGTTTACTGATAGGAATATGAAAGCACCTTGCAGATGTTATTCTTGCAGAAAAAAGAAACACTGAAATTGTGTGTTTGTTAGAGTTGGAGGCAAGAGAAATGAATAGAATTGATGAAATTATTTATAAAGAGACACAGAAGGCAGCTTATGAAGAACAGTGCGAAGAGGAATTTGTTCATCAGGAACAGCCAAACGAAGATTATTTTGAAGGCTTAAATGATTATTTAGATGGAATAATGAGTGTCTGAAATTCACATTTTTCATTGGTTTAGAAAGGTAGGTAAATATGGAAAGAGTAACATTAAAGCATCTGGTAGCAAGATATAAACAAGATAAAGAATTTTTACAAACACATCCTGAAAATAGGGAGTTATTAGAAAAAAGAATAAGAAGACATGAAAAGGATATTGCAGAATACGTAAGTAGCGATTCATTTCAGATGATATTAAATTGTTATAATTTGTAAACAAGAAATTCGCATTTCTTTAAAAGATTGGAGGAAATATATGTTTGAATATAATGGATATCATTTTGAGTCAGTAAGAAAACTAAAAGAATCAGAAAAGAAGGATATATGCACATTCTCTAAACATATCAGAAGCGATAGAGAACTTGGGATATGTGATTATGATGTTGATTGGAAAAAACATGATTATAGTTGGAAAGATTTTTATTCAGCAAGTAATGACAGTCAATTAGACATATTCTTATGCAAAGAAAATGGAAAATTATATGTTCCTTGTGAACATGAATTATTTCAGTTTGAAGAAAAAGAACATAAACTACCTACTGCAAAAAAAATAAAGCGTTGAAACTAAGATTTCATTGGAAAATTCAATCGATATATTGTGATTGAATAATGCACTAACTACAATATATAGTACATAAAGAGATAGCTGTTGGTACGAAATGTACTAGCAGCTATTTTATTTGAAAAAATATCAAAAAGCTAATTGACAAACTAACAAATAGATGATAATATAACTAATATAAGGAGGTAAAGCAAATGAAAAAAACTTTTGCTACTCCTATTGATGAAAAATTGCAGAATGAATTTAAAGCCAAATGTAAACAGGAAGGATATAAAATGAATGAAGTAGTAGAAATCCTTATGAATGGTTATATTAATGGTCAAATTCAAATTGAGAAAGAAATTTCTTATAAGATTCATCAATCAGGAAAATAAAATAGTGTAGGTTCTCCACCGACCAAAGCAAAAACCTACACCATCAGCACTTGAACCGAAGTCCTAGTCATTACATATTATATCGTATTTTCTGGACTTATTCAAGTCACATTTTCCAAACAAAAATTGCGTACCTTGAAAACTGAATAGCAGATTGGCTATCTGTAAAAGCTGTCGTGATGGAGTTGGAATACTCTCGATAGTCTGCGAGCAAATAGAGAATAAAACTATAGAAGGCTATCAACAAATTTATTTAAGAAAGGAAGATACGATATGCAATTAACAAAAGAGCAGAACGAAACAGTAAATCCATTACTTGATAATAGACAACTTAGGGACAAGTGTGTCGGAAGATATGAAGTATTGGAACAGGTAAAAACATTGTTACTTTTACCAGATAATGAAACGGCAACAGTAAAACAAATTGCTGAATATTATTCATCAATCAGGACAGATGAAGAGAAAGCATTGGGTAAGAAAGATATTATTATTTCAGAAGATGCTATTCAAAAAATTTATCAAAGAAATAAAGAAGAGTTTTCCAATGATGGTGTAATGGTTAAAAAGTCTAAGGATTTTTTGAATTGGACAAAGTGTCCAAGTCAAAGAGGAAGTATTACGATGCAATTTGATAATGGAAAGATACTAACAATATCAAATGCAGGAATCAAAGTATTTCCTAAAAGAGCAATTCTTAGAATTGGAATGCTTTTAACTGGATCAGAGGTTAGTTCTGAAATCCGTTCACAGCTTCTTAATATAGAAGAAAAGACTTCAACGGAAATCAAAACAGAAGATATTGAAGAAGAGCAGAAGTTAATGCTTAGTGTCGGAATGGCTGTAGCAAGTGGAGATGCAAATGCGGTTGCTATAGCATCAGCAAATCTTGTAGCATTCAAGAATAGGCATATTGAAAAGTTACAGAATGATAATAAAGCATTAGCAGGTGAAATTCTTTCATGGTCTGATAGAAAGAAGTTAAATGCAGGTGTTAGACAGTTAGCTGCTGTGACAGGTATTCCATTTGGAAATGTTTGGAATGAACTTTATAAGAACCTTCAGTATAAATATGGAATCTGTTTAAAACAGAGAGGTGGAAAACCATTTATTCAGTGGGTAGACGAAAGCGAATGGGAAAATGTTATTAAGACATTTTGTGCAATGTGTGAAGCATACGACCAGTCACCAACAGAAATGTTTCAGCAGACTACACCAAAAATTAGAACCAAAGGAATCAGAGATTTAGAAAAGCTAAGAGCAAAGAGAATATCAAAGTAATTACATAATATTCCACGCTGTATATGTGATGGAAACTGTCTTATACTTTCCAGTTTAAAGAAAGTAGTTTTTATTAAGATTGGAGTGATGAATATGGCATATATCATATGCAATAATGATAATTACATAAATAGAGATAAGAAAAATCATTTCAATATAGTATCTTCGATGGATAAAGCTACAAAATGGAATGATATAACGAAGGCAAATAATGTTTGTAAAAATAATATAAAGAAATTAGTACAGACATATGGATTGGAAGTAAAGTATGTATCTCAAGAGAACAAGGTCTTAAATCCAGTTGCGAAGCCTATTGAATTAGGATATGATATTCTTGATAAGATCAAAGAGATTTCTACATTCACAAAGGAAATCGAAGATAGAAGATTGTATCTAATGGAAATGGTACATAATATAGACTTGGAAATTGTTGATATTGAACATGCTGCTGAGTTTTATACATTAAATGCTTCTCAGGGATATAAACTATATAAAATGTTGCATGATACACGAATTCAGAGAAGATCATATAAAGACGAACTTGAAAAGATTAACTTGTCATTGGGAACTTCTATAAGAAGTGCAAATATGGAAAATCTCGAAAAGAGCATTGTAGGAATGGAACACAGAAAATATGAACCGAGAGTAAATAAGGAATTATTTGGAGTGTAAAAAGCCAAGTAAACCAAGTTTTCTTGTGGAAAGGAAAATAAAATATGAAAATAACATTAGAAATGGTAACAGAATTTAACAATGAACTTGCATTAAAAGGTTGTCCTTTTAGATACGAATATGATGAATATGGTACAAGCGGAAATTCGCAAATAAAGATTACGCTTCCAAGTATGAACAGTGTTGATAGTTTTACAATTAATCCAACAAGAGATTTCTTTGATTGGATGGAATTATGGTTCAAGAACAAAGGAGTTGAATTAAGCTGCAATGCAAACGGAAGTATTTTATGGAGCAAATCTGGTTGGAATAAGTAAAGAAATCTAAGTTTCAAGTTAAGAAGGGAGAATAATCATTATGCATGTGAATATATTTGAAACAAAATCGGATGAAGAATTATCTGTATTATACGGACAATTTCTTGAAGCAGAAAAAATATCTGGTTTTCCAGATGATAACGAATTGGGGAAAATTAAAAAAGAATATGAAAAAGATTTCGGAGCAAATACTGTATTAATGCTTCAAATTGAATTGACTCATACAATAGCAAATAGATGGTTCATAGAACATAGAGGCAAAGAAATTTAACTTTCCTTGGATGATTGGAGGTAATGATATGACAAAAAGTCAAATAGAAAAATTCGCAGTAGGTTATTCTTCTTATCCTACAGACTGTGTGGAAGAAGTATTAAAGGTTACTAATTTCGATGAGAATGTGGCGAGAGAAATTTTAGATGACAAAGAGAAAACATTAGCAATTTGGCAGAATGGGACAATAATGATTGATGGAGTAACACTTTGTTGTGGATATGATTTCGCAGAAGATGCTTTTAGCAAAAAGATAAATATTGGTTATTGCCCGATTTGTGGAAGAAAAATTGTAATTAAGAAGCCAATGAATGAATGATTTATTGGGAAGATTGGAAGAGGTGATATAAATGGTAAGATATATGGAATGTTCTACATGTGGCAAGTCATTACTTGAAAATTCAATTATTGTTGTAAGAACTGGGTTTACAGATAAATATTGTTCATATGGTTGTGCAGCAATTGGTAGTGGATTTTTTGAAAATATAAAATTAACTGATGAAATTGTCCAAGAACACAAATCTTGTGATGGAAAAGATTGGCTAATAGGAGATTGAGGTGATATAAATGTATGAAGAAGAAATAAATGCGGCATTGATCTCCATACAACAATTTAAAATCGCATATAGTAATGAAAATGGAGTTATTACAGTTGGTGATATTGAAGATTTAATGGCTAATATTGATACCATAGAAGAATGTGTAAGAAAACAAAAGAGATTTCCAACAAATAATAAAAGAGAATTTAGCTTATTTGGAAAATCAACAATTGTACATCAGTGCGGTATTTGTGGTAGTAATGTATATTCTACAAATACATATTGTCCTCAATGTGGGCAAAAATTTTGTATGTGAAGTATTGGATTTGATTAATGAGCAGAAGAAACGAGGTGATATAATGATAAATATGACACTAAAAGAGTTGATAGAATATGAAAAAGAATTATGCAGTTTACAACAAGAGTATGAAGGTAAACTAACTAAGATATACGGAGAGCCTGATTCTTCAAATAAAAAGAGGAGACTAACAATTGTTTTAAATCTTATTATTGAAGAAAGACAAAAAGTTAATCGTCAAAAATATAAACCCGTGTAAATGACGATTTCTTGGTAAATAGAAGGAGATGATTAAATGGCGAGAAAGAAAGTAAATAAAGAATTAACCATAGAAGAACAGTTACAGAAAGAAAGAGAAAATGAATTAAGTTTTATTAAAGATGAAGTGCCACATCTGAATGAACCAACTTATAGATTTGAAATAGGAGATAAGGTAGAATATGGTGCATTAAAAGACTGTACAGTAAAAGAAGTGTTATATGATGGGAAGGTGTACGGATTACATTGTATTTCTACTGAAGAAAATTATGGAAATCCTTATGATAGAGAAGTATATCGAGTTGCTGGATGGACTAGCGTTAGACCGCTTACTAATGGGGATTCAAAGTTTAGTAAAAATCAGAATGTAAAAATTAATTTTAATAATTCAATAATTGAATCTCTTATCCATAAGTATTATGCTTTTGGAGTAGATATGAATCCTGAATATCAGAGAGGGTATGTTTGGAAATCAGAAGACAAACAGTTGCTTATAGATAGTATTTTTAATAATATTGATATAGGTAAATTTGCTTTTATTCATTTGGATGATAAAAAATGGGCTGAGACAGGTAATGGATATGAAATACTTGATGGAAAGCAGAGATTAAGCACAATTATTGATTTTTATGAGAATAGATTTCCATATAATGGAGTTTATTACAATGACTTATCGGCTAAAGATAAAAATGTTTTCTTAAATCATCATATTGTACAAGGGGAAGTAAGAGAAGCAGATAGAAGGGCAGTATTAAAATATTTCTTAATGCTCAATAGAACTGGAAAGTCAATGGATCAGTCACAGCTTGATAAAGTTGAGAAAATGTTAGAAGAATAACACAAAGAAAAATTGCTTTCCTGTTGAAAGCAAATCAAATATAGAAATAAGTATTAGAAGCAGAAATTAACTGCTTCTTTTTTGTTAAAAAAAAATGAGGTGAATAATGTTTGAGTAGATATAAGAATGGAAACCCAAAACATACAAGTAGATTTATATGTTTAAAATGTATGAATGAAAATATGTTAGCCAGTGGAATTCAGAGACAAAGACAAAGAGAACGAAAACATATTAAGGATTTATATTGTTTGAAGTGCAGAGAGGTAACGAAGTGTATCGAAGTAAGATTTTGTGATTCTTATGAAGAAATTTTTAAGGCTGCAAAGATAAAAAGAGAGAATTATTACATAGACGAATATGAAAGTGAGGTTGCATATGTGTTATAAAGCAGAGGTACAAAAACGAAATGAAGAAAAATTAGAAGAGATATTCTTAAAAGAAAATGTGCCTGACTTTATTCAGGATTATTTCTTGTTGATATCAAGTAGAGCTGCAAGATTGAATTATTGGATAACGATAAGAAATTTATTAAATTGGTTAATAGATAAAAATTATATTGAATGTAGAGTGTTATCCGAAATTACTCCTGAAATATTAGATAAAGTAACTGATTCAAAAATAATTAGATATATGGATTACTTGAAAGAATCTGGAATAAAACTTAATACACTTCTTACAAAGAAGAATCAGATGAGTAGTTTTTGGGAATATTTAAAAATTCATCATTATTGCCTGGATAATATTATTCAGATGATTAAATCTAGTGAATATAAACCAGTTAAAACCAATCGTATGAAAATGGAAAAAATGCCATTATATGAGGATGTTCAAGAAATGATTGAAAAGATAAATCGAAAACCTGATGAATTTATTCGCATAAGAAATGGTTGTGTATTTAGAACATTAAGAGGCACTGGATTAAGAGAATCAGAATTAGCAGGTCTTGATATTAGGGATGTATATCTTGACGAACAATATATAGATAGTAGACATCCAAGACCGTATATACTTGTTATCAGCAAAGGAAATTATGATTATACAGATAATGGAAAAGATATTGTATTTCTTACCAAAGACGCAATTGCAGCATTAACAGAGTGGTTAAAATATAGAGAAACGCTTACAGATATTATTGATACCGAAGCATTATTCCTTAATAAAAATGGTAAACGAATGAATGAAGATAATATTAAAGCTATGTTTAGAATTTATAGCGGTGGAAAATTGACACCACACATGATGAGGCATGAATATACAACTATTCTTACAAGAGAATCAAATGATCCTACTTTTGTTCGAGAACAGGGAAGATGGAAGTCAGATGCTATGATGAATAATGTATATGATTCTGGTGCAAGTAGAAGTGTAAATGTATTAGATAATATGTAACATATGTAAAGGACGATACAGATTATTTTGTATCGTCCTTATTAATAAAAGAAATATTCATATCAATATTAAGTGCATTGCATATTTCTAATAATGCTTCAATAGAAATATTATCTTGATTAAGTCTTGAAGTTAGAGCTGATTGGCTTAAATTCAATTTTTGAGCCAAATCTTTTTTTTTAATTTCCTTTTCAGTTATAATTGTTTTTATTTTGAGCAAGATTTGTTTTGCGTTCTTAACTGTAAATGCATTATCCATTATAAAATTACCTCGCTATTAAGATATATCTAAATTATATAAGATATGTACAAATTAAACAAGATATATTAAAAATATTTGTTAATTATTTTATCTTAAAAAATTAAGATATATCTTGATTTATTAAGATATATAATGTATTATATAAAATATCAAAAGGAACAAACAGAGAAAGGAGGATATGTCAATGGAAATTAATACATTTGATATCGTAAGAGTGGATTTTGGAGATGTTGAATTTGCAGGCGAGCAAGGTGGCATCAGACCAGCAGTTATTATCCAAAATGCATACGGAAATATTTTTTCTGGAACTACAATAGTACTTCCATTTACGACAAAAATAAAACATTTACAACAGCCAACACATGCCCTCTTTGTAAAGGATAAAGATAAGGGGCTAACAGAAGATTCTATGATACTTGGAGAATGTGTTAGACAAGTATCTAAAGAGAGAATAAAAAAGAAATTAGGTAGCATTAAAGACTTATCAGATAGACAGACAGTTAAAAGAGTATATGATGCTAATTTTGGCTCTTTGGAGGTGTAATATGGAATATGTAGTAATGAGTCTTGAAGAGGCTAAAAAGGTTGCTAAAAAAGATGCTATTGTTCTTGTATCAAAGCAGGATCTTGAACATAGAGATTGTAATTTGAATTTCACAAAAAAGAAGTTTTGTGAATGCAAAAACATTCTTGAAGAAGCAGCAACAATTGCAAAAGTGTGTGATGAATTTGCCAATCAATTAAGAGTTTTTTCAGATTTACAGGTTGGAGAATTACCGAAGGGATATTTACACACGATATTATATCCATCAAAATAATGTGGTTAATAACCACATAAATACATATATATTAAACATTGTATTTTATATGTAATGTCCTTGACTACGAACACCTGTTCGGAGTAATATAATGGAAAAGGAAATAAATAAAAAAGCTTGACTAGAAAGTTGGAAGCCGCCTAGTCAAGCACATACAAAATCTATTTCTTGGGGGAAATTGATAGTATGCTTATTGATTATACATATCAATTATATAAAAATCAATGCATTCGCAGAATTTTTCCAAATTTTAACAATTTAATAGTATTTTAATTTTTCTTTGGCATATCCAAAGGTTTATTAAAGTGCGTCAAAAATTAGAGAGGAGTGATTTTTTGTTTATTTTAACAGATGGAAAGAATTATGTCATGGAGAATCCTATGAAGTCAGGTGAGTATATGATAACAACTTCAAGTTCTATGGCAAAGGAATTTACTTACAAACAGGCGAGGTCATTAGTACAGAACAGCAGAAAGAAGTATTCATGGATTAAGAAATATAATCTTATTGATGTGGATACGGGGCAGAAGTCTGATAAATCTCTTTATTATAGAGGAAATGCAGATATCTATATAGGAGACAAAAATAATTTTGACTATGCCTTATTAGATAAGATTGAATCAGAAGCTAATTCTATCTTAGGATTAGCAGGTTGGGACGACAACCAACTGATTACATATAAGAATTTATTAAATACAGAATTGTCAAAGTGTGATAGTGCAGAAAGTGATATTAATCATGCTTTGGAAAAATATAAGAAGATACATAATGGTAAGAAGCCACAAGCTCATAAGGTAGCAAAGATAGGATATTTACTTGATGATATTCGAGATAAACATAAGAGAATAAAGCAGTGTATAAGGTATGTTCAAGTTATGCAAGATGCAATATCTAAAGGATATAACATTGAAAAGATAAAATTAGAACTCAGTAAGGTTACTAGCGATGATTATAAAGGTAGAACGGAATATTGGAAAATGGCTAATGATATATTGGAGGATTAATTATGGTGATATGTAGAAACTGTTTAATTCCTATGGTAGAGACTATGAGTTTTCAACCAGGAGAAAGAAATCGACATGATAGATATTGTAAGTGTCCAAAATGTAAAAGAGAAACTAAACATATTAAAGTTATGAATTCTGAATTGTCTTTCGGGGAATATATGAATAAAGAAATTCAAAAGGCGGGTAGAAGAAATGATTAATGAAGAGATGATGAGGGTTATTAACAATAATCCTGATATGATGAAGATTGTTAATTCATATATGGAAAATGATATGAAAAAGCTTAAAAAAATCTGTCATAGAGTTTGGTACGGAAAGTTTGATATGAGTGATTATGATGAGTTATATGATGTTGCAGTCGATTGTCTCATAGAAGCATTAACTACATACAATGATGAAAAAGCTTGTTTAGAAACATTTCTTGTAGGAAATATCATGAGAAAGACAAGCACATGGATGAGAGATAATAAATATAGACTAAAGCGTCAGAATCTTTTAAGGGATGAAAATGGAAAATTGATTCTTGACGATGAAGGTAAACCGCAAATTATTATGAATGTCTCACTAGATGTTAATACAGATGAGGTGAAAAGTATTAAAGAGAATTTATCTTCAAGAGAGAATGTAGAAAGAGAAATATTCACAGAAGAATATACTGATAAGGTTGAGTTATATTTACAGCAATTACCACGAAAACAGGAAAGGGTAGCGAGGTTATTATCTCAACAATATACAAAAGATGAGATATTGAAAATATTACATATAACTGCAAATGAATACAATGATTGTTTATCAGGGTTAAGAAAATATGAATATATATCATTATTATTTTAATTAGGAGGAAACAAGTTATGACAATGGTGGGAAGAGACAAAGTTAAAAAAGATCAGATGATGTTAGGAACATTACTTAATCAGTTTAAAAGAGGTCAGATTAATAAGAATCATCCTTTGCAGAGAAAGCCTGATCAATGGTCAGATGAGGCAAAGTCAGGACTTGCTGCCACTATAATTAAAGGAGAGGATATTGATTCCATTAAAATATGTGAGCAGATTGTAAGCTCGACAGAGTTCATTCTTTGGCTTATTGATGGATTGCAGAGATTAACTGTTCTTGAATCATTTAAGAATAATGCTTTTGAAATTAAGAAGAGTCTTGAAATGCCAATTATGTACTATCAAGGAGTTGATGAGAATGGAAAAGTTGGAGTTATTAAATATGATCTTAGAGGTAAAAAATACAAAGATTTACCAGATGAATTAAAGGAAAAATTCGATAGTTACGCTGTTGATATAGTTAAACATCTTGACTGCACAGATGAAGAAATAGCTTATCACATTGCTAGATATAACAGACAGACAAGTATGAATGTAAATCAGAAGAATATTTTGGTTGCTTGGAAGATAGCACCTGAAATTAAAAAACTTGTCAGCAATCGTTTCTTCATGGATTGCGGAAATTACAATCCGAAAGAAGACACAAAGGAAGTATTTAACAGAATTGTATGTGAATCTATTATGACTATGTTCCATCTTGATAGCTGGAAAAAATCTAAGCAGATGAGTTTATATCTTAACGAAAATGCAACAAAAGAAGAATTTGAGGTATTTGAAAATGAACTTAATAGATTGTACAAGATTATAGACCAGGATACAGTTGGTAAGTTATTTAATTCTAAGAATTCATTTATATGGTTCGCTGCTTTTCATACATTTACACAGTTTGGAATTGAAGATATTAAATTTATTGATTTTCTTGAAGAATTTCAGAAAACATTACATAGCAAGACATTTGCAAAATATGAGAATAAGAGTTTCGATACTTATGATGATGGTAAGGGAACTAAAGATAAGAGAGTTGTTAAGGCAAAACTTAACATGCTCGAACAGCTTATGAAGGAATATTTACATATAAAAGAAGATAAAAATGAAATTGTATCTAATATAGAAGAAACTAATTCAGAAACAGAGAATAATAATACGAATGAGTCTGGTACAAAGTCGTGTGAATCAGATTCAACACTTGAATTTATTCAGAATAATGTTTCAAAGGATGTATCTAATGAAGATATTGAAGAATATCAGGATTTTATGGATTCATATGTAAACATTGATTCTGAATTATACAAGCAGTGTTCTATAGCATTAATGGCTTTAACTGCTTATGCTTACAAATGCGATAGAGATGTTGAATTAGGAAAATGGATTGAAAATTGTCAGTCAAGAAAGTGGCAGAATCTCAGTCCTTCGCAGGAAGTCAATTTCAAATATATGAAGAGAAGTTTTGATAATTTTATTAATGCAAGATGTTCTTGTGAATGATGTAGATAATATTATGGTGAGGTGCTAAAAATGGTCGAATTAAAGAGATTGAAAAATATGATTAATAATTGTATTGCGGTAGGAGAAGATAGTTTGAAAGTACGCCATTCTCAAGATAATGAATTAATAATGAAAGGACAGTTAATGGCATATAACCAAGTTTTAGGACTTATTGATTTATTAATTAGCGAAGAAAAACGAAAGGCAAGTCTTAATGTTAATAAAGAAATGGAGTTAACAGAGAATAATGAATAAGGAAGAATTAAGAGAAGAATTACAGAATTATTCTAAACCAAAGCTTGTTGAGATGTGTATTAAGTTATTGGAAGAGAAAGAAAAGAGTCTGTCTGATAATGCTGCTACATATGATGAGCTATTGGAAATGGAATGGAATGATAAGTAAAAAGGAGAATAATTAAATGGAAGTATTTTTTATATTAATTGCAGTTGGATTAATGATTATATGGTTTCTACTGTCAAGATTTTTTCAAAAAATAGGGAATTCTATTATTAATAAAATAAAAGATCTTGTAACAGATGAAATAAATAACGAAGAAGAAAAGGAGACAAAACAACAATGAAGAAAGTTGTAGGTGGCGTTGTATCTGCCATAGTGATACTATTTTTAGCAATAATTTTATTTAAGTCAACAGTTCGTGTTCCAGCGGGATATGTTGCAATCCAGTACAGTATGTCGGGTGGAATCAAAGGTGACGTATTAACACAGGGATGGCATTTCAAGTCACCCACAGTAAAGACTACATTATATTCTGTAAGCTTAGAACAGTCATATCTTACAGCAGGTAAGGACGGAGACTCTAAAGATGATGATAGTTTTTCAGCTAGTTCATCTGAAGGTAAGGCTATGACATTAGATTTAACATTTACATATCAGTACAACACTGAAAAGGTCGCTGATTTATTTACAAGGTTTAGAGGACAATCTGGTAAGGAAGTAAGAGATAGTTTTATTAAGCCTAATATCATTTCTTGGACAAAAGAAGTCGTGGCGCAGTATAAAGTATCTGATATTCTCGGTTCTGAAAGAGCAAATGTTAATGCAGCATTAACAGATTATCTTAATAAAAGATTTTCTACATATGGAATTAATATTACAAATGTATCTCTTATTAATATTACTGTAGATGAAAATACGATGGAAGCTATTAATGCAAAGATTACAGCACAGCAGGCAGCCGAAACTCAGGAAATTAATAATCAGACAGCTATTAATAAGGCAAAGGCTGATGCAGAAGTAACTAAGGCAGAAGCACAAGCAAAGGCTGATGCACAGTTAATCGAAGCCAAAGCACAGGCAGAGGCGAATAATAAGTTAAGTTCTTCTATTACAGATGAGCTTATAAGAATGAAGGAAGCCGAAGCAAGAAATAAATTTGGTTGGGTTACTATTTCTGGAACTAACAATACAGTTGTAACAGATAAGTAATTAATAATAAGGGCGTAGTTAATTCTACGCCTTGCTAATGGGATGTGGTGAAGCGGTCAACACATCAGATTTTGATTCTGACATTCGTGGGTTCGAATCCCACCATCCTAGCTGTGTGCCATTAGCTCAATAGGTAGAGCACTTGACTTTTAATCAAGATGTTGAGGGTTCAAGTCCCTTATGGCACATTAAATATTAAAGAAAGGAGAAATAATGGTTTTAGATTCAAATGGAGGTACTTAAATGATTTTAGCAGCAGCTATTAAATATCACATAGATAAAACTGATTCAGATGTTGTTTTATGTGGTGCAAGACATGGTGATGTATTCGTTCAATTGGAGCAGCTAGGATTTGAACCAAGAAAAGGATATCAGGAAATTGAACAAGGTTTTATTGATCATAAGAACAATTTTCTTACAAGAGAAGAAGCATACGAACATGCAAAAATGTGTGGTCAGATATGTGAGAAGATTATTGATGAACGAGAGAATAAAAGTATGTTTGGTAAACAGATGATATCTGAAGATTTGTGGTAGGAAGAATTTTTCATTTCTTTGGATTGTGAGGTGAAAATAAATGGATAAAACAAAAATTAAAACAAAAGAGGTGTGGTCAGCTAATAAGTGGTATCTGTTTTTTGGAATTTTATTTGTGATTATGATTATCTTATTAGAGATATGTGCAATAAGACAATTCTTTATAACAGATACAGAAGAAGTATTAGTGCTGTTTTTTCTTTTACAACTGCCAGTTATGCTTTGTTTATTATTAACAACGATGATTGGAGATTATATTCATAGAGAAAAATTTAATATCTATTACTGTAAATTAGAAAATGGTATTGATATTGATTATATCAAAGAGAATTATTGTATAGAAGATATAAATGAGAGTTGCGTGTTGTTTGTAGATAAAGGCAATGATCATAATTTCTGTGTTTGGAAATTAATGCAAGGATATGATTCGCTATATCAAGCGGAAATTAAAATGTTTTTATAACAAGAAAGTTCGATTTCTTTAGAAGAGAGGTGAATATAAATGGCATGTGATTATTGTGCGTATCGTTATTCTTATGATTGTGATGATGGTTGGAATCAGCATAAAAATTGTGAAAGTTTTAAGTTGGATTGGGATAGTTTATCTGATAAAGATAAGAAAACTATTCAGAAGATTTTAGATAGAAGAGGAGGCTAAGTTATGGAACAGATTCAGGAAAATGAACAGTGGAAATTGAATGGCAACTGTGAAAAATGTAGAAGGAATAATTATTGTTCAAAAACATGTACTCGTCATAATAGGCGAATAAGAGCAGAATTTAAAGGTCTTGTTGCAGATACAATGAATAAAATGACTGGTGGTGTAATGAGGGAAGCTATTGATAAGACGGTAAATGGAATTTTTTGGTAAATTAGAAAGGAGATTTACATGAAAGGCTATACAGATTTTGCAATGGGATTTTTGGGAGCAAGTGTAGTAGCAACAAAACCTATTGGTGCAATGAAATTTATGGATTGGAACAAAGTTAAAGAGGTTGTAGAAAGTCATCCTAATTCAATAATTTACGCTGGACTTATGGAAGATTGGAATAATACGAGTGGTCTTATTTATGCAAAAGGCAAGTATTATAACGGATATGTCTATGGTTGTTCAAATTGGGCTACACCAATTGTAGATGTAGATGGTGAAGAAATTGAATGTTGGACTAATAATGAAACTGAATGGGGTTCTGACAAACCTAGTTGGTGGGGTAACGGAGAAAAATTATATGATGCATGGGATTTTGATGAGGACGAAAATTAAATTCCTCAGTAAAACTTCGTTTCCTTTAGATTATAAACGGAGAATATAACAATAGAAGTAATTAATAAAAAATAAATATAAGAAAGAAGAGGTACAAAACATGGATGGATTTATGATGTTTAAGAAGGCTTTACAGAAGCACTTCGATGAAATGCAGAAAGAGGCAACACATTTATTTGAGGTAAATGTAGATAAGGACGAATTATGGAATACATATCTTGATAGCTTCCCTGCCGGTACAAATGAGATTTTCAGGGAACGTAGAGAGCATGATTGCAGTTGTTGTAGACAGTTTATTAAGAATATTGGTTCTGCTGTCACTATCAAGGATAATCAGATCCACACAATCTGGGAACTGAATCTTGGTGATACAACATATCAGTCAGTATGTGATGCACTTGATACTTTTGTAAAAGCTCATACAGTTACAGATATTTATACAACCAAGTTCCCTAAGATTGGTACAGATTTTAACTTTGAGGAAATTAATGGAAAGTCTCATCAGTGGGATCATTTATTCTTAGAGCTTCCAAGCAAGTTCGTAAATAGAAGTAGTCGTTCAAACGAGGAAGTTAAGGGACAGTTCAGGGACACAAGAAATGTATTTAAGCGTTCTCTTGATGAGATTACTATGGAAGCACTTGATACAATTCTTGAACTTATCAATTCAAATACACTTTACAAGGGTGAAGAGTGGAAAGGTGTACTCACAGAGTTCAAGAAGTATAAGAAGGAATATGATAAGCTGACTTCTGATACTGAAAAGGACTTATATGCTTGGGAGAAGTCGGTAACATCAGGCATGGCTATCGGTAGAATTAGAAATCACTCTATTGGAACACTTCTTATTAATGTAAGTGAGGATATGGATCTTGACACAGCAGTTAAGAAATATGAACAGATTGTTGCTCCAAGTAATTATAAGCGTCCAAAGGCTATTATTACAAAGAAGATGCTTGAGGATGCAAAGAAGACCATTACAGAACTTGGATATATGGATTCATTACAGAGAAGATTTGCTAATCTGAATGATATTACTGTAAATAATGTACTGTTTTCAAATAAGAGTGCTGCTAGAAGAATGGTTGGTGCAGATGATATTTTTGGTCAGATGGAAAAGGATATTGCTGTAAGTCCTAAGAAGTTTTCTAAGGTTGAAGAGATTTCAGCACAGGATTTCATTGATAAGGTACTTCCAACTGCAAAGGAGATTGAAGCTTTTGTAGAGAATAAACATGAGAAGAACTTTGTTTCTATGATTGCACCTGTTAATCCAGATGCTAAGACAATGTTCAAGTGGAATAATGGATTATCTTGGGCTTATTCAGGAAACATTACAGACTCAGATATGAAACAGAATGTAAAAGCGGCTGGCGGTAATGTTGATGGTGTTCTCAGATTTTCTATTCAGTGGAACGAAGATGCTCATGATAATTACGACCTTGATGCACATTGTATTGAGCCAGATAAGAATGAAATTTTCTTTAGAAATTGTAGAAAGCCAAGTGTTTCAAGAATGGGTGGTCAGTTAGATGTTGATATTATTCATCCAAATGGAAAGGTTGCAGTAGAGAATATTACTTGGGAAGACCTGTCAAGAATGAAACCAGGTGTTTATAAATTCTTTGTACATCAGTATTCGGGAAGCGTAAGGCATGGATTTAGAGCTGAGATTGAATTTAATGGAGAAATTTACAAGTTTGATTACGATAAGTCAATGAGAACTGATGAAAAGGTTCAGGTTGCAGAAGTAACACTCGATGAGAATGGAAACTTCTCAATTAAGGAGAAATTAGCAGGAAATTCATCTATTTCAAGTCGTGATATTTGGGGCGTAAATACAAATCAGTTTGTGCCTGTATCAGTAATCAGTTATAGTCCAAACTACTTTGATGAGCAGGACGGAATTGGTCATAGACATTTGTTCTTCTTCCTGAAGGATTGTGTGAATAACGAAAGTCCTAATGGATTCTATCTTGAGTTCCTTGACAATGATTTAATGAAGCACAAGAGAGTATTTGAAGCATTAGGTGCTAAGTGTCATGTAGAGGATACTGATGATCAGCTTTCAGGAATTGGATTCTCTATGACAAAAAGAGCTGAATTGGTTGTTAAAGTAAAAAGTAATATTGAGAGAGTGGTGAAAATTAAATTTTAACTAGAGAAGAATTAATTTCCCAATATCAGCTTATAGAGAACACATCTAAAAAATATTATAATGGTTCGATTTGGAACTCTATAAGCTGTGGACGTTTTAAAATAATTGGGAAAACGAATAGATGTAACAAAAAGGGATCGTATATTTATTGTTTGTGTGAATTTGAAGATGGGGCAATCGTTGAAAGTGATTTTACCAACATAAGTAAAGGAAACCTCAAAAGTCCTAATTTTCCAAATGTGTTTAATGTAGGATATTTGGGTCAGGGTAAGTGGAAATGTAAAATAAATGGAAGCGTCACTAAAGAATATACTACATGGCATCATATGATAGAAAGATGTTATTCTGAAAAAGCACATTTAAAAAGTAATGCGTATGTAGATGTAACAGTTTGTGATAGGTGGCATAATTTTCAGAATTTTTGTGATGATATCGTTTATTTAGATGGATATGATCTTTGGAAAAATGGAGAATATGAATTAGATAAAGATTTTTTGTGTGAGAAATTAGGCTTAAAAAATAAAATATATTCCCCTGTCACATGTAAATTTATTCCAAGACCTATGAATATATCAGAAGCTACAACAAGAAAAAATTTAACTGGTAATACATACGTTGGAATTTCACCAAATGGAACAATATATGAATTTAAAAATAAAAAGAAATTTGCGAGTGAACATACTGACATAAGTTATAGTTCGATTGACAGATGTTTAAATGAAAATAGGAAAATTAAAGGTTGGATATTTAAAATTAAAAATTAGAAAAGGAGATTACTATTATGACAAACAACGAATTATTTATCAATGCAACAAGATCGAATTATCAGTTCCCATTCAGAGGGATGATTAATGTAATTGATTTGTGGGATTTATCTCTCACAAATCTGGACTCAGTGTTTAAGACACTTAATGCGGAAGTAAAGAAGTCCGAAGAAGAGAGTCTTCTGAATACTAAGTCAAAGGAAGATGAAGAAATTTCTAATAAGATTGAAATTGTTAAGTACATTGTTAGCGTAAAACTTGATGAGAAGAAGAAGAGAGAAGACGCTAAGAAAAATGCTGAGATGAGACAGAGATTGCTTGAAATCAAGGCTAAGAGACAGGATGCAGCACTTGAGAACATGTCTGATGAGGATCTGGATAAGGCACTTGCAGAATTAGAGTAATGATTTATGGGCTGGCTGACGAACAGTTGGTCAGCCCTTTTTATAATTGTGTTAGAGTGAAATTCACGATTCATTAGAAAATTTGAGGAGGTAAAATGTCAAACTTATATGTATATTTAATTCGTTCTCGAAATAAAGACAATAAGGATATTCCAAGTTTTAAGGGGCGAGCCGAAACAATCCTTGAATATAAAGAGAACGAAGATAAAGTAATTGAAGCTTTTAAGAATTTTGCAGCTAAAGGAGTTCCTGGTGAACAGACAAGATTATATAGATCAGTTAATTCTAGGAATGAAGAGAAAATCAGAGAAGAATTTATTATCCGTCTGTTGAGAGATAAGCCAAGTGTGACACAGCTTAATCGCACATTGGCATCCGTTGCACTACAGGTACAAAATCGTGATGAGAGTAAGTGGCTGTTTGATTTTGATGTGGATGACAAAGAATTACTTGGTCAATTTAGAACAGATTTGGGATTATTAGGTATTCACAATGACTGCCATAAAACTCCTCATGGCTATGCGGTAATTGCAGAGCATGGATTTGATATAAGAGAACTGATGGAAAAATGGAAAGATTATGATATTACATTGAAGAAAGATGAGTTGTTGTTTTTGGATATGATTACGAATAAGTGAGGTGAAATAAATGACATACAGTGAAGAGAATAAAGACTTGTTTACAGTTTCAGAAGATTACAATTTAGCACATTGTATCAGTGCAGATTTTGGAATGGGTAAAGGAATTGTAGTTGAATTCAATAAAAGATTTGATATGAAACGAAAATTACAGACAAAATATCCAGATTATATTAACCAGTATACTCATAAGAAAATTGGTGGTGACTGTCTATTAGAGGGTAGAGTATTTAATCTTATTACAAAAGAGAGATATTTTCACAAGCCAACAATTATCACAATGAAATTTGCACTTGAAAAGATGAAACAGATTTGTTTGGATAATAATATCAAAAAGATTGCAATGCCTGTAATTGGTTGTGGTTTAGATAGGCTGAATTGGAACGATGTCTCAGAACAGATTAAAAGCATTTTTGCGGATACGGATGTTGAGATTTTAGTATGTAAGAGGTGAAAAAGTGAAATTAAAGGACAAAATACGAGATAAATTAAGACATTGGTTATTGGAGGATGATTTGTTTCAAGTGGAAGCAGCCAAGAAATCATATAAAGATGCAATAGAAAAATGCAAAGATGCAGAGGAAAGATATAGATATGCCAATATTCAATTATCTGACGCAACCGTTACATATAAAAATTCTTATAAATTAATTGATGATTGTCACAAAATGATGAACTCGATGATAGATGTTGGAACGGATATTGGTTTTTATTCTGATGATCATTCTTGGGCAGTTGTGTGTATTAAAGGACATCCTGAATATGTGAAGTTTATCCCATTATCACATAGAGATGCACATGAGGTACTTGAGTTTCTAAAACATTTCAAATATTCAGATAGAGTAATTGATTCCCCTTTTGCATTTAGAGATATGGTTAATAATTGTATCATGGATAAGCCATTTGAAAAGTAGAGAATAATCTAATATAGAAGTAATTCTATTCACGGCTGATCAGCCAAATTTTTCTATTAATAAATAAGAGAGGTGAAATGAATGAGTAAAAAGTATATTCCACAAATAGGAGATGTTGTTTTGGATAATAATATCCCTATGGTTGTAGTGACTATGAAAAATTATGAGGATGTTGGAAGTTGCGGTTATGATAGAAAATATTTTCTATGTGAAGAGGAATATTTTCATAAGTTAAGCGGATGTATGACAACAATAGAAGCAATGAGAGGACATGGCAGATGGGTTCAGGTTAGAGGAACAGAATTTCCTAATATTAAACAAGTTATGGATATTGCACCATATGAAATTATTCCAATTCAAGGATTTCATGTAAGACAAAAAGAGGCAAAAACAGTAACAATTTATGAGTAAATAATCAAATATAGAAATTTCTATCTTGGCGATTCAGCCAAATTTTCCAAATAAAAGTAACAAGAAATATTTTTTTCTTATGGTTTTTTGCAGACGTGCAAATTCCATAGGATTTTACAACAAAATAATTAAGAAGAAAGGATTTAACAGTAAATTCTAGGATAAATGATTGCGCAATCTCTGTAGATTAAAGGATTTTGACAGAGAATAAAGAAAAAAATAATTATTGTGAGCTAAGTGTAATTGAGCTTTGTAGTGGTATTGGTGCGCAGATGAAGGGAATTGATAATACTCATCTCTTTAATGCAAATATGATTGCAACAGCAGATTTAGATAAAGAAGTAGTAGTTAGTTATGCTGCAATTCATTGTGGATTAACTAATGAGATGATTGAAAATTATGAAGACTATCCAAGTAAAGAAGAAATGGTAAAACAGCTTACAGATAAGAGACTTGGATATGATTTTAAGAAAGATGTTCCGTATGATTGGGAGAAACTTTCACGAAAGAAGGACAAAACGAAAGGTATTGAGAAATATTGGTTAGCAGACCATATTTCACATAATCTTGGCGATATGATGCAGATTGAGTCACTGCCATATAGTGATTTACTTACATACTCGACTCCATGTACAGATCTTTCCATTGCTGGTAAGCAAGAAGGATTAAAGTGGACATGTCATGATTGTGGTTGTGAATATGATCCATCAGAATTAGATGTAGATACTCGTTATACTTGCCCTAATTGTGGCAGCCACAATATTAAATCAACTCGTTCAGGTTTATTGTATGAAGTTGAGAGACTTCTTGTAAAAGCAAAAGAGAATAATACATTACCAAAGTATTTGCTTATGGAGAATGTAGATGCTCTTGTATCAAAGAAGTATATTGACAGTTTTAAGGATTGGTTGATTCGACTTGATAACTTGGGATATAACTCATATTATCAGACAATCAATGCAAAGAATACTGGTATTCCACAGAATCGTAATAGAATCTTCTGTATCTCTATTCGTAAGGATATTGATACCAAGTCATTTGAATTTCCACAGCCTTTTGATACAGGAATCAGATTAAAGGATTTATTAGAAACAGATAGCAGTGTTCTGGAGAAATATTTCTTATCTGATGAAGTACAAAAAAGACTTCAGATAACAGATCCAAAATTTGAAAAGAATGTAGTAGGAACAACAATTGGACAAAATTGTACCAGGTTAGGTAACAGAGATTTAGTTTATCAGCAGGATTCAGTAATGGGTGCTTTAGTGGCAACTGATTATAAACAACCAAAACAGATTCTTGCCAATTCAAACGAACCAATACATATTGCTGATTTATGCAGCGAAAAGTTTCAGAGAATGCATGAGCAGTCTCGCAGAGTATATAGCGAAGATGGAATTGCACCAGCTATGCATACTTGCGGTGGTGGTAATACAGAACCAAAGGTTGAGAGAGATAATTTAAAAGTCGTGAGAAAGCTTACACCAAAAGAGTGTCATAGGCTCATGGGATTCAATGATATTGATTATGAGAATTGTAAAGCAGTTGGAATGTCTGATACTCAGGGATATAAACAAAGCGGTAACAGTATAGTGACAACTTGCATCTCTTTGTTGATTGAGCATTTATATAAGGCTCAGTATGATAATACATATATTTGTACAGATGAGAAGATGGTAAATTTTCATCAGCCACAAGTGGATTAAGTTCTGCTTGTGGTGATAAACCACAATTAGTTGGTGGTGTCGGTGAAATAAATTTTGGGAAGCAATTTCGTCAGGGTAATAGAGTATATGATTCAGATCATGTAGCAATGTGTTTATTAGCACAGCCTGTAGGTAATGCTGGTGGGTTCAGTTACTTGTATACGGTGGCAAAAAATTTTAATTTGCCCTCTATTCTAAATGTAACTTATGAAAATGATGTTCAAAGAGTTGGAACTGTAAGTGAGAATAGTCTTATTGGCGGTAGAGTTATAGGAATAGAGGGTATTTGTTTCACATTAATGGTTTGTACTCATGGTTATGGTATGGAAAACATCTATGACAGTAGAAAGTTGGTGTTAGATGAAAAATTCAGAAAATACACCAAATGAATTGATTTTTGTTGGTGGTATAGATAGTAAGTTATGGTTGGATAATGGCAAACAGTTATCTAGGAACTTTAAACAAGGATACAGAGTTTACAGTAGTGAAGGAGTTGCCTGTTCTATTACGACAAATGGTGGAGGTCTAGGTGGTTGTACTGGACTCTATCTTATAGAAAGAGAGAATAATGAATAAGAATATACAATTTGAATCATTAACTCGAAGTAAGTGGGTTAATGATAAATATAAAGAGTTTTATCGTAAAAATGGTTATCTTCCTAAATATTTTGATGTATATAATGGTACAGAAATTACAGATTATGCACCTACATTGTCAACAAGAAGTAATGGAGCAATGGGAAGTGGTACTGTATTGATTATGATTGATAAACATGATATTGAATAGAAAATAACAATATATAGCGATTATAAATACAATACATACTATATATTGTATAAAAATTAAGACCAAAAGAAAGCGGAATTTCTTCTGAGTTTTCAGAGAATAAATACATATAAAAATAAAGAAAAGAGGTAACAAAATGAGCAAAGCATTAATCGTAGTGGATATGCAAAATGATTTTATTGATGGTTCACTTGGTACGAAGGAAGCACAGGTAATTGTATCAAATGTAGCAAAGAAAATTAAGGAGTATAAGGATGCTGGTAAACAGGTAATTTTTACAAGAGACACACATCCTGAGAATTATTTAGAGACATATGAAGGTAAACATCTTCCTGTTACTCACTGTGTAAAGAATACTATTGGTTGGCAGATTTCCAATAAGTTAGATTTTGATATTGAGAATGATATTCTGATTGATAAGCCTACATTCGGTTGGTTAAACTGGAAGGACTTTGGATTTGAAAGCGTTGAGATTTGCGGACTATGTACCGACATCTGTGTGGTTTCAAATGCACTTATTATTAGAGCAAATTATCCTGAAATTGATATTACAGTAGATGCAAGTTGTTGTGCAGGTGTCACACCTGATACCCATAAGGCTGCATTAGCAATTATGAAGATGTGTCAGATCGAAGTGATTGGAGAGTAGAATATGATTAAAATTAATGGCGATATTGTAACAATCAATAAGTTCCCAGATGGAACACCAAGAGTAAATATTGATACAAACAACATTGAGGAAGACTCTTATGATGGCTCTCCTTGTATTTGGATTGAATGGATTTATGAGAGCAACGATGAGATGTTTTATCTGATGTTAGTAAGGAAGCATCTTGAAAGATTTTTTACTAATGTGAATTATTATTTGTCTCTTCCATATATTCCTAATGCACGAATGGATAGAGTAAAAAATGATGATGAAGTATTCACATTGAAGTATTTTTGCGATTTTATCAATTGGTTAGGATTTTCATCAGTTTATGTTTTGGATGCTCACAGTGATGTTTCTACTGCATTACTTAATAACTGTGTAAAAGAAAATCCAAAAGAGTATGTTGATAAAGCTATTTCAAAGATTGGTATGAGAAATCTTGTACTTTATTTCCCGGATGCAGGTGCAGCTAAGAGATATTCAGATTTATTCCCTGAGTTGCCGTATTGTTATGGTGAAAAGAAGAGAGATTGGAAGACTGGTAAAATCCTTGGATTAGACATTAGAACAAATGGTATTGATTTGAAGGATAAAGCTGTGTTAATGATTGATGATATTATCGCATATGGCGGTTCACTTTATTATAGTGCAGAAGAATTGAAGAAACATGGTGTAACTGAGATTTATGCGTATGCCACTCATACAGAGAATTCAATTCTTGATAAAGAAAAAGGAACATTGATCAAGTCTTTGGAGAATAATACAGTGAACAGATTATTTACTACAAACAGTTTGTTTAATGGTAATCATGAAAAAATTACAGTTATGGAGGTTTAAAATTATGGATAACACAATGGCTTTATTATTATCAGATACTTATAAACAGTGTCATGATCGTATGTATCCGAAGGGATTAACTAAGTTAGTATCGTATTGGGTGCCTCGAAAATCAATGTTAGAGAATCAAAATGAAATGGTTTTCTTTGGATTACAGGCATTTATCAAAGAATATTTAATGGGATATTTTCAGAAAAATTTCTTCGATTTATCGGAAGATGAGATGCTAACTCTTTATACAGATTCGATGGACGTACAGATTGGTAGAGACAACTATGATTTAGATAAAATTGTAGAGCTTCACAGATTAGGATATTTACCACTTGAGATTAGAGCATTGCCAGAAGGCACACTTGTTCCTATGGGTGTTCCTTGTATTGAGATTACAAATACGGATGATAAATTTGCTTGGCTTGTTCAGTGGATCGAATGTATTCTTCAGGTAGAATTATGGAAACCTTGTTGTCATGCAACTATCGGTCATATGTATCGTGAGATTGCAGATTATTGGTATAACAAGACAACAGACGGGTTGCCTGGAAATATGGCTTGTGCAGATTTTGGTATGAGAGGAATGTCTTGTATGGATGAAGCTACAAGATGTTCAGCATCATGGTTGCTTTCATTTAATAAGACATCTACAATTCCAGCAATTAATTATATTGATAGATATTATAATGCCGATTGTAAGAATAATGGTATTGGAATCGGTGCTGTCTCAACTGAGCATTCTGTAATGGGTGCTAATTTCTCAATTGATGGAGATGAAATTACGTTCGTTAAGAGACTTTTAACAGAGTTATATCCAAATACATCATTTAGTATGGTTTCAGATACTTATGATTATTGGAATATGGTAAATAATATTCTTCCACAGTGTAAAGAAGAGATTATGAATCATAATGGAAAGCTCTTGGTTCGTCCTGATAGTGGTGATATTGTAGAGATTTCAGTTAAGACAGTTGAAAGGTTATGGGAGATTTTTGGTGGTTCTGTAAATGGTAAAGGTTATAAGGTATTAAATCCGCATATCGGTATTATTTATGGTGATGGTTGCACACTTTCTAATGTAGAAACTATTTGGAAAGAATTAGAAAAGCGTGGTTTCGCAGCTAATAATATTGCTTATGGTGTAGGAGCTTTTTGCTTCACTGCAATCGTTGAAAACGGCAAGATGATTGTTGTTACAAGAGATACTTTTGGCATTGCAATGAAGGCTACATATGGAGTAATTGATGGCAAAAAGTTAATGATTTTCAAAGATCCTAAGACAGATACAAGCCACTTAAAGAAATCTCATAAAGGATGTTGTAGAGTATACGATGATAATGGTGAATTAAAGTGTCAAGATCAGTTACTTGAAATGAGTGATAACAGTTTACTTACTACTGTATTTAAAGATGGAGAATTAGTAAGAGAAGACACATTTGCGGATATCAGAAACAGAATGTACGGAGGTAAGTAATGATTAAAATAATTGATGGAGACTTGCTCACTTCAAACACTGATATTATTGCACACCAGGTTAATTGCAAAGGTGCTTTTAATTCTGGTGTTGCAAAAGCAATTCGTGATTATGATGTGCAAGTATATAAAGATTATCATAGTTTTTGTTCGATTAATACACCTGAACAATTATTGGGTTCTGTTAGATATTTTCAGTCTAATATTGACGCAAGAATATATGCAAATTTATTTGCACAAAAATCATATGGCTATGACGGAAAACAGTATACAGATATTAATGCTTTAAGAAAATGTTTTGAAAATTTGAAATCATATGCAGTTTTGGAAAACATGAGTATTGCAATGCCATATAAAATTGGATGCGTTCGTGGCGGTGCAAATTGGGAGGAAGTACATCAAATGATAGAGAATATTTTTTATGATTGCAATATTGAATTATGGAGGCTTGACAAAGGATGATAAATGAATTTAGAGGTAAATATTATTTTTTAAGCAACTTTTACTCTTCTCCTGTTACATATGAAGGACTTACATATTTGAATAATGAAGCCGCTTTTCAATCAGCAAAAACTTTTTCAGATAGAGAATGTTTCACGAATTTAGATCCATCATCTGCAAAGAAACTTGGCAGAAGAGTTCAGCTTCGATCTGATTGGGAAGAGGCGAAGTACAACGTTATGTACGAAATTGTAAAAGCGAAATTTACTCAAAATTTAGACCTCAAAACAAAGTTACTTGAGACTGATAATCAGCATCTCGAAGAAGATAATACTTGGGGTGATAAAATTTGGGGCACAGTGAATGGTGTTGGAGAAAATAATTTAGGAAAAATTCTTATGAGAGTTAGAGAGGAGATTAGACATGAGTAATTTTGATGTAAAGAAAGCAACTAATGATTGCGTTCAGTGGATTAAGGATTTCTTTGAGAAGAATGGTAAAGACTGTATGGCAGTCGTTGGTATCTCGGGTGGTAAGGATTCAAGCGTTGTGGCAGCATTATGTGTAGAAGCTCTTGGTAAGGATAGAGTTTTTGGTGTATTAATGCCACAGGGAGAACAGCCAGATATTGATTATTCTCGAATGCTTGTAGACCATCTTGGAATCGACAGTTGTGTTGTAAATATAGGCAATACAGTTCGCACTTTAAAGCATGAGATTAAACCACAGTTGGGAGATCATTGGTCAAAGCAGACTTCTACAAATCTCCCTGCTCGTATTCGTATGGCTACGCTTTATGCAGTATCACAGACAGTAAATGGTCGTGTTGCAAATACATGTAATCTTTCCGAAGATTGGGTTGGTTACGCCACAAGATATGGTGACGCTGCTGGTGATTTTAGTCCATTATCTCAGCTTACAGTAACAGAGGTTAAAGCTATTGGTCGTGAATTAGGGCTTTCATCAGAATTAGTTGATAAGACACCTACTGATGGTCTTTGTGGAAAGACGGATGAAGACAACCTTGGATTTACTTATGCTGAATTAGATGCATATATCAGAGATGGAATTGAGCCAAGTGAGGAAGTAAAAACTAAGATTGATTCAATGCATGAAAAAAATCTGTTTAAATTACAGCCAATGCCAAGTTTTGTGTATCAGATGTAAATAACATACTATATATAGTGTTTATAGAAAATATAGACACTATATGATTAAAGAATAGGAGAGAAAATCGAATGAATAAAGAGAAACAAATTGAAGTATTAGAAGACCTGAAATCTTATGTAAATGAAAATTGGGATGAATATGAATACGCAGATGATATAAAGGATGCCAATGTAGCATTAGATGTAGCGATAGCTTTAATCAAAACGTCTAATGTTATAGGTACATTAACTATAAATGATAAAAGATATATAGTTCTTGAATAGTTCTTGAAGGTCAAGAATCATAGATTTCTTTTGGAGAATAAAATAATAGGAGGTGCAAATAAATGCAGAATATTAGTATTAAAGGAGTTTGCGATTGTGTAGACTTAGACAGAAATATCAAATTAACGAATGGTGCAGTCGTAGTGCAGAAAGAAAATAACAATGTAATAGGTGTCTATTTAGTGATTTCGTTCAGAGATAATAAAAACAAATATGGTAGTGATAGTACATCAACATATTGTAGTTTGGTAAATCTCGACAATGGACAATTAGCTTTTGAAGAAAGATGTAGTCGTGCTACAACAGAGAGACGTGTTCTTAGACATCTAACAAGAGCAGGTTTTAGTTATCCTTATAATCCAAATTCTCATGAGCAGGATAGTAAGTTTTACAATATGAGAGTTCAGGTTTATAACAATGGAAATTACAAAATGAATCTTGAACTTGGTGATGAATACATTATGTATGGTAGATAGGAGAATAAATCATATGAAGAAGAAAATTTTAGCGGTTGTATTAGTGCTGACATTGTGTTTTGGAATGACTGGATGTGTATTTACTGGAAGTAAAAGTTATAACGAGTCCTCAAAACTCATTTCGATAGAAGGTGAAAAATGATTTGTATTATTATTCCACAACTCATATCGTTTATATAGTATTTAATGAATTTGAATGTCAAGTTGGATATGGTTATATGTCACCATATTATTCAGGGAATGGCAAGTTATGTACCTATGATACTAATACAAAACAGATAGTTGAAATTGGAGAATAATATGATAGACAACGAATTACGTCAGCAATATAGACAAGCTGTTGATGATTTGAGAATAGCATTTAAGAAGACTTGTTTGTATAGATTTTGCGAAGAAGTTGTGAAGAAATTGAGTAAGATTTTGAGATAGTAAAGGAGAAGAATATGGCAGATTATAAGATTGGTCAGATTTTGACATCAACAGAAGAAGTAGAAATTGAAAAAGCATTATCAGGAGAAAAGGTAAAAATTCCAAAGGGCAATAAAGTAATCATTGGTGCAGATAAATTGGCACATCATATCAGAAATGGTTTTATTCAGCCATTGGCAGAAGGTTCAATAGTAGAAGGATATGATACTGCTGGCATTGCAGAATATCTTTATATTGTACTTAGAAATCACTTACCTATTGATGAAATGATGGAAGGATATGAAATCACCAAGCAGGAAGTTATTGATGAAATTGAATGTGCTTTAGATGAAATTTTATAAACCGCAGTAAACCGAAGTTTCCTTTGGATGATAAGAAAGAGAGGTAAAAATATGAACATTTGTTTAATGGTATTAATTGGATTATTAGGACTTTGTGTGGGAGCAATTATTGGACTTGGAATTGATTTTAAGATTAATCATACTTACATACTTGAAATGATTGATTTAGAAAAAGGATATTTCGATACAATTACGACAGATTTGGCAAAAGCAGTCGATGATATTAATAAAGTATATGAAAAACCAATTTGGAGAAAAACAGAAGAAGAATTGCCACCATGTTCAGGATTATATTATGGCAAAATTAAAGGTAATCCACATGGAGAAAATGCTATGTGGAAAGTAGTATATAACGACAATGAATGGAGCTTGTCTGGCTATCCTAATAATAAAGTAGAAATTAGTGAATGGACAGAAATCTATTAAGAGAATAATACATTGAAAGGAGCAAGAGATTTGCTGCAGCATTAAATCTGGATTTGCTCTGAGTAAGAAATGTTAGAGATTAACAAAATATACAACGAAGATTGCCTTGAAAGTATGAAAAAGATTGATGATAAGTCAATTGATTTTATCTTCACGGATTTGCCTTATAACACAACCAATAATTCTTGGGAATGCGAAATGCCATTAAATGATTATGTTGAATTATCAGGACAATATTTTTATGAAACAGATTTATTTAAGTTAGCACAAGTAACAGATAGCAGTTTGGAACATACAAGAGATTGGTTTTATAAGAATAAAAAAGATGGTTTATGGACTCATTATAATCGAATTATCAAAGATAATGGTTGTATTGCATTATGGGCGCAGTCACCATTTGATAAGAGGCTCGCTTGCAGTAATGAAAAATTGTATCGCTATGAATGGATTATCGAAAAGACCAGAGCAACTGGTCATCTAAATGCTAAGAAAATGCCTATGAAGGCACACGAAAATGTCTTGATTTTCTATAAAAAACTCCCTACTTACAATCCACAAATGACAGAAGGACATACGCCTGTTCATTCTTATACAAAACATACAACAGATGGTAACTGTTATGGTGCTACAAAGACTGGTATTTCAGGTGGTGGCAGTACACAAAGATATCCAAGAGATGTTCTGCAGTTCAAGTGGGATACTCAGAAAAGTAGCCTACATCAGTGTCAAAAGCCTGTTGAAGCGTGTGAGTATTTTATTAAGACTTACACCAATCCAGGAGATTTAGTTCTTGATTCATGTGCAGGAAGTTGTACAACTGCAGTCGCAGCTTTGAATACAGGTAGAAATTACATATGTTTCGAGAAAGACAAGGATATTTCTGAGGTTGGGAGTAAGAGAGTAGCTGATTATAAAGGAGAAATAGGATGACATCATGTAAAGCTAAAGAGTTTCTTTTAATACATTTTGAATATTTGAAAAAATCATGGAAGCCATACCCTGATTACAACGTTTTAGAAGCAATTAGATTTGCAATATCAGCAATAGAAAAACAAATTCCAAAGAAGCCAACGCCTATTGACTATGAAAAATATATTGATGTGATAGATAACGCAAGATTTCTTAGAGGTGCATATTGGTGTCCTAACTGCAAGCACGTTGTAAAGAGTGGTTCTTTCTGTAGCGATTGTGGTCAAAAGTTAGATTGGGAGAATACATAAATGAGCAACTGCGACAATAATACATTGAAAGAAATCTTTCATTCGGTCAGAAGGTAAAATTAAATGAAAACGAAATCAGAAATGACAATAATTAAGAACATACATAAATTTATAGGTTATTACAAATTTCCAAAAGAGGAATCGGTTATATTGGATTCGATTGGCGTTTACCATATGATTGATGAAGTAATGCATTGTGAATGTGATTTTGAAATTAAAAAAGATGGCGAAGATTATATTCTAATTCCAGATGTTAAAAATGTTGATCTTATGCATAGTATGAACTTTGTCATTATGTATGATAGAAAAGTCTATGCTGAGAAAATTGAAATCAAATCAAGTGACTGTTGGATTAATGGTTTTAGTGATTTCTGTATTAGATTATAGAGGAGAATAATTAAATGGCTGATAAATTAATTAATAAGCAATTGGTAGACATTGACGAATTATTGCAGTTTTTATCAGATAACGGATTTGATATTGATGATGGAGTTTGGAATAAACACGAAATGTCTTTAAGAGAAGTATTTGATGAGTATAAGAAGAATACTATTCCAGATGTAGAAATTGGACAGACAGTATGGGTTATTAGCAGAGATTACCACGATATATATTCAATTAAAGAATGTCATGTACATAAGAAACAGATTAGAGCAAGATATACATTTTCTGTGAGAGGTAGACATTATTATTGTGGAACTTTTACGAAAAACAGTATCGGCAAAACTGTATTCTTTTCAAAAGAAGCTGCTATTGAGTCACTAAATGGCAAAGAATATAAGTTGGAAGAGTGGACTTGAAACTCGCATTTCTTGTTTCAGAAAGGAGAAATCATGTATCAGAAAGGAGAAATCATGTATCAGAATTGTTGTAAAAAGTGTGGAAGTGTTGCACTTCATACAGAAGTAAAAGGCAATAATACAGGATTGTATTGTGATGATTGCGGTGCTTGGGTGAAGTGGCTTGGTAAGGACGAATTAAGAGCATTTGAATATTCTATGAGGGAAGCCACAAAAGAAGAAAATGAGGCTGTTGATAAATATATTCAAAGCATTAGTAAACCAACAGGTGTAAATCTATTTGACAATTCTACTATTGCTGAACGATTGGAAAGATTTATTGAAGGAATAGATAAGGAAATTGATTGTGAGTATGAGAAACGACCAATTTCTGTAGAAGATAATATCAGGAAGAATGCATATTGCTACGCATTAGAAAAATGTAAAGCTGCGATTGGTAATATTTTAGCAGGTAGAGAATTCAACGACTTAGGAGAATAACAGTATGAGTTTAACACATAGAGAAGAAGTAAATCTTTACGAAGCAATTCAGAAATCATTTCCTAAAATTCTCATCAAAGACTTAACAGAGCATGAAAGAATTTGTCCTGTCTGCAATGGTCTTGGAATGAAAATAGAAAATAATATCTATGGTATCAATGGCGATGATTCTGAAGCTGGCAGAAAATATCATTTCCCATATAAGCATCAAGCACTTTCGTTCTGTCGAAGTTGTTTCAATGGAGTACAGAGATTATGTCCTTATTGTGGACAGCCATATAAGAATCAGTCATATATGCATTGCGACTGCGAAGGACAGAAGAAAGCTGATGAAGAAGAGAAAATAAAGAAGTGGAACGAAAAGGTTTCTAAGGCAGTTCCAGTTGATGAAAAAGACGTAGATACAATGCTTTACTGCGATGAATTTGATGAGTATTACGATACTGTTGATGATTTCTTTGATGATTATTTTGGGCGTTATACAGATGAAGAATTTAATGAAGATAGTAGACCTAAGATGTTATGGGTGTGCAGCGTGGAGAAGATTCATATTGATGCTGATAATGTAGTTGACAATGCTTGCGAAGAGTTGCATGAAGATGCTTATGAACAGTGTGATATTGGTGGTCTGCAAAATTTGTTAGATACCTGGTGTAAAGATCAGACAGGAGCTACTACATATTATCCATGTTATAAGCAGTATGTTTTGATTAATTGGGATGAATTTGAAACAGAGTAAACCTGTCTTTCATTAGACCGTGAAAAATTAAATGGAGAATAATTAAGTGTGAGGTAACGATTATGGATAACACAGATATGTATTGGGATGATATTTGTTGGAACGATGTAGTTCCTGATTGGGATGAAAATGGAGAATTGCCAGATGATGAAGATGAGAATTGAAAGCGATAATTCATGTGATTTATAAAATATAAGAGACACTTATGACGTGCCTCTTATATATAAATATTATTAAATTGGTGAAGTATGTAATTCGTGGTAATTATATGCACCTTCTGGATATTCCCATACCGAACCAGAAACACTAAATAATTTGTGACATTCTGGACATTCAAACTCGTCACATTCAATGGAATGTTCAGTTTCAGTTCCCATACCACGATCTTCATCAACTACTTCAGAACTTATAATATATTCAGACCAATTATGTGTGACAGATTTCCCACAATGAGGACATTCTACAGAATGAGTAAACATTCTACACCAACTCCTTTTTAAAATATTTTGTGAGAATATATTATATCAAATTTAGTAGCATAAGTCAATAAAGATAAAAAGAAATTTTGGTTTCATGACTTGTCACGAAAACTATACAATATTCGAGACAAAAGAGAATAAATAATCAGATAGTTGCAAATATCTGAAAATATTGAAATAGGAGGAAATGAGGTTTGAAGCTTCGTTAAATGTACATTTACTCCTAAATAAGATTGAAACAAAAATATGAATGTATTGTATCACCCATATTTTATATGGGTAATAAGAAAAAACTTATTCAAAGGGGATTAATAGAACTATTCCCAAAGGACATTGATTGCTTTATTGATGTTTTTGCAGGTAGTTCAGTAGTCTCTATGAATACAAAAGCCAATAAATATTTCATTAATGATAATGATAAAAACTTAAAGCAGTTATATAAGTTATTCAAAATATATAATTCTGATACAATTATTAATCATATCATTTCCAGAATTGATGAATATGGATTAGCGCAAGAAAGAACAAGTCATAAAGTATTTAATGATGACAGAAAAGATAGATATAAAAATTCTTATTATGAATTTAGGAATTATTATAACACTCATAAAAATGCTCTTGATTTCTACACGCTTATGTTTTATTCATTTTCACAACAGTTTAGGTTCAATGATAAAGGTGAATTTAATATGCCATGTGGTAACGATTGTTTTTCTGATAAAAATCAAAAATATATTCGTAATGGTTGCACATTTTATCATTCTGATAATGTCCATATATTCAGTATGGACTTTCGCTCAATTCCAATAGATTCGATTACAACTAAAGATTTTGTATATTTAGATCCTCCATATTTTAATACCACTGCTACATACAACGAGGCAGGTGGTTGGACTGAAAATGACGAAAATGATTTATATGATTTTTGTGAAAGACTTTCTGAGAATAATATAAAATGGGGAATGTCTAATGTGTTTGAGAATAAAGGAATTATAAATCAAAAGTTGGTTGATTGGTGTGATAAGAACAATTTAAATGTATATACATTTGATAAATTTACATATATGGCTTGTGGTAAAGGTAATTCAAATGCTAAAGAAGTATTTATAACAAACTATTAGAGAATAAATATAAGGAAAGGATAAGAGTACCATGGGTAAGCTGCGCAGCACTTAGGTATAAGTATTGGCATTAAATGTAGGATATTTAACATCAGATAAAGAAGACAATGAGTTATACACACCTTATTATGCAGTGGATCACATTGTAAAATATCTCCCAAAAGATAAGACTATATGGCTTCCATTCGATGAGGAGTGGTCGTCTTTTAACAAAAGATTGACAGAATTAGGTTACAAAGTAGTAAGAAGTTCATTAGCTGAAGGTCAGGATTTCTTTGAGTATGAGCCTAAACATTGGGATTTAATAGTAAGTAATCCACCATTCTCAATCAAGGATAAGGTCTTAGAAAGACTCTATTCATTCAACAAACCATTTGCGGTTCTTCTACCGCTTAATTCCCTACAAGGTAAAACAAGATATAAATATTTTAAAGATGGTATTCAGATTCTTAGTTTTGATGCAAGAATTTGCTATCACAATAAAGAGCATATGGATTCTGTAGTAAAGGGTAGTCCATTTGCAACAGCATATTTTTGTAGAGATTTATTACCAAAGGATCTAATTGTTGAAAAATTGGTTACATACGAAAGACCGTTAGGAGAATAAACCAGTAAGAAAACCACGTTTCTTATGGTTGTGAAAGTAGGTGAGAATAATGTATTTTGATTTAAATATTGGAGAATGGGAGTTTGAAAATAATTATGAAGACATCTACTTTCTGCTTCATTGTTTATACAATGCAAAGACTGAGTTGTATGACAGAACTCTTACTGATATGAGAAGTAGGTATGATCCGACTGAAGCATTTATAGAGGGCTGGAATAGAAGTAGATCGAATTGGTATTCCAAGAAATTATACGATAAATGTGTGAAATGCATTGAGTTAAAAACAAGAGGTCATTTTGTACACAGACATTGGAAAGAATGCGTTTGGAAGTACGAAGGTCTTTCAGCACAAGGATGGATAAATTTATATCAGCAGTTGATCAAAGAAAATAAATACGACAGTTGGATATTGGAATATATAGAAATTGGAGAATAACAATATGAACAAGAGACAGAGAAAGAAATTATTTAAACAGACACTTATTAAGGTTAGAAAACTGCATCCACAGAAGGGTGATGTGATTTGTTTTCAGCCAGATTTAAATTGGATTGATGTCGAGACTATGTGTCAGTTTATGAATTTATACGCTGACAATAAAGTTTTTGGTGAAGCAATATTGACTTTTGTACCTGCTGATATTAAGCAGCTTAGACATAAAAAGGATGCTCAGATATATGTTGATAAGTTACAAAGCATTGTAGATCAGATGGGAGAATAAATGATTAGTCAAGTTGAGTCAGAAAGTATAGATGTTAGTGAAAAGAAATATTATCTTGTAACTCCTGAAGGTCTAATATTTCATGAAATTCCATTTGAAGAAATACACAACTTAACAAGAGAAGTATGGGTATCAACCTGCCCTTGTTGTAGTGGAATTCAAGGATATTATTATTCAAAAAATGAAGCCAAACGAAATAGCAAATTTTGTGTTCAATGTGGGTGTACTCATTTGTTTTTAGTAAAGAAATACAAAGGATATTATAAACAGAATGTGAATTTTAGATTATTAACAAAGGGTTATAAGGAATATAAGGGAGTTAAATATCCTTATATGAATATTCATGGTTAGAGGAATGAAGCATTTTCTTTGGAGTTTTGGAAAAATAAGAGAGAATACATAGGTGACGACATTAAATTATAAGGAGATATGTTTTATGCGAAGAAAAGATAAAAAATTTAAAATCCAATACAAAGTCGATGATAAGGTATTGTCTTTGAGGTTTGAGACAATACGGGATTTTTTAGAAACCGATTTCCCTAAGAATAATAATCCAATGTCACCTACAAACGATACGGAATTATTATCCGTAACTTGGCACAAGCAACCGCTATTTGAAAAATGTTTTAAATTAGGTGAAGTAAAAACGCTTTTAAAAGATTTTAATCCTACAAAATTACTTAGGAAAGAAATCTATTCAATAGAAGAAGTCAGAGATAAAGTAAAGGATGTTTTATTTGAGAAAGATAAAAAACTTGCAAAAGTTGATTTTGATGGAGATTTGATTAAGGGCAATAGCCAAAGATACCAAACATTTTTTACTAAAGGTTGTAAATGCGTAGTTTGTGGAATTGAAGGAAAATATTTTGCAAAAGAAAGACATTTACAGGATAAAAGTTATCATCTAAATTTGTATGCAGTTGATGATAATGGTGATGAAATTTTAATGACAAAAGATCATATTATGCCACGCTCAAAAGGTGGTATTGATGATATTAGTAACTATCAAACAATGTGTAAGCTTTGTAATGAAGCAAAAGGTAACAAATTAGAAGATTAAAGAAGAAAGGGAAAATAGAAAAGTTCCTATAGGATAAAGTGCGCACTACTTACTAAGGTAAGAGGAACTTATGTATTGTGCTTATATCACAACATTAAAAGGATTAAGAAAACATAGTAACGCTGATAGGTTACAGTGTGTAGAGGTATTTGGACAGAATGTAATTGTAGATTTGAATTATCAGGAAGGACAGAAAGTAGTATTCTTCCCATCTGACGGTCAGTTATCACTTGAGTATGCAGCAGATAATAACCTTGTCAGAAAGAAAGATGAGAATGGAAACAACATTGGTGGTTATATGGATGCTGAGAAGAGAAATGTAACCGCTATTAGACTTAGAGGTGAGAAGTCAGAAGGACTTGTATTACCTGTTGAAACACTTTCTAAGTATACAGATATTTCAAAATTAAAAGATGGCGATCAGATTACAGTTCTTGGTGGTCATGAGATTTGTCAAAAATATATTCCAAGAGGAAAAAATCGTTCAAGAGGTAATGGAAATAATTTAAAGAAGAAAAATAAGTTTCAGAAAGAAACAGTATCATATCCATTTTTTGAGGAGCATAAAGATACTGCACAGCTTGCATATAATATATCAGCATTTAAGCCAGGAGATACAATTTATATTACTCGTAAGCTCCACGGAACATCGGCTCGTACTATGAAGACTGTTAAGGTTACAAAGAAGAATAGTAAGCTGAGAAAGTTTTTACATATGAAACCAAAGGTTATAAGAGAAGTTTCTGTTGTATCTGGTAGCAGAAGAGTTGTGTTAAAGGATATGACAAAGAATGATGAATATTATTCTGATAATGGATTTAGAAAGAAGTACCACGATTTATTAAAAGACAAGCTTCCTGAAGGTGCTGAAATTTTCTATGAAATTGTCGGATATGTAAATGAAACAACACCAATTATGGGTTCAGTATCTAATAAGGGAGTTAAGGAAAAAGAATTTACTAAGAAATTTGGTGACACCACAACATTCTCATATGGCTGTGAACAAGGCGAAAATGAGATGTATGTATATCGAATGACAATGACAACAGCAGACGGAACAGTTGTTGAAGTGCCTTGGGAAACTGTAGAAGTATGGTGTGACAAGTTGGGCGTTAAGCATGTACCTGATTTAGAGAAGTTTATTTTTACTACACCAGAAGATTTGAAAGAAAGAGTAAATAAATATCTTGATGGTATGCCAGCAGATGAAATCGGTAAGACACATGTTGCTGAAGGTGTAGTTGTTCGTATTGATAATAGAGCAACATTCACAGCTTATAAGGATAAGGTGTTTGAATTTAAGGTAATTGAGGGGATTGCTAAAGATACATCTGATGTGCCTGATATGGAAGAAGCTGAAGAGTTATTCGAGGAGACTTTAAATGAATAAACCTACATTGTATATTATGTGTGGTTTGAGTGGTAGTGGCAAGTCAACCATTGCCACTCAGATTGCCAATGAGAATCCAAATACAATAATCGTATCATCCGATGCAATTCGTGAGGAATTGACTGGTAATTACGAAAATCAAGAACATAATGAAGAAGTATTCAAAATTTTTCATGATAGAATCCGTAAGAATTTGGAGAATAAAAAGAATGTAATCGCAGATGCGACTAATCTGACTATGAAATCTCGCAGAGCAATTATGATGAAAGTAAATGGTTTAAATGTCAGAAAAGTATGTGTAATTATTCCAAAGCCATTTGAACAGTGCAAAAAAGATAATCTACATAGAGAACATCCTGTACCTGACTTTGTGTTGGATAAGCAGATTAGAAAATTTCAGATTCCGTTCTACGAGGAAGGATTCGATGAGATTATTATTCATAATTTATTAAATGATTACGAACCAAATGATATTCCAGATATGAGAGGATTTGATCAGAAAAGTCCGCATCATACAATGAATTTATTTGAACACTGCAAATATGCATCAAGATTATTTTCCACAAAATATGCTTATCCTGCAAGATTCAGAATAGGTGCTTTGTATCACGATTTAGGCAAATTGAGTACACAAACATTTGATGAAGATGGGATAGCTCATTATTATCAGCATCATTGTTACGGTTCATATCAATACATGACAGCTATGTATCATGTTAATTCTGATGTTGTTTTAGATACATGTTTCCTCATCAATTACCATATGATGCCTTTTAGTTGGGATACTGATAAAGCAAAGCAGCGTTGGAAAGAAAGATTTGGAGAATATAAATATAAGATGCTTTTAGATTTTAACGAATGTGATAGAGCGAGGTAAGTGTATGTGTAACCGTTGTAATTATGATTCACCTGACAATCAGATATATGTTGATCCACTGACAAATGAATATTATTTGGATATTGAAACTTCTGAATGGGATGAATATGACGATGGATTTGTTCATCAGAAAGAATATATTTCGTATTGTCCTTGGTGTGGAAGGAAATTAGGAGAATAAAATAAAAGAGGTGATTTGATGAAATGTAAAGATTGCCTTTATGGATATGAAGACTTTGAAAAATATAAATCATACATTGACGAAGAAGATATTGAGAACTGTGTTTGGTGCGATAAAGTTGGTGGCAAGGTTTATTCTTTTGGTCATTGTAGTGATTGGTATGAACACGATGAAGAAAAGCATAAGAATCATTCCAAGAAAAAGAGAATGAATAAGCGTGAGAGATATTTAAGGCATCAAAATCATCTCAAATATTTAGAAAGAGTGTCGTGTAGATATCCTTATGCTGTAACATATAAAGATAAGATATTGATTAAAGGTTTGGGATATGTTGAAAATCCAAAACCATATTATAAAAGATGGTATAGAGGTAAAAGAAGCAGTTATTTGAAGCGACAGTCCAATAAAGCGATTCGCAGATATAAGGGTGAATTACACAAAGGTTATCAACATATTCATAAAATTTATGATTTTTGGTGGAAATTTAGCTAGGAGAATAAATATGAAGATAGAGCTAATCAAGTTAAAATTCAATGATGCACATTCATACAAGTACAAGCCATTTACGCATTGTTGTGATGAAATACAGAATGATAAAGCCATCATTTTCACAGATGAAGATTTAATTTATAGTGATGATTGTCGGGATGATGAAAGATATATTCCGAGATTCTGTACTTCATATACAGAAGTTATTACATCATATGAAGACGAATGGGTACAGACAGACAATTATCCAATTCAGTTTTGTCCTCATTGTGGTGAGAAGATTGAGATTGAAGTCTTGGATGAGATTGATGTATCTGAAAAGTATGATGAACTGACTAAGCAGCGTGATGAATTACGGAAGAAGTGTCAGAGAACAGATAGTAAGAAAGAAGAGTATGATTTAAGAAAGCAAGTTAGAAAATTAGATGACCAGATTAATGATTTTTATGAGTTGGGAGAGTGGAAAGGAGAATATTAAAATGGGAAACAGATTATTACTTGAGAATGATGTTATTAAAGCAGTTGATAGGCACACAAGCAGATATGGCAATCTTGATGATGATATTAGGTGTATCCTTGAAGAATTAAAATCACCAATCTTTGTCGATTCAAAGGAAGAAATGAATAACTTAAAAGTAGAGAATAAATCAGTACAGAAACAGAAGCGAGTACAGTTATTCGAGAATGAAGATGTCGTATTAGAACAACGTGGTAATAGATATTACTTATCTTTGTATGACAAAGAAGGAAAATTCCAGCGAGAAGTTACTATTGATGTGAAAGATGATTATAAGGTTGGGCTTGGAAACAGTAAGTAAAGGAGATTATTATGGCAGTGTTTAAGAATTTTAAAGATGATGAGTTGATTGTAAGCTGTAAATGCGGTTGTGATGAGGGTATCCATTTTAAAATCGCCGATTATGAAGATGGAGATTACGCTTTTTTGACCTATACGAATGGCAATTTTTATACTCAGCAAAGATCATTCTTTGAAAAGTTGAAGAAAATTTGGGCGATTATTAGGAATAAGGATTTTTATTATTCTGATATTGTGCTTACAAAAGATGATTTTAACGAGTTTAAGGAATGGATTAATAGAAAGTAGAGGCAAGTAAATTCAGGTTTCTTTTGGTAACAAAGAGAGAATATTAAAGCAAGGAGGTAAGAAAAATTGAAGAGACAAATTCGTAGAGGTGTTTTCGAGACAAATTCAAGTAGTCAACATTCGCTTTGTATTATGAAAAATAATGAGCATTATACACCAGATGAGATTGCAAGGGACTTTTATTTGTGGGATGACAAAGAAACTGGCGAGAAAGATTGCGAATGGCATATTTGGGATTATGATATGGAGTTTGGCAGAAGTCCATTTAGAGCTTTGGGTAATTTCCATGATAAATGGTTGTATGCTTGTGCTTCATTAGTGTGTGAGTATAATGACGAGAATTATAAGAAGCTTGAAGCACTTGCATTAAAATATGTTCCTGGTCTTAAAAAGATTGTTGTTCCTATGATTTCAGATTCAGTCGCTGATAAAAATCATCCAGAGAATAAAGATAGTGATTATGCAGAGAAATATGGTAAGACAGAGGACGAGTTTAACGAATGGCTTGAACAGAAAGAAAAGGATTGGGGAATTGATACAATCGAATATTGGGAAACTGACAATGGATATTTTCATTTTGAGAAGCCATGTACAGGATATGTTGATGTAGATATACTTAGTGGTTTCCTTAAAAAAGAGAATATATCATTAGAGGAATATCTGACAAATAAGAAGTATGTTGTTATTCAAGATGGTGACGAATATGGATATTTTGGAGATATGAAACGTAGTGGATTGATTAATTTGGATGCTATTGATCATGAGTATCCAAGAGCATATGGAACGGAGGATTAATTTATGAAGAGACAGATTAGACGTGGTGTTTTTGAGACAAATTCATCGAGTACACATTCACTAACAATGTGCAGTAAAAAAGAATATGATGAGTTTGAAAAAGGGAATATGTACATAGAAAGATGGGGTTCTCACAAACTGTACACAAAAGAAGAAATGATTGAAAAATTTAAACAAACAGTGGATTGGAGAACAAAAGAGCCAAAATATTCTGGTGTAGATTGGAATAATGACGATGAATTTAATCGTGTTTTAGCAGAATCAAATTATTGTACTTCAGAAGAATATTGGAACAATGTTTCTGAAGAGTATGAGACTTTTGAAGAATTTTATACGGGAGCAAATGGCGAGACTGTATATGCGTTTGGATACTATGGCTACAATTGATTAGGAGGATTTAAGAATGGAATTATTAGGAAGATATAAGAATGGTAACTTTTTCACTACTATTCTGAGCGATGGAACGAAAATCAGGGAAACAGAAGATGATGAGTTTATTCCAGATCATGCAGAAAATATGGATATAAAGATAACGAATTATTGTGATATGGGATGTCCATTCTGTCATGAGGGTAGTACAACAAAGGGTAAGTTTGGAGATATTCTGAATGAGAAGTTAATTGACACTTTACATCCTTATCAGGAAGTTGCTATTGGTGGTGGTGATGCTACAAGTCATCCTGATTTAATTCCATTCTTTGAAAAACTCAAAGAGAAGAAAGTCATTGCAAACATGACTGTAAATCAGATTCATTTTGAGAAGAAACAGGATTTAATCAGAAAGCTTGTTGACGAAAAACTTATCTATGGTCTTGGCGTATCGCTCGTAAATCCAACAAAGAATTTTATTGAACTTATTAAGCAATACCCAAATGCGGTCATTCATGTAATCAACGGAATATTAAAACCATCGGATGTAGAAACTTTGGAGAATAATAATCTGAAGATGCTGATTCTTGGCTATAAGCATTTAAGACGTGGTGATGATTTTTATTCAGAAGACCACGAAAACATTGTTGTAAAGCAGAATTGGTTATATGAAAATCTTGCAGATATTATTGAAAAATTTAAGGTTGTTAGCTTTGATAATCTTGCAATCGACCAGTTGAATGTAAGAAGATTGATGTCTGATGAAGAGTGGAATGAGTTCTATATGGGCGATGATGGCAAGATGACTTATTACATCGACATGGTTGAGCGTAAATTTGCAAGAAGTTCAACAGCAGCGTTTGATAAGAGATATGACTTATTGGACTCAGTAGATGATATGTTCCAAAAAATTGTATCTGGGTAACTTCAAATGAAAGCAACATTTTACCACTTTAGAAAGGACAAGCACAAATGAATTTGAAAAAGATTAGAAGTGAAGATTTGATTTTTAGCAATGAAATTGAAGATGATAGAACAAATACATACCTAACACTGAATGATTATGATTGGATGAATTATAATCTGTCTACTCGTTTTAAGACAGAAGAAATGGGAGTATTGGAGGTTGAGTTTAAATTTTTTGGGTTTTCTACTTCGCAGATGAATGTAAAACAGACATTAAATGGCAAGGTGCAGGAAATTACATATGAATATCCAACAGATATCTTCAGTAAGAATTTGATTAAGTTCTTAGAAAAGCATATTAGAAGTTGGAACGATGAGTATGCATTTAATGGTGAAGAAGAAGTTATAGATTTCTTTAATGAAGTTCTCGATAAAGGGACTATTGAAGATATTGCTGAAATCAATGAAAATGACAATAGACCACAATGCTGCATAGACCATGATAAGTATTTCTCGACATGTGACACTTGTGAGTTTGGAGAATAAAAAATTGGAATATGAACATAAGAAACCAATCTTTCATTGGAAAATTTTTAATCATATCTAAGCCATTCGGCTATGGGAATCCCAACAAATAAGAGAATATTACAGTGTAACTAATAAAAATATTACATATAAAGGAGATTTTAAATGAAGAACACAAATTGGAAAGTGCCAGTAATTATTGGCGTAGGAGTATTAGCAGTTATTTTGATGATTGTATTTGGTGTACAGAGTTCACAGAATAAGGCTATTGCACTTGAAGAGCAGGTAAATACAGCGTCATCAGATATTAAGGTACAGGAAAAGCGAAGAGTTGATCTTGTATATAACCTTGCTGATTGTGTAAAACAGTATGACAAACATGAAGCTGATACATTGACAGCGGTTGCAGATGGTCGTGGATCAACAGGGGATATTGAGAATGTAACAACAGCTATTACAGCAGTTGCAGAAGCATATCCTGAGTTGAAGTCCAATGAGAACTATAAGACTCTTATGAATGAGTTATCTATGACAGAGAATATGATTGCAGAATATCGCAGCAATTACAATAAACAGATTAAGGAATACAAACGATATGTGAGAAAGTTCCCTACAAGACGGTTTCTTGGATTGCTTGGATATGAAGTACAGGAATATGAGTATTTGGATTACAATGCACCAGTTGATGCTCCGCAGGATTTGTTTAAAGAGGATTAGTCTATGAGATATGGTAGAAAAGGTTTTGATTTTGGCAATTTTGAAATAACAAAACGTGAAATCTTGGCTAGTATTTCTATCATTGCAGTTATGATTCTGTTTGGTATTCTGATTTCTTCTAAGATTTCAGAATATCAAATGGATAAAAATGAAATTTATAACAAAGCTGTTAAGATAGAAAGTCAAGAAATGTTCCAATATGGAATGGATACAAATGTTGGTAATGCGTTTGTATATGGTGATTTGAAAACAGTAGATACAGTTACATATCCTGAAATTGATGGAGAATATATGTATGTAGAAAAAGTCAAAGAGCAATACACAATGCATACAAGACAAGTAGCTCATACAAGAACTGTTAATGGCAAATCACAAACTTATTATACAACAGAAACATATTGGACTTGGGATAGAGTCGGAAGTGAAGATATTAAGTGTAAAGAAGTATCATTTTGTGGAGTAAATTTCACAAGTAATAAAATTGATTTACCTGGTACTGATTATATTGACACTATCAAGGAATCAAGTCATATAAGGTATAAATATTATGGCGTTGGTACTGAATATAAAGGAACAATTTTTACAGATTTGAGAGATAAAACCATTTCTGATAACACATCATTTTATAATAATTCGACTATTGACGAGACGATAGAAAGGTTAGAATCTGATTTTCCAATTATTATTTTCTGGATCTTTTGGGTTATTTTAATCGGAGGAATGGTATTTGGGTTCTATTATTTGGATAATAGGTGGTTAGATTAAGGATAAGAAAGGAGAATAAATGAGCAGTAGTAGTATTTATGGAATAAGAAAAGACTATACAGGAGAAGAAATATTTGAATATAAAAACTCATGGTGGTTTTTTCCTATAATTTGGAGCGTCTTACCAGATAAATATATTCATGATTACATTCAAACACCATTTGGTTTTAAAAAGGGAATTATTGGAATGGACGGAAACGATGTATGGACAAGAACTAACAAATCCATTAATGAGTGCGATAACACACCTGATAGGATTTGTTGGGAGATGTCAAATCAACAGATTTTTCATACATCTGATAAACAGATTATTTCAAATTCTATTATGCAATTCTTAAAACAAAATGATACTTATGATGTATCAGAAGAAGATAATATCCCAGTATTAAAAAGAGAACATATTATTGAAAGATTTACCGAAATAGCAAATGATATTTTGTCAATTGACGAAAATGAATTTCCATATTTTGTTTTTAAAAATACAACAGTTGATGATGGCGTTGAGAGATGGTTTGAAAAATATGATGAAGAATCTGATGAGTATGTTTCATGTGCAATGTCAGAAAATACAGATAATTTTTATGCAGAATTTGTATTTATCAAAGATGGAAAAATTGACAAATTTGTAAGTAACAAAGATTATCAGTTTGAAACATAGTAAGAAATTTTTCTTTCTTGGGAGGTGATTAATATATTTCGTATAGAGAAAACTGAAGTTGTAAATGGATGTGATTGTTGGGGAAGACCAGAATATGATGATGTATATGAAGTTTATTGTAATGATGAATTTGTATGTCGTATGTCAAGTGATCCAACAATATTAGTTGATAAGATAAATGATGTTTTAAATAGTTATAGGAGAATAATTATATAGGACAGCTAATTAATAAAACAGTATTATGAAAAATCGGAGGAAAAAGAATGAAAAGAGGAGATATTATTGAATTAATTGAGGATACAACATTTTATAAAAAAGGTAAGAAGGCTTATTTTATTGGTAGATCAAATTTTAATCCTAATAAAATTGAAATTGTTTGGGTTGGTGAAGAACAGGCTTATAAAGATGGCGATATAGACGAATTTCCAGCTAGATTGTTTAAGCAGGTTGAACATGGCGATAGGTGATGGAAGAAGAACATATTCAGATAGTACATTAAAGTCTATGACAAAAGATGAGCTGATTGATATTATTCGCTGCTTAGAAAGTAATCTTAGAAATGCACATGAGACAAATGATATTCAGTATGAGAATTGTAAGAGGTTGCTAAGTGAAAATGGGATAATTCAAGGTGGATATAAGAAGAAAATTGATGAACAGACAGAGGCTTGGATTAAAGCAGGATTGACATTATCAGAAGCAGACAAAGAAGAATTGATGAGAATGTCGCAGTTAAGAGAATAAGTAATTGTAAACAATAATTTTATATCATAGGAGGAAATAAATATGATGAACAATTTTTTAAATGGCATGTTTGGTAAGGTAGGAAGTGGAATGTGTAGACTTTCTATGAATGGTGGAATTGCAGTTAAGACAAATGGTGGTTATAAGACATATAACATCAAGACTGGCAAGCTCACAAACTGTAGTAACTTTGTATTTGATATTGGAGAGGAATTCTTCTTTATTATTCCAACTAATAAGGTAGAGAAGGGTGACATCATTCTTGTAAATGGTAAGCCAAGATGTGTTATTGAAGCCGATAAGACAAAGATTACAGTAATCAATTATGAGGACTCAACAATTGAAACCGTGCTTCCTGAAAGACATGTATTTATGGGCAATACATATTTTTATGGAAAGATTGTTTCGATGTTTGGAAGTGATGTTATTAAAGGTAAGAAAGGTACAAATAATATCTTTAAGTACATGATGCTTTCTCAGATGATGAAAAGTGATAATGGTTCTGCTGGCATGATGAATGGCAATGGTGGAATGAGTTCTATGTTACCACTTATGATGATGGGTGGAAATATGGGTGATATGTTTGACGGAATGTTCGACTTTGATATGAGTAGCAATGATGACGATGATACAGAAGTAGATGAAGAGGAGGAGGCATAATATGGGATGCGGTTCATGGACAAGAGATAGTTATGTAAGTTATTCAACAACAAAGGGTATGAGTGTTTCAACGGATGGTATGATTAGAGGTTCTTATTCTAATCAGGACATGTTTAAGGCAAGAAATATTGATTCTGCACTTGATCCTAAGAATGTTATTAGAGAGTGTTGCGATACAGAGGAACATCCAAACACAATTCCTGTTATTCTTGCACTTGATGTAACTGGTTCTATGGGACAGGCTGCCGTTGAAGTGGTAAAGAAGTTAAATGTAATTATGACTAAGTTATATGAAAAGGTTACAGATGTTGAGTTCCTTATCATGGGTATTGGTGATTTAGCTTGTGATAGCTATCCAATTCAGGCTTCACAGTTTGAGTCAGATATTCGTATTGCTGAACAGCTTGACAAGATTTATTTTGAATTTGGCGGTGGTGGAAATAGTTATGAATCCTACACAGCAGCATGGTATTTCGGTTCTCGTCACACAAAGCTTGATTGCTTAAACCGTAGAAGAAAAGGAATTATTATTACAATGGGTGATGAGCAGTTAAATCCATATCTTCCATTTAAGAGTAGAGGTCATGGCTTATCAGAGGTGACAGGTGATAACCTTCAGTCTGATGTAGAGACTAAGGATTTATACGAAGAGGCTTCTCAGAAGTTTAACATTTATCATTTAGATGTAAATCACGGTCACAGATGGGATGAAGAAGAAATTGAGAAGTCCTACAAGAAGTATCTTGATGATACACACTTTAGAAGAGTAACTATGGATAGTATTACAAATGAGATTGTAGATATTATTGTTAGTGAAGCAGAGAATAATGTTACAGATACAGTTACTACACCTTCTAACTCAGAAGGAATTACTTGGTAGGATAGGAGATTTAAGAGATGAAAGACATTAAGATTGTAATAGGTGCTAACTTTGGAGATTGTGGAAAGGGATTAATGACAGATTATTTCTCACAGAAACCTAATAGTATTGTTGTTTGTTCAAATGGTGGTGCTCAGAGAGGACATACCGTAACAACGCCTGATGGAATCAGACATGTCTTTCATCATTTTGGATCTGGAACATTCAATCATGCAAGTACATATTTATCTGAGGATTTTATTGTTAATCCAATTATCTTTAAGCAGGAATATGATGAATTGATGAAATTAGGATATATTACGAATGTTTATATCAATCAAAATTGTATGTTGACTACACCTTTTGATATGATGGCAAATCAGATTATAGAAGAAAATCGTGGAAAAAATAAACATGGTAGTTGTGGCTTGGGAATTTTTGAAACTATCAAAAGATATAAAGCTGGCATAACTGATGTAGATAATCATATCAGGGAATACTACTTAGAACAATTTGAAAGAGAGAATATTATATTAACAGATGAATGGTCAAAAATATTCCTTGATAATGGTATATTTGAACACTTTTTAGATGATTGGGATTTTATGAATAATCACTCATTGGCTATATCAGATAATTATTTCTTAAATCAATTTGACAATATTGTATTTGAAGCTGCACAAGGTTTATTGCTTGATCAGAACAACACAGAATATTTTCCACATCTAACACCGTCTAATACAGGTATTAAAAATCCCAAGAGAATAATTGAAAATGTTGAATGGAATGATGAGATAAATATTGAAACTTGTTATGTATCGCGTACTTATTTAACAAGACATGGTGCTGGTAAATTCCCATCTGAATGTAATAAGAGATTTATCAACGAATATATGTTTGATAAAACAAATGTGCCAAATCCATTCCAGGATACATTGAGATATGGAACACTGGATTTAGGAGAATTATATAGTAGATGCTCTAATGATATAGGAAACTTTGGAGATAAAAAATCAATCACCATTACACATTGTAATGAATATGATTGGGATAATGATAAATTGATTGAGTTATTCAAGGATTGGAATATTTATTACTCAGATGGTGAAACACATAATGATGTGAACTGAGAACAAGAAAGATTCGTTCTTTTGGAAATATGGAGGTAAAAAATGGAGAAATTTTATATTGTAACAAATGAAGATTTTTTAAAAGGGTTACATCGTGATGAAGTAATAGAAAAAAACAGAAGAGAATTTATCAAAGATTTTTTCAATCGCATAGGAATAAGTGGAAATCATTATTATATGCGTGGAGATGGTAATGTTAATGTTGCGTTTAAGGAAAACACAAAAAGTAATATTGAATTGTATATTGATGATGTGCAGGAAAATAGTGAAAAATTTGGTAATCAATTAAACAAACCTAAAATGTTTGAAGGTCAAAGTATGAGAAAGTTTAAAAAAGGTTGCAAAATATTAAAGCAATTTCAAGATGAATGTATTAAAAAGGAGATAGTTATTAATGCTTATCCTTTGAGGTGTGGAGACTACTTCGAAGAAACGGAAATGGGTGGCTATTCAAGAACAAGTTTTGAATACAATGGAAAACAATACTTACGTATGAGTACTAATCGCTATAATTCATTAACTCCTTATGAAAATGGTTTTGAAGAGATAAAAGGCAGTGAGTTTTATAAAGCATTTGAAGAATTTGAATCAAAAAATAAGTAATATCGGTTTCGTGTGGAGGTGAAACGAATGATAACACCATCAGTAATGCAAGGATTAACAAATGAAAATACAATGCTGTCAAGTGTTTCTATAGAAGATTTAGAAGAGTATAAGAAAAATGCTTGTAAAATTCTTAGAAGTCAGACGCAGTGTGCTACTGCAAAAATCGTAGAAGAATTGATTGATCAGGAAATTATGAATAGAAGAATTATTGAAGAGTGGAATAAAATCTATGAAAAATTTCCTGAATATGTTGGAATGTAGGAGGTGATACCAATAGAATTAGAGAATAATTCAAAACAGATTGAAGAAAATCTTAAAACTATACTTACATTAGAATATATGGGAATTCATATTGAAGACACAAAAGAGCAAGATTTTAAGCAGTTATATTATTTTTCTGTACCAGAAAAATCAACAATAGAAACAAATGATTTTCTAAATGATCAAATCAAGACATCAGACGGATTAATACAGGTTGCAAAAGATTTTTTAGCTGTGATGATTATTAGTTCATGTAAATCTGAATTTGATGATAGTGAAGAGGACGAAAAATTTTACGAAGATGTGGAAAATAATATTTCAGAATATGCTTTATTCTTTGCAAGGGTTAGACAAGGTGAAATATGGAATAAAGAAATGGGCAAGGTTGCTGTTAATAAGGTATTAGGGAAGCTCCAAAATCAGTTATATAAACAGGTTTAAAAGGAGGATGAATAAATGACTTGTAAGTACCCAATAACTAACAGAAGTTATAAATTTTGTTTAGGATGTAGCGATGCAGATTGTTGTGAAGATGCTATTACTTCCAACATTCCTATGCCAGAAGTTCAGTCACCAAAGAATGTTATTCCGTCTGCATCAGAAGCAAATAAGATGACAAATAACGCAATTGATAACTGCACTACGCAACAATTAGCAGAATTATCTAAATTAATTAGAGATGCGATTGCAGATGGCAAATTTTCAATTAGTGAAGATGGTTCTTTGAAACCTGAAACACGAAAGAAATTAGAAGAACTTGGTTATAAAGTCGAGACTGGTACTCAGTACAATGAACCATATTACAGTATCAGTTGGAGATAACGAAGTAAAGGAGATTTTAAAATGATGAATTTTGGACAGGCAATTGAAGCTTTAAAGAACGGTAAAAAGGTAGCAAGAGTTGGATGGAATGGTAAGGGCATGTTTTTGTATATGACAACAGGAAGTGTTGTTCATTTAGATGAAATGAAACCAGAAATAGCAAATTATTTAAGAAGTTTTTGTAAAGATAAAGGCATGGACGAAATTGAAATTTGCCCACATATTGATATGAAGACAGCAGACAATAAATTAGTTATTGGATGGCTTGCAAGTCAGACAGATATGCTTGCAGAAGATTGGGACGTGGTAGAGTAAAATAAGATACTATATATAGTGTGCGCTAAATGAATATACGCTATATATAGCGATAAAAGTACCAAGAAATTTCGATTTCTTGCGAGGAGGTGAGACTGGTTGGCAAAACGCCAAGAAACATTAGATATTGAAGCTGCATTACAAAAAGATACCAGAATCAAGAGAATATATGGTTGTGAAGAAATCACAATTGGTTTCTATAACAATGGTCATGGAGATGAAATAGTTGACTTTATGACAATGGACTCAAAAGGAATTATTAAATGTTATGAGATAAAAGTCACTATTCAGGATTTTAAGTCTGATGCAAAGAAATCATGGTATGGGCATTACAATTATTTGGTGGTTGGTAAAGAATTGTGGAATGAACATAAAGACTACATACTTGAAAATACACCAAAGCATATTGGAATTTTAGGCTCATCTCTTGGAAGTTATCGAAAATGTAAAAAGCAGGACATATCACAAGAACAATCAGAAATGTTGAAAGAAAGTATGATTCGTTCTATGTATTATAAAATGATTAAATATTACAACGCTTCAGACTTAGATGAAATCAAAAGACTCAATAGTGGTATTCGTAAGTTAAAGAAGGATGTTGAAAATTACAGAGATAGAGCAGTTAAAGCGGAAAATCTGATTTACGGTTACGAAAATTATAAAGCATATAATGACGGAATTGACGATTTTGATTTCAAAAAGGCTGTTGAAGCAGAAAAGAAAAAGTATTTGGATAATATAAAAGCAAAGAGAGGACAATTAAAATGACAAGTTACGAATTTGAAAAAGCTGCAAAGAATGCAGTGATTCAGACATTGAGTGAAAACATCAGTATTGACCAGTTGGATCTTGTGTGGTTTGCACATGAGTTAGGTTATAAGAAGTGTACTATTTGGGGACAGCCAATGGGTAACAGATATGCAGAAGTTACTTATAACAGAGATAAAGATGAGATGTATGTAGATATTTATCAGAAGATTATTAATAACAAGATTTTGTCTGATGAGTTCAATTTTGAAGCGTAAAGGAGAATATATATGAGTAATTTAAAAGAAAAATTAGCAAAAGGTGGCGTAACAGCAGTTATTGTCATTACAATTTTGGCATTCTGTTATGGGCTTAGTTGGATTGTTATATGTGGAATAATCAAGCTTATTACAATGTGCTTTGGTTTGACATTTAAGTGGTCTATTGCAACTGGTATTTGGTTGATTATCTGTATTTTAAGGTCAGTTTTTAATGTAACAGTGAAGAAATAGAGTCGAAGGAAACTGACATTTCTTGGTGCAATTTTAAAGGAGAATTATAAAATGAGCGATATTTGTAAAGATAGGGAAGCTTTAAGACCTGAATACGAACATTTTATTCAGACTGAGAGAGGTAAAGACTGGAAACACTTTTGGCAGAGTCAAATAGGTTCAGATATAGGTGGAGATTTTGGAGATTATTTGTATGACTTTTATCCAGAAATGTTGCAGTAAACAGAGAATATATACTTGGAGGTGAGAATGTGGAGGTAAGAGTTAGATTATCTGATGCACATAATACAATTAAAGAATATGAAAACTTGGGATACAGATTTATCGGATCAAGACAAGATATTGAATATGTAAACCTTTTCTTTGAATCAAAAGAGAATAATGTAACAGATATAAAATTTAACATCGGCGATTTCATAGAAAATAGAGATGGAAGAATTGGTTACATTTCAGATATATGTCATTGTGATGAATGTAAAAAGCGTGGGTTCTTTGAACCAACAATTCAGTATTCAGATGGTACAAGCGATTACATATCAAATTATTCTGTAAAATACGTTTCCAAAGACTATAAACAGATTGGTACTCAGAAGTTCGATAATGACTATTATGAGAAAGAAATTGAAAGATTGAAACATCAATTAGAGATGGAGAAAAGTAAAAGTGCTTATTGGAAGATGAAAGCCAATGGTGAAGAACCTGTTTTAATGGGTACAAGAGAAGGAATGATTCACATTCTTCGATAGTAACAGAGAATATACAAGTGAGGTGATATGTATAGAAGTAATTGAAACAAATCTAATCATTGATGAAAATAATTTCATTCGAGATCATCAATCAAGAGTAGTCGAAGCAGACAGTTGGGACGAATATTGTAAAGCACATAAGAATTATGATGGTAAAGCAGTTTTATTCAAATCAAAAGTTATGAAAGGTAACAGCATCCAATCTAATTGTAAAATTTCAAATCTGAAATATGATGAAATGCATTTGTCTTGTAATATCACAAAATTAAAAGATAATGGAGAAGAAATCTTTACAGATAAAAGATTAGCATATCGAATAGTTGATCCGACTTAATCAAGTCAAAAAAATTTCCAAAACAAACAACTGAACAGAGAATAAATAATGGGTGGCACAGCATACCCTTGGGTTTTTATACTCAAAAATCACTGTTGAAGATAGATTTTATATAGATTTAATCTCTATGTTCCGTCCTGAGAGGGCGTTTATATATAAGTTATTTATTAAAAATTTTATTACATATAAGGAGGACATTTTTAAAATGGCAGAAACAAAGAAAAAAGGAAGATTATTTGATTTACCTGAGACAAAGGGTGCGTTCCAGTTAAAGGGAATTGTATTCGGTATGGAAAAGGACACAGCTTTCAAGGAGATTAAGACAAAGAGTGGAAAGCCTATGAGAATGCTTAACTTTGGTACAAGCTATCTTGATGGTGAAACATTATATGTTAATCTTCAGGGCATGGAGCAGGAAAAAGTATCTTTTTCTAAGAGAGCTGAGAAAAAGGGAGAAAAAGCAGAGGTAGTTAAAGTACCTTGGGCTGATAGATTTTCTTATAACCGTGAGGGCTTCCGCTTAATTGGAAAGAATATCGGTGTAAAGAAGAAGGTTGACTCAGAAGGAAAGACAGTTAATGACAAGAAGGTTCTTACAGATTTTGATGCTTGTAAGGAAGTTAAGGAAAATCTGAAGGATGGATCTTCTGTATTTATCAGAGGTAATCTTGATTATAGCAGTTTTACAGATGATAAGGGTAACAAGAGAACATCTACAAAACTTGTACCAAATCAGATTTCTCTTTGCTCTGAAATCGACTTTAATGATGAGAAGTTTGAGAAGCAGAATGACTTTAACCAGGTAATTATCTTCATGGGTATTGAGCAGGAAAAGGATGACAATGATAAGCCAACTGGTAGATTTATTGTTCTTGCAAAGATTGTTACATATAGCAACATTGAAGATGTTCAGTTCATTATTGAGGATAAGGCACTTGCTAATAAGTTTAAGAAGTCACTTAGTCCTTATAACGCAATCAAGGTAAGTGGTCATATGGTTTCTTCTACTCAGACAGAAACAGTTGAAACAGACGATGATGATAATTGGGGCGAAGAAGATAACATGGAAAAGGTATCTGCTCCTACAAAAAGAGAGTTTATCATTACTGGTGCAAAGGGTTCATCTATCGACAAGGAACTTTACACAGAACAGAATGTTACAGAAGCTATTGCTAAGATTAAGAATGCTAATAAGGCAGAGGAAAGCTTCGGTTCTGACTCTAACGATGATTGGGGAGATGGTTCTGATCTTGACGATGGAGATGACGAAGCGTGGGATTAATTCTCACAAGTAGAGAATAACAATATGGAGCGTCAGAAATGGCGTTCCAATAATCAAAATTATAGAATTAACGGAGGAATTATTTAATGGCAAAAGCTAGAAAAGCGTCAGTAACAGAGAGTAAGTTAGGAATGATTTTATATGGTAAACCATTTACAGGTAAATCAACTATGGCAATGCAGCTTGCGTACTTTAAGCGACCAGATGGAAAACCTTTTAGAGTTTTATATCTTGATCCTGAGTCTGGTTCAATTGATGATTACCTTGGCGATTTAGAAGCAAATGGTGTAAATCTTGAAAATATTTATATTGTTTATACACAGTCTCTTGGAGAAGTAAGACAATATATTGCAAAGGTAAAGAATAATGAAGATTTCTACGAGTTAGATGATGACGGGAATGAAACAGATGATGTTGTTGTAGATGCAGATGGAGAACCATTTAGAGCAGATGCAATCGTTGTTGATGGTACTACAATCCTTAATTTAACAACAAAACAGGGGTTGGTAGAGTTCTCTAAAAAGAGAAATAAGGTTAAGGCTGATAAGGATGGTCTTGTAGGAGATGCCAGACTTGTAAAAATTGAAGGGGCTGGAATGGAGTTAAAGGATTACCAGACTGTCAATTTTAAAGGTCAGGATTTAATCCTTGATTTAATGTCATCTGGTGTCCATTATATTGTTACTGCAAGAGAAACAGACGAGAAGGAAACAATTAAGCTACCTGATGGTACAACACAGAGTGTGGTTACAGGTAGAAAGATTCCAGATGGATTTAAGGGCATGGATCACAATGTTAAGACTGAGATTCGTATGTTCAGAAATGAAGATGGAACAGTTTGTGCATGGATTGAAAAGGATAGAACTCACGTACATGATGACTATGTTACTATTGAAGATCCGACTTTAGTTGATTGGCAGGCAGTTATTGATAAAACGGCAGGAAAATCAAAGTTTGTACTCAAAAATGATTTAACAAAAGCTGTTGACATTGAGCAGGACATTTATAGAAAGGAAATTCTTGGTCAAGTTGGCGAACCAACTGAAGAAGATACCGCATCCAACGATGGACATACAGATATCGAAGCAATTAAGAAAGAAATTATCGCTAAGAGAAATGCACTCCCACCAATGGAGAAGAAAGCAATGAAGGAAAAGCTTGAAGCAGCAGGTCTTCCTACAGCATACAAGAATGTAACAGATGTTGAAATTCTCAACAAGGTTTTAGCAATGTTTGATTAATTTTTGGTTATGTAAAGGTAGGACTATGGCAAGATACACAAATAACAAAGATGGTGTTAAAAGAAAATGTGGTTGTTGCGGAAAAGACCTTTATATAAACAAGAATAATATTGACGATGCAATCTACTATGATAAGAAAACCTATCATAGTAGTTGCTTTATCAATATATGCCAGAAACGTATTGCAAACAAAAGGGCAGACGTATCAGCAAAATGGACTTGGGTATATGACCACATTGACACAATAAAAAAAGATACATATTCGCATCTTGCAGTAGCAATAGAGCAGGATGAGATATTTCAATTTATTAAAGAGGCGTATGATTTAACCATTATTCCGACTACTGTATGGCAGAAGTTAAGTAATATTTATACTGGTACATTTAAGGGAATGACAGTAGGTATTCCACCTTCAGACCTACTTGATATGTGGAAAAGAAAAATTGATATGCTTAATGGTATTGCTAAGAAAAATGAAGTAAAAGGTATTCATATGCAACCAGAAGTACGATTAACATATGATTTATCTATTTTGGTAAATAAATATGACAGTTATTTAAGGTGGAAAGAAAAACAAAAAATACTTGAAGCTGAGAAAGAAACAGAAAAATCACAAAATATTGTTAGTCAATCAATTGGTTATACAAATATATCTAAGGAAGAAACTAATGATAACACAGATGACATTTCGGACTTGGTGGATGATATTTTTGGATAGGAGATAAATATTGGACAATGAACATGAATTAAAGGATTGTAATATACAATCAGAAATATGTTTTGTGGGGGCGTTGCTAAAGTCTCCCGATTTGATTGTAAATTATAGCAATTTTATGAGAAGTAAATATGATTTCTCTGATCCTGCAACAAAGTTTTTTTATGATAGTTTTGAAACATATTATCTTACATTTTCTCAAACAGTTGATGAGATAAAGATGAATGTATTTATGAGTCAGAATGAGGAGAGACTTAAATTATACAAGCAGTATAAGGGATGGAAAACTCTTCAAAGATATATGACTTTAGCAGACGAAAATGATGTGAAAAATTATTTTGATACTGTTAAGAAATATTCATTGGTTAGAGAATATGGAAGAAATGGATTCCCAATTGAAAAAATATTATCTCATAGAAATTTCGATAAAATGTCACCAAATGACATTTACAGAATTATTCGTACAAAAGCGGATAAGATAAATACAGTAATAAATGCTGGTGAAGAAGCAGTAGAACTTACTGACAAAAACTCATCTCAGATTGATAAATATCTTGAAAAGCCAAATTTCGGCTTACCTTTCCCTTGGTATATGTATAATGAATATTTTCTTGGACTTAGAGAGACAAAGGTACTATTTGAAGGATTTCTTTCTAATGAGGGTAAAACAAGAAAACTTGTACTTTTAGCAGCTTATGTAGCACTTGTGCAGAATGAGAACTTTTTTCTTATGAGTAATGAGATGGACGAAGAAGATCTTCGTAGTTGTCTTATTACGACTGTTATTAACAATAAAGAGTTTCAAGAATTGCATGGTGTACATATTACAAAGCCTGAGAAAGAGATTGTATTAGGTGTTTATCATGATAAAAATGGTGACATTATCAGAAGAAAAATTGACGATAATGGTGTTTATCTTGAAAGAAATGAAGATTACATAAAGAGAATAAAAGATACGTCAGAGGAATATTGGAATGTAAAAAAAGTTACAGATTGGATTGATAGTAGTGACCGTAAGGGTAAAGTTATGTTTAAAGATGTTGGAGATGATTATAGCCCTGAGAGAATTGAATTTGAATTGCGTAAAGCAAAGATGGTTCAGAACATTAAATATTATGGTTATGACACGTTAAAAGGTTATAACACTGATGATTGGTCACAGATTAAACAGTTTGCAACTAAATTGAAAGAATTAACAAAAGAACTTCGTATGAGTGGATATGCAGTATTCCAGTTAAGTGATGATACGGTGTTTACGGATATTTTTAGTTTGAGTAGTAATAACATTGCCAATGCAAAACAGATAAAGCATGTAGCTGATATTCTGAATATTGGTAAAAAGTTAAATAAGGAAGAATACCATAAGTATCAAGTTATTTTAGAATGTGATTCTTGGGGTGAGCCAGTGACGGAGGATTTGGATTTAAGTAAACAATATTTTTGTATCAAACCAGATAAAAACAGAGCAGGTAGTAAGGACAAGATTATGTTATTTGAGATTGATTTGAACTTAAATATTTGGAGAAATATAGGTTATATCATTAAAAAACCAAAAAATAGTGACTAATTGGAGGGTGGCAGCTTGGATGTAAAAGAGTTGAAGAATTATATATATGAAAATAATTATTGTGAACAGATATTAGAATCCGTTGGTTGCCACCATATCAAATATCATTCAGTTGGAGCATATTGGACAGCAGGTAATCCAGATGGAGATAACAAAGGAGCAATTATTTTATATAATAACGAATCACTTATTTGTCTCAATAAAACTCGTCAAATGATAAAAGGTAGTAGACAGACAGATATTATCGACCTTGTTTGTTATATAAAAAATCTTACATTCCCAAAAGGGTTAAAGGAAATATGTTCAGAAATAGGAATGTCTTATTATCATGATTTTGAAGAGGACATTCCTGATAGTTTTAAGATACTGAAAATGTTAGAAGATATGGATTCTAATATATCAGAAGAAAAAGAAAAACCATTACAACCTATTTCAGAAAAAATTCTTTCGTACTACAAACCATATGTCAACGATTTATTCTACGAGGATCATATTGATTATGAGACACAGAGAGAATTTGAAATAGGATTTGATGAAGAAACCAACCGATACACAATTCCTATTCGAGCAGAATTGGGAGATTTAGTTGGTGTTAAAGCAAGATATTTTGACAGAAAAGTACCTGATGGAATGAACAAATATATTTATTTAGAGCCATGTGCAAAGTCGAAGATTCTATATGGGTTATATAAGACTCTTCCATATATAAAAAGAACAGGACGTATTTATGTAGGTGAAGCAGAGAAATTTGTACAACAGGCATGGAGTTACGGTTATCAAAATACTGGTGGAACAGGTGGAAAAGAATTGTCCCAATATCAGATTGATATGTTGGTACGACTTGGGGTAGATATTATTTTTTGCTTTGATAAAGATGTAACCAAAGAAGAATTAGAAACATTGGCTGAAAGATTCCCAGATGGTGTTCCTCTTTATTACATGTTTGATGAAGATAATATTCTTCAAGAAAAAGAATCCCCTACGGATAATCCTACAAATTGGAAGCATTTGGTAGAGAATAATATATACAGATTAAGATAGGAAGGTGTGTATTTGAAGTATAAATTATATGATAATAGTGACAATAATACTTCCAATGTAATAAAGGAAGTTTTAAAAAATAGAGGAATTGAAGACTATAATAAATATCTGAATTTAGATGATAGTGTAGTAATTCCGTATGATAAATTGGATAATATAAACAGTGCAGTTGAGCTATTTAATAAACATTTTCAATGTAAAAATAAAATTGGAATTATTCCAGATCCAGATGTCGATGGTCAATGTTCTGCATCCGAGGTTTATTCATATATTAAAAGAATGGATGGTGAGTATCCAATAACAATTTTATATCATCAAAATACAAAGGCACATGGGCTTGATGATATTACAGTGCCAGATGATATAAAATTGCTTATTGTTCCAGATGCAGGAACAAATGATTATATACAATGTAGAGAATTGAAAGAAAGAGGAATTGATGTTCTTATATTAGATCATCACGAACAAGAAGATGAAAATTCATACGCATTAATAGTAAATAATCAATGCAGTCATCATTATAAGAATAAACAATTGTGCGGTGGTGGAATTGTATATAAGTGGATGAAAGCTTTAGATGATTTTTATTGGAATGATTTTGCAGACGATTATTTAGATTTAGTAGCATTTTCAAATATATCTGATGTTATGGATTTAAGAGAATTTGAAACAAGGTATTTGGTTAATTGTGGGCTTTTAAATATAAATAATAAATTTTTACAAGCACTTATTAAAGCACAAGATTATAGCATGAATGGAAAAATTAATATACATAATGTGCAATGGTATCTTACACCCGTTGTTAATGCGATGTTAAGAATTGGTTCAAATGACGAAAAAGAATTATTATTTAGAGCATTTATTGAACAGGACGAATACTTTGAATATAAGAAGAGAGCAACCAAAGATAAACCGGCAGAAACAATTCGGGAAAGCATTTATGATAGAGCTGCTAGACTTTGTAAAAATGCAAAATCACGACAAGATAAAATGAAAGAAAAAGGCGTAAAAGCCATTTCAGAAGTTGTAGATAATCTTCCAATTGATGATAAAGTTATTATGGTTGATGTATCTGACTTACTTGATAGTGGATTAACTGGTGTTGTAGCAATTAAAATTGCAGAACAATATAATAAACCTTGTATTCTGCTAAAGAAGCATTTTGATAAAAAGACAAAAACAACTGTATTTGGTGGTAGTGCAAGAAATATAGATAATAGCCCAATTGATAGTTTTAAAGATATTGTTAATTCAACAGGTTTCGTTAATGGTAAAGGTCATGCAAATGCTTTTGGTATTGTAGATTTACCAGTTGATGATAAAGAAAAAGCAATTAATATGATGAACAGTATTCTTAGAAATATTGAATATGATTCTACATATCGTGTAGATTTTATCTTAGACATTAATCATGTCACAATCCCTTTAATTATTAAGTTATCACAGTTTGAAGATATTATTTGTCAAGGAATTGATGAACCTATGCTTGCAATAGAGAATATATCATTGACAAGAGATTGTTTTGAAGTATTTGGTAAGAATGAGGATACTATCAGTTTTATGGTGAATGATATTAAATACATTCAGTTCAAATGTAAAGAAGGTAATCAGCTATATGATTTTCTTCAAAACGCATGGGATGATAACGATAGTATTACATTTAATATTGTCGGAAAACCTTCAATAAACGAATATAACGGTATTAGAACACCACAGATTATTATCGAAGATGTAGCTGTTATTAGTATAAATAGTAACGATGAAGACGATGATTGGTAGGAGGTGAGTTATGTATAGTTCATTACATAACCATACATATTATTCATTACTTGATGGATATGGAAGTCCAAAAGAAATGTTGGACAGAGCAAAAGAAATAGGGTTAAAGGCATTTGCTATAACAGAACACGGAAATGTATATTCCCATATTTATTTTGATCTTATTAAAAAAGACTATCCAGATATTAAAATGATATATGGATGTGAGTTATATGAATGTGAAGATATTACTGTTAAGGATAAAGACAATAAATATTTTCATTTGATTTGTTTGATAAGAAATGAGCAAGGCAGAAAAGACTTAAATAAAGTTATTACAAAAAGTAACTTTGAAGGGTTTTATTTTAAACCACGATGCACAGTAGAAGATATTAAACCCTATGCTGATAATTTTGTTATTTCTTCTGCTTGTTTAGCAAGCAAGTTAGCGAGAGAGTCAGATTTTGAGAAGTGTATTGAATATGTTAATGAATATAAAAAAGCTTTTCCTCATTTCTTCCTTGAGATGCAGTCGCATTCTCATCAGGATCAGTGTTCATATAATCAGAAAATTTTAGAACTTTCAAAAAGAACAAATACCCCATTTATCATTACAACAGATAGTCATGCACCTAAAAAAGAGGATTTGTACTATCAGGATAAACTTATTCAGATTGGTAGAAAAAGCAGTAATAATGATAAAAATGCCATTGAAAATACTGAGGTATATGAAGGATGTTATATGCAATCTGAAGAAGAGATTCATGAGTGTATGGACAATCAGATTGGATATGAAAATGTATGTATTGGTTTAGAGAATACTAATAAGGTGGCAGATTTAATTGGCGAAGTTAATATGCCATTTCAAAAACCGCAGTTACCTACTTTCCCATTACCAGAAGGGTATAAGAATAATAATGAATTCTTATGGCACTTAGTAAACCAAGGATGGAAAGATAGAGGGTATGACAAGCTAAGTGAAGCTGATCAGAAGGTACGAAAAGAACGTCTTGATTATGAAATGGGTATTATTCATTCAATGGGATTTGATGGATATTTCTTATTTGTATGGGACTTTATAAAAGCAGCAGAAAAGCTTGGAATTGAAGTCGGTAAAGGAAGAGGTAGTGCAGCAGGTTCATTAGTTTGTTATTGTTGCCATATTACAGATATTGATCCGATTAAATATGGACTTATCTTTGAGCGATTCTTAAATCCTGAACGAGTTGGACTTCCTGATATTGATACTGATGTAGGAAATCGAGATGCAATTATTGACTATCTTGTTGACAAATATGGAGAAGATAGAGTATGTCAGATTATCAATTATTCATATATTACACCAACAGTAGCAATTACTGATGTTGGTAAGATACTTGGTTTCCCATATAACCAAATGCAAAAACTTTCTCAGAAATTTACATTTGATAAGTGGGATGATTGTATGAAAGCAAATCCTAACTTGCTCGTAGATAATCCACAATATGCTGAATTATTTGATATTGCAAAGCATCTTAGTGGTCGTGTTAAGACGGTATCTATTCATGCAGGTGGTGTAGGAATTGTTGATACAACAATTAATGATTATATGCCAATGAAGATAGGAACTAAGGGTGAGCATGTAATTCAGGTTGATAAGCATTATGTAGAAGATATTGGAATAGTTAAATTTGACTTACTTGGTGTAGCAACTCTCAATCTTGTAAAAGAGATTAAGGATGATTTACATTTAGATCCTTGGGATTATGACATTAATAATCCTGAGTTTGAAAATGATAGACCTACATATGAATTGTTAGCAAGTGGCAAAACTAATGGAGTATTCCAGGTTGAATCTGCTGGTATGAAAGACTTGCTTATCAGATTAAAACCAAAACTTGAGCAGTTAGATTTTGAGGTTATATCCGTTATTTTGGCATTGTATAGACCTGATAGTATGGGAGCACTTGACGAGTATGTTGAAATGGCAACAGGTGGAAGTAGACCTCCATCAATTCATCCTGACATGGACGAGATACTAAAGGATACAAATTATTGTATGATTTATCAGGAACAGCTTCTTGATATTGTTAAGAAATTCGGTGGGAGAACTTATGGAGGTGCCGATTTATTCCGTAAGGCGATTGGCAAAAAGATTGTAGAACTTGTACAAAAAGAGTCAGAAATCCTTCGTAGTGAAATAGTTGCAAATGGTTATCCGAAAGAGATCGCAGATAAAATTGCAGATGAATTATCTCAGAAGGGCGGCTATTTGTTTAACAAGTCGCATTCTTATAGTTACGCAGTTCTTTGTTTCGAGACAGCTTGGTTCAAAGCACATTATCCAACATATTTTTTCAAAGCTTTATTTAATCAGAATAAGGATAAAGCAGGTGCGATTAATAAATACATTCTTGACGCAAGATATTTTGATGTAAATGTTATGCCACCTAATATCAATCATTCGGGTATGAATTTTACAGTTGATAACAATAAGGTTTTATTTGGATTGTCTGCCATTGGTGGAATAGGAGAATCACTTTCTAAACAGATAATTGAAGAAAGAGAGAATAATGGTATATACAAGTCATTTGATGATTTGATTACGAGACTTTCTTTAGGTAAGGCATCTGTTATTGCATTAATTAAATCTGGTGCAATTCCTTGTAAAAACAAGCGTGAAAAACTTGTGTCATATCTTAAATCACAGTATCAACCATTAATATTCACAGAAGTTCAGTCATTGCCTACCTATAAGAAACTCGAAGAAGATTGGAATATTGACCTTAAAAAATATATTGTTCCTTCTTCTGGGAAAAGAATTGTTTATGACAAAGAGGCATTACTTACAGAGTATAACCGATTGAAGAAAAAACAATTTGACGAAAATCAAAAAGTTAGATTCCAAAAGTACATTGAGGATAATAAAAAATATCTTGAAGATGAACAATTTTGGGAATTCCAAACATTACAAGTATTCATCAATGACAATCCTTTTGATGCAGCTTATACATTTTTAACACCATTTGAAGATGTTCCTGATGGTGAGAAATGTACATTAGTTGGAATTATTGCAAAGGTTCAGAAGAAAAAAGATAAGAATGGTAAACAGTTTGCTTATATAAATATCTATTCAAGTTTTGGACTTGTTGAAGGAATTGTATGGCACAGTCAATTAAAAGAATATGAAGACCTTGTAAAAAAAGGACAACAAGTAGCAATTCTTTGTAAAAAAGATAGTGAAGAAAAAGTTATTGTAGAAAAATTAAAGCCTTACAGTAAATGGCTTGAGTATGTAAGAAAGAAAGGAGTATCAGTCTAAATTGGATGAAGATGAGATTTATAAATTCACAGCGATAATTACATATGAGCAATACTACTCGGATGATTCAACGTGGGGTGTGTTTGGATTTTCAACAAAAGATAATATTCCATTCTTTACAAAACCAACAAAAGCATTTGATCCATTTGGTGATAATAAGACTTCTGATGAAGAGAATAAAAAAATGAGTAAACTTGCAGGTAAGATGCAGCACTTAGTTGTTGGTGGAGAATATGTAGTTAAAGCAAAGTATAAAAAGGATAAAAAATATGGCGATCAGTATGTGCCGATTGCCATATATGCAATTATTCCACAGAGTAGAGAGACACAATTATTATTTTTAAAGTCAATGATTCCTGAATGGATGGCTGATAATTTAATAAACGCTTATCCAAATGTGGTTAATGATGTTGCTAATGGCACATTAAAAACAATTGATTACAGTCTTGTAAAAGGTGTAAGAGAGATTACATGGAACAAAATCAAGGAAAAAATCATCAATAACTATCTTATTTCTGACATTATCTCAATGCTAAAACCAATTGGTGTTACTTATGCAATGATTAAAAAATTGCTTTCAGAAGAACCAAATCCAGTTTTATTAAAGCAAGAGTTAGAAAAAAATCCATACATCATGACAAAAATTGATGGGATTGGGTTTCGTAAATGTGATGATTTAGCACTGAAGTTAAAACCTGAACTGATTGATTCTACACAAAGACTTGTAGCTTTTATCCAATACTATTTCAAAGATCTAGGAGAAAGTAAAGGTCATACATGGTGTTCTGAAAAGATCTTAAGGGCAGCCATAAGTAATAATATATACGAGTGTTGCAATAAGGTTGATTGGCTATTAGAAAATAATGACTTTCTTCATATTGATAATGGTCGAATTGGTCTGAAATATTATTACGACATTGAGATGCAGATTTATCATTTGATTCTAAATAAATCTCAAATTGAAACAACAATCAATATTTCTGATGAAGCGATTGATAAAGCAATTAAACATGCGGAAGAAGAACAAGGATTTGATTATGTAGTAGAACAGCTAGATACAATTCACAAGAGTTTGCACAGAACAGTGAGCTTAATAACAGGAAAAGCTGGTACTGGTAAGACCTCAATTATGAGAGCAATTGTTAAAGCTTATATGGAGAATAATTATATGATGACAGCTTCAGCTTTATCAGCAATGGCAGCTCAAAGAATTACAGAAGCAACAGAATTTCCAGCTATGACTATTCATAGAACACTTGGTTGTCAAGGATTAAATGAGTTTACATACAACAAAGATAATCACATGATTACAGATGTTGCGTTTCTTGATGAAGGAAGTATGGTTAATGCCAGTTTATTTTTACATTGGCTTGAGGCAATCGGAGATAATACAAGAATTATTATTTCAGGAGATCATAAGCAGTTACCGCCTATCGGTTTTGGTAACGTGTTCTCAGATTTAATTGAAATGTTCGATGAATCAGTTGTGAGTAAATTAGTAAAACCTATGAGACAGGCTGAAAAATCAGGTATTCTTGTTGATGCAAATAAGATTCGTGAGAATATAAATCCTATATCTGAGAAGTTACAGCCACGAATTATTCATGGTGAATTACAGGATATGTATTATATGTTCCGTACAAATCGACAATCTCTTTTCAATATAGCTGTGAAGACATTTATAAAGTCTGTAGAGTCAGATGGAATAGACAATGTTGTAATTGCAGTTCCTCGTAGAAAGGATTGCTTAAATAGTACAACTGAGATTAACAAGGTTATTCAGAATGAGTTGCTTGGAGACGTATTACAGAGCATTGATGGATTTGATACGACATTTAAGCTTGGTGCGAAAGTAATGCAAACAGTTAATGACTATGACAAGAATGTATTCAATGGTGAAATAGGTTATGTCACTAAAATAAATGAAAGATATGAAGGTAAGAAAAAAGAAGAGTATTGTGAAGTTACTTATACTGATATTTTTGGCAAGGACAAGATTATTGAATACACAAAGAAGGAATTAGCTGCATTGGATCTTGCTTACGCAATGACAGTACATAAATTACAAGGTGCTGGTCGAAAGACTGTTATTGGTATTATTGATAATACACATCATCAGCTTCTTGATAACTGTATGCTTTACACATTGTTGACTAGAGCAAAGAAGAGATGTTTGTTATTAGCTGAACCAGAAGCATTTTTACAGTGTATTAGGACAAGTCATAATAACAGAAATACTTGGATGATGTTAGAAACAGAGAATAATACAGCAGAAGAGTAATTTGGATTTCTGGAATGCCCATAAATAGGGCGTTTCAGAGACTCAAAAAGCCAAGAAAGACGGATTTTATGTCTGTCCTTTATATGAAAGAGAGGTACAAATATGGTTTATGGAGTATTTGGTGGTTGTTATAGTGACTGGTATGTAGTCGGATATTTCAACAATCGTCAAGATGCAGAAAAATATTGCTGTTTATGTGGGGATGGTGACTATGTAAAGCCATTAAAAGATTTAACTAATGAAAAAGATTTATCAAAAGTATCATTAAAATACTGTCATGAAGTTTTATTTGATTGTAAAGATGATGAAAACAAATGGGTTATGAGAGAAGAACCTGAAAGGTATAATTGCTATATTGATAATGATTTAAGATGTAATAGCGTAAGACAAGGTACGTTACTTAAAAATAACTGGGTATGCTTTATTGTCAATATTGATCATGATGATAGGAGATTAGCAGAAAAAATTGCTCAAGATTATTTAGCTGAACTTCGTTCTTATGGAGATGGGAAAATTTACGAAAAGAATATTGAATTGATGAATGATAAATTCGTAGCACCATTCAAAGAAAAAGAGAGAATAAGAAAAGAAGAAGAAATTAAACAAAAAGAACTTGCAGAATTAGAAAGATTAAAAGCTAAATACGAAACAAAATAAACGACAGTTTCTTTGGAAAATTGGAGGTTATATATGATGGACGATAGAGCAATTACAGAATATAAGCTAATTATAAAAATTTGTGACCAGAAAAAATGTGCAGAATATGATCCGTTTGGATTATGTTATATAGACGATTGTATGAGTTGTCCAAATTCAAGAATAAAAATTATTCGTGAAGATGGAGTAGTAATGCGTGATGATTTTAAAGATAACAAGAATGTAAACGCAAAAGATAAATTATGGTCTTATCAAAGAATGTTTGAAAGAGATGGTGTAGAACTATTTGAAAAAATGTACAATGTTAATTTTTCAAAATGGCAGAAGAAATATCTTTCAAAAATATTCAATAAGTTAAAGAGTAAAAAGAACAATTAAGCGGTAGATTCTTGTGAAAATTAAGGAGGTAAAAATGAACAGAATAACTATTAATGGTAAAACAATCACATGTTCAGGAACTAATGTTGTCATCAACAATGGAATGGTTATTGTAGATGGTAAAACAATTCAAGAGTGTAATAGTGGTGATATTAAAGTCACTATCGAAGGAGATGTAAACAAAATTGATTGTGGTGGATCAGTAGAAGTTCACGGTAATTCAGGAAGTATTGATTGCGGTGGTAGTTGTGAAGTCAGTGGGGATGTCAAAGGAGATATAGACGCAGGTGGTTCTGTAACTTGTGGTAACGTATCAGGTGATATAGATGCTGGTGGAAGTGTGAGATGTAGAAGATAAGGAGAGTAATAACAAAAAAGGAGAACAAAAAATGGACACAATTGTTATAAATTTATTTGGAGAACCATCAGCAGGTAAGAGTACCTGTGCAATGGATATTACAGCACAATTAAAAAGACACGGTATCAATGCTGAATATGTTTCAGAGTTTGCCAAGGATAAGATGTATGAAAATAATGGTGAAGTATTTAAACACCAGGAATATTTATTTGGCAAACAATCATTCAAGATGGGCAGAGTTAAGAATAAAGTGCAGGTTATGGTTGTTGATTCACCATTAATCTTATGTGCCGTATATAACACTGATGAAGTGTTGGGAGAAGACTTTAATAAGACTGTACTGAATGTATTTAATTCATATAATAATAGGAATTATCTACTCACAAGACACCATTCTTATGAGAACGAAGGAAGATTCCAGAATGAAGACGAAGCAAAAGAAGTGAGAAAAGAAATTATTGATAAGTTAAATCAGTACAATATTAAATATGAAGAGATCGCTTCTACAGAATCAAATTGTGAATACATAGTAGAAGAAGTTATGGAGGAGATCAGAAATGAACAGTAAAGGACATTTATTTATTAGTTTGGGAAAATCAGCAATCAGAGTAGTTGGTGGAATTGTAGCATTAGTGAATGGTTCGATTATTCCATTAGCAGTAGGAATTATTGTTGCTGAAGTTGGTGGTGTGTTAGAAGAATTGGTTGATGAAAGATAACAAGAAACCATTATTTCTATACAATTTTTGTTGCATTTCTTAGAGCAATTCGCTCATTGTTTCACAAGTAAAAAGAGAATAAATAATAAGGAGGTATATTACTTGCAGATAAGAATAATATCATTCAGTGATAATTATGAAGGATATAAACTTAAAGGATATGCTGACATAGATAATATAAGTGAATTAATAAAAACACTTAATTATATGAAAGAAAATGATATACCAATAACAATCAATACGGAAGATATTGTTGATACAGATGGAGAAGATTACTACATAAAAAGTTTTAGTGTCGTATTCCCTAAAGTTGGCGGTGAAATTATTCCTCATATAGTTATCTATGTGGAAGAGGTGTAAAAATGAATAAGAAATTATTACTGATAATTATTATCATCTTACTTATTTTAGGCATATTTATCAGCTTATGTATGAGTAAAATGATTTTCAATTTAATAATGAATTCTAGTATGCCCAATTGGTTAAAGTGGATAATACTAAGAAGTTATTAAGAAAGTAGGTGAAAATATGGAATGGAATGTATATTTTCATGACTTCAACAGAAATGAAATTATTACATACAACATATTTAGACATTATAGGTTTAATGAAGAGGTTCAGAAATTAATTCATAGTAAAATTGATAAGATGGAATTCAAGGAAAAGCTAAGAAAAGAACTTATGTATTGGTTCTGGTCGAAATGCGAGTATGAAGTAGTTATATCACCTTGGGTTGGTAGAAATAAAGAAGAAGCTGAAGTTAAGATTGATATACATGATCAGGTAATGTTGAATTTTGATAGATTCGTTGATTACTGTTGGTCATTTAAGGAGAAATAATAATATTATGGGAACAATTACAATTTTACCAGAAACAACTAAGAATCCTATTACATTAATGGGGCAAAGGGCAGGAGTGTGTTGGGGAGCAAATGTTTCTGACAATGAAAAGAATTATAAGCGTGGATTAGACTGTATTAAGTCAGGGCATGGACGTGTTATGGAATATGTCAATGTAGAAATGATTATTAATGGATATTCCGCTAAAGTTTTAAGAGAATATTATACACATATTGGTGGAGCACCAACAAGATTACAGGCAAGTACAAGATATATTAATTATTCAAAAGGTGATGGTTTTACATATACTACTCCAAGTTCTATTGATAAAAACGGATATTATCCTGTATGGAAGGCATTAATGGATACTATCAACAGAACTATAAAAACAATGATTGACAATGGAGTACCAGTAGAAGATGCAACTATGGCGTTACCATTAGCATACTCATCAAAAATGGTAGATAAGCGTAATCTTAGAAATCTTGTTGATATGAGTAGGCAACGTATGTGCAGTAGAGCATATTGGGAATACAGAGAGCTTTTTAGAGATATTTGTAATGCTTTGAGAGGATATTCAGATGAATGGAAGTGGATTGTAGATAATCTTTTTCATGCAAAATGTGACGAGGTTGGATATTGTACCGAAGCTAAATCATGTGGAAGAAAACCAGAGAGGGAGATGTGATTACTATGGCATCTTTTTATATTATTTCGGAAAAAGAATATAAGGAATATAAGGAATTAAAAAAGAAAAATAAACCAATGAGAAAACTGCTTGGATATGATAAATGTTATTGTCCTATGTGTAATTATGTGATTGATAATTGCGTACCTCGACAAAATTATTGTGATAGGTGTGGACAGAAGTTATATAAGAGGTGGTATAAGAAAAAATAGGAGGATATGAATGAATAAATTCGATATTGCAGCCAGAGTTAGAGAACTCAACAGAGCATCAGAGGCTTACTACAATACTGGACAACCAATTATGAGTGATTATGAATTTGATCAAAAGTTAGAAGAACTCAGACAATGGGAAGAAGAAATGGGTATCGTATTATCTAATAGTCCTACTCATAACGTTGGTGCAACAGTATTAGATAATATAAAAGAAGTTACTCATAAAACACCAATGCTTTCACTTGAAAAGTGTCACAGCACAGAAGAGATTATTAAATTTGCAAATAATCATAATCTTGTAGCATCTGTAAAGCTCGATGGTTTAACTGTACGTCTTACTTATAAAAATGGTAATTTAGTTTTAGCAGAATCAAGAGGAAATGGTGTAGTTGGATCTGATGTGACAGAACACGTTAAACAGTTTACTAATGTTCCATTACATATTAATAAGGAAGGAACTTATATAATTGATGGTGAAGCATTAATTAAATTAGATGATTTTGCAGAGATTAACAAAAACGGAGAATATAAGAATAGCCGTAATTTAGCAGCAGGTACATTATCAAGTCTTGATACATCAGTTGTAAAAGATAGAAAATTATCTTGGTATGCTTGGGAAGTCGTAGAAGGTGCTAAAGAAAGCAAGTCATTTACATTTTCACTTATAGAAGCAGAAGAATTGGGATTAGATGTTGTTCCTAATGTTAATCTAGGATATTCAGAAATGGATATAGAAGAAGTTATTGAGTATTGTTTTGATAAAGCAAAAGAATATAATCTTCCTCAAGATGGTGTGGTATTTAAGTTTGATGATGTTGAATATGGAAAGTCTCTTGGAAATACAAGTCATCATTTTAGAAATGGTATTGCCTATAAAGTGTTTAATGATTCAGTAGAAACAATATTAAAAGATATTGAATGGAGTTGTGGTAAGACTGGAATTTTAACACCTGTAGCAATTTTCAATACGGTAGACATTGATGGTAGTGAAGTAAGTCGTGCATCATTACATAATATTAGTATAATGGAAGAAATTATGGATAGTCCTTGGATTGGGCAAAAAATTGGTATTTATAAAGCAAATTTAATTATACCAGCAGTAAGATGGGCAGAACAATTAGATTATGATAATCAGAATAGTTCTAATAAACAATTTCTTGATATACCATCTGTTTGTCCAATATGCGGAGCTTCTACAAGAATTATCAAGGATAACGATTCAGAAGTTCTTTATTGTACTAATGAGGATTGTAAGGGACGATTACTTGGTAAACTTACACATGCCGTATCCAAGTCGGCTCTTAATATTTCAGGTTTATCAGAATCTACTCTCGATAGATTAATTAAGTTTGGTTGGGTAACTTCTATTAAAGATATTTATCATTTATCAGACTATAAAAAACATATGATTGTACTTGATGGTTTTGGTGAAAAGTCTATCGAAAAGCTTCTTGGTTCTATTGAAAAATCTCGTAAGACAAGTCTTGAGCATTTTCTTTACAGTTTATCAATTCCCTTACTCGGTAAATCAGCAAGTAAAATGATTGCAGAAGCAGTTGATTGTGATTTCGATACATTTATTGATGAAATGACAATCAAAGGTGCAGAATATTTTAGATATTTACCAGGTATTGGAGATACATTAATAAATTCACTTAATACTTATTGGAAAGAACACTACTCAGAAATAATCCAATTTGCAAACGAATTTACTTTTGAAAAACCTAACTTAATCTTAGATGAAATCCCAAATACATTACAAGGTAAAACATTTGTGGTAACTGGTTCTGTCAATCATTATAAAAATCGTGATGAATTAAAAGCCGATATCGTTGTTCATGGCGGTACAGTCGTAGGTTCTGTAAGTTCTAAAACATCTTATCTTATTAATAATGATATAAATTCCACATCGTCTAAAAATCAAAAAGCAAAATCGCTTAATATCCCAATTATTTCAGAAGAAGATTTTTTAAAAATGATTCAGTAATCAGAGAATATTCTATTGAGATTAATCAATCTCATACTAAAAGAAAGCAGGTGATAAAGATAAGTAAGGTAAGAAGATTAGTAGCAGGATCGCTATTAACTGCTTCAGCTTTAACTTGTATAGTCCCCTTATGGGGACAAAATAATATACAAACTGCTAAAGCAGCACAGGAAGGTCAGTACATATATTCAAGAGTATTTACTGATTTAAAGAAGAATCTTGAAAAAGAAAAGACTCGAAAAGAGTTAGAAGAAAAAGAAGCTATGGAACAAATTATTGCTAGGGAATATGAGAGTTTAGAGAGCGAAATTGAAGAATACTTGGAAAAATATACAGATTATCCTGTTCCAGATAACAAGCCCTTTAAATCTTATATGGACGCTGAAACTATTAAGGATAAAAGCTCAAAGCAATATGCTATGAAATCAACATTTCTTCTTGATTATAACACGGGAATATATATGATTGGTAATAGATATGCTTGTGCTTTAGGTTCATTCTACTCAACTGATATAGGAACTGAGTTTGATATTGTCTTAGAGAGCGGAGAAGTTATTCCATGTGTCTTAGCTGATGTTAAAGATGATGAACATACAGATTCTCTTAACCAGTATACAGTTGCAAATGGTTCAATTGTTGAGTTTATAGTACATACAAACACACTCATTCCCAATATCTCAAATCGTTGGGGTAATACAGGAGATGTATCTAAGATAGATGGATTTGAAGGTGAAATAGCTTATATAAGAATTTATGAAAGATGAAAGGGAGTAACTATGTTAGAGACAACAGCGGTTATTACTTTAGACACTATTCAACGAGTTAAGAATTTTGTTGAAATAGTTACGAAATATGATGAAGAAATAACAATTAAGTCACACCGATATGAAGTCAATGCTAAGTCAATAATGGCAATATTCTCACTAAATCTACTTGAACCAATTAATGTATGTCTTTATTGTGATGATTCATTGGTGATAAAAAGATTCGTTGACGAAATGAAAGGATTTGAAAAAATATGATAATACTTGTTGGAAAGAGTTGTTCTGGAAAAGATACGGTGGTTAAGGAATTAGCGAAGATGGGTTACAACAAAATTATAACCTGTACTACACGACCACCAAGACCAGGAGAGATTGATGGAAGAGAATATCATTTTTTAAATAAGATGAATTTCTTAACCAAGATTAACTGTGGCAGTTTTGCGGAATACAGAATATATGAAACTGTCTCAGGAGCTTGGTATTATGGTTCTTTACTTGAAGATTATAGTAAGCCACACTCTGTTATTATTCTTACACCTGATGCTTTAGATAAGGTAATGAGTAAAATTAATGAGAATGTAACGATTATTTATATTAAAGTGTCCAATAGAGAAATTAAACGAAGAATGCTGAATAGAGATGTTGATAAAACTGAATCTAAAAGAAGGTATAAGGCTGACAAAAAGGATTTTAGACATATATCTAAGAAAGTTGATTATATTGTACATAACGAAAATAGAACAGCTTTTGAGACAGCCTTAATATGTAAGGAGCTGGATGAAATCAAAGAAAAGAATAACAGAGAAAAATCAGAAGGACAAGATCTATTGCAGTAATAGGACTTGTCCTTATATGGAATGTGTAAGGTATTATAAGAATATTCCATATAATGTATTAATTTTAAGAGAGAATTATAAAATGGACAAGAATAATAAATGTCCAAATATATTATTAGATTGGGGTGACAACATATAAAACTTTATTGTGATTTTGACGGAGTTATTGTAGATACAATTGCTGCAATATGTGATTTATATAATGAAGATTTTAGGTATTATAGCGATTACAAATATATCCTTCCAGAACAGATTAAGACTTGGGATTTTGAAGAACTTAATTGTGCGAGTAGAGAATATATAAATACATATTTCAATCAACAGCGATTCTTTGATAGGTTAAAATTTATGCCATTAGCTTATGAAACACTAAGAAAATTTGCTTTAAAAGGTGAAGTTATCATTGTCTCTTCTGGTTATAATCCCAATCTCAGGGCGAAGGAAAAGTGGTGTAAAGAACATCTTCCGTTTTGTCAGTTTATAGGAGTTAATCTTAAAGAATATAAAGATAAATCTCATATAGATATGAATGGTGGCTTATTTATTGATGATTCTGCACATAATCTTGAGACTTCTAACGCAGAAACAAAGATTTGCTTTGGTGAAATTTATTCTTGGAATAAAGAATGGAATGGCAAGCATTGTTGGGATTGGAATATGATTCATCAGATATATAAAGCAGAATTGGAGGATTAATTATGTTAAGAGAGACTACAGAAATTAACATGGATAATATTACTACTGGTGATTGCATTGAATTGTTTGAATGTAAGAATACAAGAGTCGTTATTAATGATGGTAATGTTATTGGATTTGAGGAGGAATAAATATTGAAGGTAATTAAAAGAGATTGTTCAGAAGTTAATTTTGACAAATCAAAAATCTCAACGGCAATTCTTAAAGCTATGAAGAATGGTTCAGGTATTGTGAAACCAAAGATTGCAGAAGACATTGCAAATGAGATTGAAGAAGAGTGTAAGGAAAAAGACGAAGTAAGTATCTCTGATATTGAATCAATGGTTTATGATAAATTGATTACTAAGAAGCAGAGACTTACTGCAAAAGCATATGAGGGATATAGAAGTATTCGTGAGTTTCAGAGAGAAAACGAGAATACAATTGATACAGAAATCACAGAATTGTTGAGTGGAGAAAGTGACTATTGGAATAACGAAAACTCTAATAAAAACCCAAGACTTAATACAACGCAGAGAGATTATTTAGCAGGAATTGTAAGTAAGGATGCATCAAGAAGGTATATTCTACCACCTGAGATAGTACAAGCTCATGATGATGGATTGATTCATGTACACGATCTTGATTATCTTATTCAGTATATGAACAACTGCTGTCTTATTAATCTTGAGGATATGTTACAAAACGGTACAGTAATTAGCGAAACACTGATTGAAAAACCACATAGTTTTTCTACAGCATGTACAGTTGCAACACAAATTATTGCACAAGTCGCTTCAAGTCAGTATGGTGGACAGAGTATATCTTTAGCACATCTTGCACCATTCGTAGATATTTCAAGACAAAAAATTAAAAAAGAAGTAGAACATGAGTTATGTGACATTGCTAATACTTTTTTAGAAGGAAAAGAATTAGAGAACGTAATCAATAAAATTGCGGAAGAACGCTTGAAAAAAGAGATTGAAAAAGGTATTCAGACAATTCAGTATCAAATCACAACGCTCATGACAACTAACGGGCAAGCTCCATTTATTACATTATTCATGTATCTCAACGAGGCACATAATCAGAGAGAAAAAGATGATTTAGCTATGTTAATTGAAGAGGAACTTCGCCAAAGTTATCTTGGTGTAAAGAATGAAGAAGGTGTTTATATTACACCTGCATTTCCAAAAGTTATTTATGTTCTTCAAGAGGACAATATTCATGAAGAAGATAAATATTGGTATCTTACTGAGATGGCAGCTAAATGTTCTATGAAGAGATTAACTCCTGATTATATCTCAGAAAAAATTATGAAAGAGATGAAAGATGGTAACTGTTATCCTGTAATGGGGTGTAGAAGTGCTTTAACAGTATGGCATGATGAAGATGGTAAACCGAAATTCTATGGACGTTTCAATTCTGGTGTTGTAACTGTATCATTGCCAGATATTGCATTATCATCAGGTGGAGATTTCAATGAATTTTGGCGTATATTTGACGAACGTACAGAGTTATGTCACAAAGCATTAAAGATTAGACATCAGAGATTACGTGGAACAAAGTCAGATGTTGCTCCTATTCTTTGGCAACACGGAGCATTTGCAAGACTTAAAAAGGGTGAACCTATTGACAAACTACTTTTTGGTGGCTATTCAACTTTATCCCTTGGTTATGCAGGGCTTGCTGAATGTGTTAAGTATATGACTGGACATTATCATTGTGATGAAGGTATTGGAGAAAAATTCGGTCTTGAAGTAATGCAAGCATTGAATGATAAATGCTCTCAATGGAAAATAGATGAAAATATTGATTACAGCTTATACGGAACTCCATTGGAGGCGACTACGGAAAAGTTTGCAAAAAAACTTAAAGAAAGATTTGGCATTATTGAGGGAGTTACAGATCGTACATACATCACAAATTCTTATCATATCCCAGTATTTATACATATTGATGCCTTTGCGAAGCTTCGTATTGAAGCTAAATTCCAAAGATTAAGTCCAGGTGGAAGTATTTCATATATCGAGTGTCCAAATATGGAGAATAATATTCCTGCTGTACTTGAAGTAATGAAATTCATTTATAACAATAATATGTATGCTGAATTAAATACTAAGAGTGATTATTGTCAGAAATGTGGATGGAGTAAAGAAATCAAACTTATTGATGAAGGTGGTAAGTTAATTTGGGAGTGTCCTAATTGTGGCAATAGAGATGTAAGAACTATGGATATTACTCGTAGAACTTGTGGATACAAAGGTACGGCACGCAATGGATGGAATCAAGGTAGACTTGGTGATATTCATGATAGAGTACCACATCTTGACGACATTGAGGAGGAATAATATGAGATATTCAAGTATGCGTAACCTTGATATTTCAAATGGAGAGGGAGTAGGAGTCTCCCTCTTCGTTCAAGGTTGTCCATTTCACTGTTTTGGTTGTTTTAATTCTGATACATGGGACTTTAATGGCGGTAAGGAATGGACAGAAAAAACAAAAAACAAATTCATGAAACTTATTAATAGACCATATATCAAGCGAATATCTTTCCTCGGTGGTGAGTGTTTAGCTGAACAGAATCTCGATGAAATCTTATCTTTAATCAAACAAGTCCGCAATTCTTTTCCTAAGAAAACTATCTGGTTGTATACAGGGTATTCTTATTCAGAAATCTTTCGAGGACAATCGTTATGTTTATCTCAAGAAGGATTAAATAATTTTAAACGCAGAGAAATCATTAAGTTATGTAATATCGTGGTTGACGGAGAATATATAGATGAGCAAAAAGACCTTACATTAAGGTGGAGGGGTTCGAAAAACCAAAGAGTTATTGATGTAAAACAATCTCTTGCTCAGAACAAAATGGTTTTGTATTGCGAGTAATTAAGGAATAATTATGAATGATAAAGAAGCATTAGAAAAATTAAAAGCATATCTTAAATGCCAGAAAAGACAAGTTAAGGGTATTCATGAAGATTGTAATAATAAGAAATGTGACAACTGCGATTTATGTTATATACAAGGAACTACAGGTGAACATATTGAAGCTATTGAATCAGCAATACAGTCACTTGAAAACCATAAAAGGGTTATTAAAAGATTGAAAAAAGAGTTAAAGCTTGCCGAAGATGTAGAGAAAAGAGCCGTTAAAGAAAATCCTTTGCAGTTTGACCGTATTAAAGGATACGTAGTAGGTATTTATAACGCCTTAGAATTTGTAAAAAATGGTGGTAAGGAAGAATAATGAACAAAACAGATATTCAAAAAGGTAAAATGGTCTATTATGCTCGAATGCTTAAGCCAGTAGGAATATATGAAGTATGTGACCTATATGTAAGGACAGTTAGAGATGATTACTTCGTTGGAACAGATAAGCGTGATAAACATGCTTATCTATTTTCTTACAATAAGCTGGATAAGACAATATTTAAGACAAAACAAGAGTGTTTAGATACTGTCTTAGAAGCAGAAAAGAACGCCCCTAAAGTAAGTGATGAACAAGAATATGAAGAGTATTAATAAGAGAGGTGAACAACTATAGGATATTTATATGATAAGTTTAAAGGAAAATATAGAATCTTGTGTCCTGTAAATAAAGATACAAACGATTTTAATCGTAAGCTCAATGGCACATTAGAAGATATTGATTGTTATATATCTTGTCAATATGGCAACAAGGTATTCTATTATGGACATAATACTTTACAAGCATATATTCCTTCTTTAATAAGAGGACATAATATTATTAAAATAATTCAGCAATCTGATCCGTCTCTTATATTTGACATTGAAAAAACGGATTCTGAAATTCTATTTAAGTTCAAATATGTCAATTCAGACAAGGTTATTCCTTTACTAAAACCAAGAACATCAGGCTCTCAGATAAGTCCTTTTTCATCCAAAAATCTCCCAAAATCTAATTTTAAAATACCAGATGATAAATTGACACAGTACAAAGAAATCGTGTCTAAAATTCCTCCTGAGGAGCTTTTAACCCTAAGTAGAATGACACATTCTTACTTACAAACTTTAGTTACAAAAAAGACTCCGTGGGAGAATATTAAAGCAGATATGAGACTCAAATGTGTCAAGGGTAAGGAATATATCTACATGATTGACAAATGGGATGAATATCTCAAATATCTTAAGAATGAAATTAAGGAGATGTAGCGATGGGTGAAGTAAGAAGAATTAAAGTGAATAAATCAGTAACCAAAAATAAGTTACTTGATTATGGATTTAGATATAAGGAAAATGGTGATTATAGATTATATGTTCCTGTATATAAATGGAACGATAAAACAACCATATATGCGTATTTCTATGTAAATATGGAAGAGAATATTTTTACTTATGATATTCAGTCAGAAGGTTCTACATATTATCCATACTATAATGAAACAAATAGTGAAGTGAATAGGATAATAACAGAGAATATCAATACAGAAATAATAAAACTAATCAAGAAAGGAATTTTAAAAGCGTATGAAAATAATTAATATTAAGAAAACAGATGAGAATGCAAAGATTCCTACATATGGTAGTGAATTTGCAGCAGGTGCAGACTTATATGCAGCAATACATAACGAAGAAAATAAGGTAGAGATTCTTCCTGGCGAAACAGCTTTTATTGACACAGGAATTGTGATGGAAATACCTAATGGATATGTCGGTCTTGTTTATGCTAGAAGTGGTTTATCTTGCAAGCAGGGATTAGCTCCTGCCAATAAGGTCGGGGTGATTGATTCAGACTATCGAGGTAATATTATGGTTGCACTATATAATCAGAGTAATGAAGTAAGAACGGTATCTGAAGGTGATAGAATTGCACAGATTATTATTCAGCCAGTAGAACAGTTTGGATTTAATGTGAAAGAAAATCTCAGTGATACAGTTAGAGGAAATGGTGGCTTTGGTAGTTCAGGAAAGGCATAAATATGGAAAATAAGGTTTTAAGCCAAAAAGATTTATATGACATTCTTCCTTTTGGAAAAACTAAGATAAAACAACTAATAAAATCAGGAGAATTACCATTAATGAAAATTGGCAATGATTATATAACAACATTTTCTATATTAGAAGAATGGATCAAGGAACATATCAATGAAGAAATATATTATTAATCATTGAAAAAATAGGGCAGACATATTATGATTAACTCATAATTGTACTGCCCTTATATTGATGTAAAAGAAAGGTGTGATAATTATAAATAGTATCAATATATCGGCAACTATTAATAATATGAATATAATGCAACGAAAAGATGATAGGTTTGAGGCTAAAATTACAATCAATGGTATTAGAAAAAGCTTTTATGGTAATACAAAAGTAGAAGTAAAAAATAAGGTCAAATCCTATCTTCAAAAAATTAATAATGGATTTAAAGAAACAAAAAAAATTAAGTTAAATGATTATGTGGAATATTGGCTAAGTAATTATAAATTTGGAACAATTGAAGGTTCTAGTTATACTAGGTTATACAGTGTTTATCAACATCAAATTAAACCTTATATCGGCAATAAATATATCTGTGATATTACATCTCAAGATATAGATGTCTTTATTAAGGAATTTGCCAATCCTCCATTAAAATCAGGGAAAAAACCATTAGCTTTATCTGGATTAAAAAAAATCATACAATTATTAAACCCATGTTTTGAAACAGCAATTAAAGAAAAAATTATATTTAATAATCCATGTAGTGATATTAAGCTACCAACAGAAAGTTATCTTATTGTTAAAACTAAAGAACAATTTTCATTAACAGATAAGCAGTTAGAGCAATTTAAAAAAGAAGCTGTATCTAAATACAAAACGATAGATGAATATAAAGGAAGAGACTTCTTAGTTTTAATTATTATGTTGAATCTAGGGTTGCGAACAGGCGAGGTACTTGCATTAACATGGGATGATTTTAATTTTAAGAATAATATAGTTAAAATTAATAAAACAATACAGACAAAAGTTGCATTAGATTCACAATGTAAAAAACAGAGTTTAGCTTTAAAAAATTCCACAAAAACTGTCGCAGGTGAAAGATATCTAAAACTTAACGAAAATACTTTGTATTATATTCAAGAACTAAAACAATACGACAAAAGAAACAACATAAATAGTGATTATTTTTGTTGTTGTAAAAATAACACAAGACAATGTGCAAGGAATCTTCAACGTAGTCTTGATAGATTAACACGAAATATTAAATCGGACGAACATATAACATTACACACTTTAAGACACACATTTGGTTCAACATTATTAAGAAATGGTGTAGGAATTGAAGTTGTAAGTAAGCTATTAGGACATGCTAATATAACCATCACATATAATAAGTATATTCATGTAATTAAAGAGCAAGAAGCAATAGCAATGAATATGGTAAAAGTTTGCTAAATAGTGTCGTCAAAGTGTCGTCAAAACAAAATAATACATTGGGAAGTCAGTAAAATCAAGGGATACAAGAGTTTGACGAAAGGTTCGACTCCCCTCTGGTCCATAGGGAAAAGGGAGTGAGGAAGCGTGAGCTTCTTCGCTCCCTTTTTCCTATGGACCAGAGGAAGTCTTATTAATGGA